GAAGCCCTTATGTACAGCCGTGAGGCTGCTGAGGTCGAGGAAGCCCCCTGCTTTGGGGGCGAAGCCCTCGGGTGCAGCCACGAGGCTGCCGAGGTAGAGGAAGCCCCCTGCTTTGGGGGCGAAGCCCTCGGGTGCAGCCACGAGGCTGCCGAGGTAGAGGAAGCCCCCTGCTTGGGGGGCGAAGCCTTCGGGTGCAGCCACGAGGCTGCTGAGGTCGAGGTTGCCCCCTGCTTGGGGGGCGAAGCCCTCGGGTACAGTGGTGAGACTGCTGAGGTTGAGGTCGCCCCCTGCCTGGGGGGCGAAGCCCTTATGTACAGCCGTGAGGCTGCCGAGGTAGAGGTAGTCCCCTGCTTTGGGGGCAAAGCCCTCGGGTGCAGCCACGAGGCTGCCGAGGTAGAGGAAGCCCCCTGCCTGGGGGGCGAAGCCCTCGGGTGCAGCCACGAGGCTGCGGAGGTCGAGGCTGCCCCCTGCCTGGGGGGCGAAGCCCTCGGGTGCAGCCACGAGGCTGCTGAGGTTGAGGTTGCCCCCTGCCTGGGGGGCGAAGCCCTCGGGTGCAGCCACGAGGCTGCTGAGGTTGAGGTCGCCTTTCCATGCGAGGGTCTTGCGGGGCTTCCCCGCACGGGTCAAGAGGACGCTCTTGACCTCAGCGAGGCATTGCCTCGTCGCGCTCGCGGTGTGGGAGTCCGTCCACCAATCGGGCCTGCCGGCATCGAATCGGAACTCGTATTTGTCCCATTCGTAGAGTCCCCCGGTGGGGACGAACTCGACGGGGGTGTAGAAGCGGCTCAAGCCGCCTGTACCCCCATCCTCCCCAATCCTGTGGGCAGCACGAATGGCGGTGTGGAAGTCCTCCTGTTCGGAGAACAGGACCTTGACCTCCGAGTCATCCACCCTCACGGCTTCGCCGGAACGGAATCGGCACATTGACAAAACCTCCTGTAATACTCACAACACATAGGCTTGGCTGTAAACGATCCTGCCCAACACCTCACCAACATGGAACTCATCGGGCGGGAGGCAGCGGTCGTACACAACGGTACAGAAACTACGGCTTCGCTCAGGCAGAGATAGCAGACGGGCCAAGACAGCGGCACCTACGCGAACCTCAAACCGCATGCAGCCACCCCTACTATCCGCAATTCCGGCCAGCGTAGCGGCGGCCCACAGAGCGTTCAGTAAGGAGTAGTCATGAAGGAACTGCGGAATGCCCAATGGAGGCGTCGCATCCCACGTCACCCTGCCCTTGTCACCGACAGCCATGTTACTGCTCCTCCCTGTCGCGCTGGGCGACAACCCATGCCAGATTGATGCCGACCTGTGGAAAGACCATCAGCGTTGCTCCGCTCATCAGAGGGCGAGGGGCTGTTTACGGCCTCCTCGCTCTTGGCCTCGGTGGCCTGCTGCCTCTCCGCTGCCCCGTCGCGTCGGAAAATAGAACGAGCGCGCTCCTGGACGCCTGGCTGAGGAAGGCAGGGGAGCCTTTTGGCTCGGAGCACGCTCGTTAGTCTTGCGGTTCATCACGTCCCTCACCCCGTCGAGCGCCGGGGCAGGAGGCAACAAGTCAGCAAATCCATGCTCGACAAGAATAGCAATGAGCTTGTCCCGATGTGGTCGCAAAGACCGAATATGCCTCCCCGCATTTTGCAGGCGCAGTTGCTGCCGCTCAACCTGACCTGATAGGGGAATGACGCGAGATGTGAGGTGCTTGATAGTGGCTTGTAGTGAGGTGAAATGTCGTTGAATAGCAGACACGGCTGCCTTGGCCTCATCCCTAGCAAGTAGGGCCTCAGCCAGTGCATGCCAGACCCGGCAGTTCTCCATCGTCTCCTTGAGTTTGATCCGAACCTCCACAGGATCGGATGGGATGTGACTGCGGGTTTTCTTGGACACCTGCTTACTCCTCTATCCCAACAGTCGTTTCACGACACTAGCAAAACTCGCAGGCTCGGCGTCCGCGGCCCTCCTGGCGTACTCTCCGGGGGGGAGATTGGCAGGGTCCTCGGCCCCGACCATTGGCACCACGCGCACGTCCTCACAGATGCCGGTCATGGCATGGGTGACAATGGCAACACTCACCGGCACGTCGCCCTCGATGGCAACGTAGATGCGTTGTGGCCTCAAGCGGGCCAGCGCCCTGACTTGGTGGGCCGTGGGGACGTTGCCATAGATCGCCGTGGCGTCGATGCCCACCGCAATGGCCGAGAACGGACCCTCACAGATATGCACCTCTGGTACAGGAACCATCGAGGCAAGGTAATCCCAGTTGAGGAGGGCACGATCCTTGGCTCCGGTCCCCCAGTACTTCGGTACGTGTGTGGGGTCGAGGGATCGGGCCTGCCAGTAAATGACCTCCCCCCCGTAGTAGCAGGGTAGCCAGATACGCTTGCGTTCCCTGCGGTCATACATGGCCCTGAGATCGTACCAGCGCCATGCCGATTCGGGAACGCCACGGCCCCGAAGGTATGCTTGGCACTCCATGTCCAGAGGGTAGGTCTCAACAGGCTCCGGGACCTGGGCCTCAGCAACAACACTATGGGACGCATCGGGTTTGCGGAGACAGCCCCTGAAGCCGCACTTCTGGCACAGGAACTTGCCTGTGTCCCTGTTAATGTAGAGGTGGCCATCCCTATCACCACCCGGACAGGCGGGGCAGTCCAAGTGCATCTCGCGCCCACCACTGGCGGGCCGGTAATGTCCTGCCTCAAGAGATTGGTGGAGGGCCCGCCATGCGCGGCGTCGTCCCGATGTTACCCGTGGGGGATGGTACATAGATGTCCTCCTTGACCCTGGCGCGGGCATAGTCAACACGGCACTTGATCCTGATCCCACTTTCCCCCCGCCGCACCTTGGCGAGCAGGATGTCCAGCATGCCCGCAGCTTTGTCCTCGGGGGTCTGGTTCAGGACGTACACGTTGTCGGCATTGAACATCTTCTGCCACGACTCCGCGATGCTGCTGGCATTGGCACTCCCGGTCGCATACTCCTGGCGGCGCAACTGGGACGCCGTGAGCAGCGCGAACTGCCGCTCTTGGGAAAGTGTGATCAACTGATCGTAGAGGGTGCCGAGGGCGGAGTAGCGGTCATCACCACCGGTCCGCATCCGGTCCGCGTAGTCCAGTATGACCACGGAGGGCCTGACACCTACCACGGCCTCTAACTGGACCAAATAGGCTTCGAGGCCACCCACATCGAGGGTGCCGGGGGCGAAACGCTTGATCGTCAGCCGGCCCGGCGCGATGGGGGTATTGCGTAGTAGCTCCATGATGTCCCGCCCCTGCGCCGCCATCTGCACGATCTCAGGGATCGTCCAAGTCGTGATCCTGGCCAGATACTTGAGCAACAGATCAATCTCGCCGAGTTCCAGCGAGACATGGGCAACCGTAGCGGCAGTGAGGACGCAGGATGTGCCGATGTTGCACAATACCGTGGACTTGCCCACACTGGGATCGCCACAGACCACGGTTATCTCTCCAACTCCCAGACCCCCCCAGGACACACGGTCAATCGTGGGAAACCCGGTGCTGTGCCTACGGGCCGCATTGTAACTCGACTCGGCCAAGCAGCGCTGCAACGACCTCGCGCCCTCTACGGCATCGAGCCCCACTGACTGATCGGCCCTCGCCGCTATCGCGCCTGATAGGACACGGTACATCTCCTCCACGGGCCTGTCGGATTCAACGCCGCCACTCACGTCAAGAATAGCGCGTTTCAGGCCCTGGCGGGCTCCAAAATCAATGACTCGCTCCCTGAGCGTCGGATCGAGGGGCTGCGGGAAATAAATCACGTCCACGACGACGCCTAACTCGGCCAGGGCCTCTGGGCCCATGCGGCCCCTGCGGCACCTGTCCTGAAGCTCGGCCATGAGTTCAATCTTGTCGGGAACCCGGAATCCGTTGGCCCGAGCGAGGCACAGGATCGCATCCGCGATCTCACGATGCCAAGGGTTGGAAAAGTAAGCGGGATCGAGGACGAGATGCCGAGAGGGGACGAAACTACGGTCCTGGACAAGTAGCGAGATAATTCTCAACTGGTAGGCCGCATCATAGGTATAGTTGCCCACCACACCATGCCCCTAGCGGGTGCTACTCTGGACGTGGGATAGGGTCGGGATGGGCCGCCGCGATAAACTGCTTGGCGAACTCAAGCAGACCAACCTGCCGCCTCCAGTCAATGGTCGCGGCCTGCGCGAGCGTCTCCATCACCCACAACTCGCGGGCGAGGAACGATGCCTGCTTATAGACTTTACGCGGGTCATCATCGGGGCCTACTGCGGCCTCCACACTGACACCCGGAGAGACGGTCTCGTAGGAGCCCATGTTGATGGTTTGGCGGCACGACACCACGATCTTCGTGACCTGTATCGGCACCTTCGTCCTCTCCTTCTACCACAGGAGCCACCGGCCCAAAGCCCAGAGCCCGACCACACCCCAACAAACCAGATAGGCTATGGCCAGCCCATCCCCTCCCCCAACCGCTGCCACGAATGGGAGGACAAACCCGAACACAACAAGGGAAGCAGCGAACGCCGCTACGGTGAAACCGACGAGCGCCGGTAGCAGTATGAGCCGCATGAAGGCCGACCATGGGGTCAACCACCGTAGGCATCGGTCACCGGGGATCGGCTCCGGCACCACACTCGCACCGCTGGTTGGGATGCTGCCCATGTCCGCGGGAGGAACCAGCGAACCGGTGACCCCCCCTGTACCCTCTGAATCCGTGGCACCCGTAACGCCTTTGGGGCCACCACCATCAAAACCCTTTGCCTGCATGCTAATCTCCTAGTCCAAACCCGCCGGACCCAACCCAGCGCTGCACCGCAGCAACAGTCGCCAATGCAGACGGGCCCAGAGGCGCGGAGGAAACGGGCACCCCGTACCGCTCGTAAAGATCGCGCCGCTCCTGAGCTTGGTTGGCCAGCACGGGATGAGCGGCGTCCCAGATGTCCCAGATACGCAACTGCAACTTCTCCCCCCTCATCCCCCGGCCGATCCTCTGGGGCACCGAGAGAGGGGCCCTGCCGGCTCCGGCGATCACTATGTCAGTCGCGCCGGGAACATCGATCGCTTCGTGAATCGCCGTGGTGCCAATGAGGCATTTGCAATCCCCGTCCGCCAAGGCTTGGGCGGCCCGGCGGCAGCCCCCCGCGATCTCAACGACGCCACGGGGGGTCAGGGCCAGCAAGGTCTCGCTGCCCATGATCATCCACGCCGAGACCCTGCCCATGAGGCGGCGCAGCATCTCCTTGCCGTGCCGGACCTGCTGGACCAGCACCAGGGGCCGGCCGCCCCAGGCACAGATGGCCTCGATCAACAGGGCCAAAAAGGCGTTGCGGTCATCGGCATCCACGACGCACTCACGATAGAGCCGGGTCCAATCCCACCCAGGCACATCCCTCTGAAGCAAGTGGGGCCGCAGCATATAGGCTTGGCAGTCGGGGCAGAACTCAGCGAGTTCCTCGCGGGTCCTGGAGTAGATGACCTCGCCTGTGTAGCCCTGCGTCACCACGTCCCAGGGGTTGCTCCACGCATCCCGATTGCGGAGGGGGGTAGCGCTGAAACCGTAGCGCCGCGCGATCCACCCCATCCCATCCGCAATGGCGTACCAAGTCTCGGCGGTGCCGAGATGGTGGACCTCGTCAAAGACGAGGCAGCCAATATCCTGCAACTCCGCTGCTGAACCCCCCACAAGGCCATTGACGAGGCTGGCGGCAATGGCAACGACAACAGGGGCCGTGGCCAAGCCCCGGCGCTTGCCCCCGCCCCACATCCCCACAGACTCGAAGCCGCGGTCCCGCGCCCTCTGGGCCATCTGCTTCATCTGGCCGATGGTAGCTACGACGACGAGGCAGCGGCAGCCTAGCCTGCGAAATAACTCCAGCATGATCTCAGTCTTGCCCGTGCCAGTAGGGAGGTAGATGATGCCCCGGCCCCACTGTAGGCACGCCTCCACGGCCTCTTGCTGGTACCAACGGAGCGTTACGCCGGTCAACTGCCCCTGTGGGGCCTCCACGGGCGGGGCAGGGGTAGCGGGGAGTGGAGGTGGGATAAGGGGATTGCGGCGGAACAGCGGCTCCCAGAGGCCGCGCAGGAACGCCGGCACCGAGCCCCGCGAGACCAGCAGGCACACGTCCTCGTCACGGGTCGAGAAGGTCAGGGCCCTACGGAGAGCCTCCCGTTCCTCCGAGGTCGTTTCAACAGCCTCGACCCAGAGTCCGTTCTCGCGCAGGATCATTCACACCCCCGCATCGGTACGGGACCGGCGGGTAGTAACCGCCCCTCCCTGGGGGCCGTAGTAGATGTCGGCAAGCCTCATCGCCACATCGAGATCATAGAGGCTCAGTAGCCACGGTGTCTGCTTCGCCTCCATGAGCCTGATCAAGTCATGCTCCAACCACACCCGCCGTTCCTCCCACGCCAAGCCCTCGCCGCACTCAACACATAATGGGGTCACAGCGCAGTGTTCGCTTACCGGCGTGGCAAGCACGATAGGTGCGGCTCGCTTCCAAGCATAGCTATCCCCACACCGGAGGCACCGGGGTCCAGGCCACCAGGAGTTACGGAGCCGGAGCGGGACCCAGCGGGCGAGCCAACGCCGGACCCGCTGGGAATCGGGAAGCGCGATGTAGCGAAGGGGAGTCACCTCCCACTCCTATAGACAACAGCACTACTCAACCTCGGTCCCACAGGATGTTTCCGGTGCAACCCTAAGCAACAGGTAGAGCGTCTGCCCCTCAGCCACCTGCTTTAGATCAAACAAACCGGCTTGCTCAGGCACGGCATGAATGACTCCAATGCCTCCTCTTGGGAAGTAGCCCCCACCCGAGCGAGCAACCTGCCTGGCTGTGTTTTGACCAAGTAGATCACAGGGCCCCCCGGATTCAAGCCTCAATGCCCCGCGACGCGATGCGTGTCCGCATCCAATACATAGCTCTCATTACCCACTGGACAGATTGGGACGCCGTCTGGGAAGTAGCGGGGATCGGCCCCGATCCGCATGAGATCAACGGGCCAAACCCCGGTCTCGAAGTACCAGCTCCCGACCTGCGAATTGATGTCAGCCACATACTGGGCGCAGAGATCGCAATTCTTCTGATGCTGTGTCATTCGACAACCCCCTTGACTTTGAGGAGCGCCACGCAGACGGCGACACGTCTGTCCTCGGCAAACCCGTCGGCGCGGCCAAGGATGTTCGATTCCACCGTCACGCCAAGTGGTCCCTCATGGAAGCCCCAACGCTCGTTGTCCTCTCTCGGCAGTGAGTCGAACACCTCGAAGAAGGCATTCCCATCCCCACCCACGAACCGGGGGATGGCTGGCATGCGTTCACAAGTTTGCCTCGTGTCGGCCAGTCTGCGTCCATCGGGATACTGGTAGTGTCCCATGCACCTGGGCAATCCGCAGCCTATTGCCCCGATCCCAAGGGCCTGAATGATGGGTGCGTCCTGCTTCCGAGCCGGCAGAGCCAGGAACTCTTTCTCGGTCAACTTTGCCACTGTAATTCTCCTCCACCACTATTAGTCGAGGCTCAGATGCTCTCCCAGATCATGACACGGTTCTGGGGCGACCAGATGCCTGGGTCCACGAAGTCTTGGTCCGGCGGGGTCTCGATGTCCACGGGGACGCAGCAGGGTATCCACACCACGGCTCGGTCGGCCGCGGTGATGCGGCGAAGCGTCGTCGCTAGGGATGCGTGGCTATGAACCCCCACCACAACGGCCCTGTCGAAGCGAAGCGCCACGTCCTCGACCCTCCGGGGGTAGCAAGTAAGCCGCTCCACCTTCCACTGCTTGTCCCTGAGATTAGGGTCAATGGAGACGGCCTGCCACACGCTGCGAAATGCGAACAAAGCCGCGGTGCGGGGGGTATGCCCATCCCCCACGACCGCGACGGTCACGCCGCGGTCACTCAGGGTAAAACGCTCGCGCAGGCATCGGCGCACCGCCATGTACGCGGCGTTGCTCTCCGTCAACTCCTTGACATTGGGAAAAGGCCCCTGATGTGCAGGTCCGCAAGGTACTTGCAGCCCCATAGGTCAGTGATGTGCCGGACGAATGGTGACAGAGGCACTGTGTAGGACATCCGGTCATTGTGACGCTGCAAATCAAGCGTCATGGACTTCGGTACGCGGCTCATCCTAACCCCCATCATAAGCTCCAACTTGTAACCCCCTTAAGGGGGTTACAAGAGGACGGAGGCTCCGAACTTACTCCATAAGTGCCCAACAGAGCAGGAACACCAAGATGAGACCCCCAAGCAGGGTCAGGAACGGCACCACGACATCCAACAATTCACCCCCCACACAATTTGACGAGGATGTAGAGGGCGATGATGCCGGGGAAGCCTGCACAGAGCCACAACGCGAGCTTGCGTCCACCACCTCTCACAAGCTGGTCTCCTCAATTACTCTCCCCTTCCTCCACACCCCATCCGCCAAGCGGTACTCACGGCAGATAGGGGCAAAGCCCTCGGGTGCAGCCACGAGGCTGCGGAGGTCGAGGCTGCCCCCTGCTTTGGGGGCGAAGCCTTCGGGGGCAGCCACGAGGCTGCTGAGGTTGAGGCTGCCCCCTGCTTGGGGGGCGAAGCCCTCGGGTACAGTGGTGAGGCTGCTGAGGTTGAGGCCGCCCCCTGCTTGGGGGGCGAAGCCCTTATGTACAGCCGTGAGGCTGCCGAGGTTGAGGTAGCCCCCTGCTTTGGGGGCGAAGCCTTCGGGTACAGTGGTGAGGCTGCCGAGGTAGAGGTCGCCCCCTGCCTGGGGGGCGAAGCCCTCGGGTGCAGCCACGAGGCTGCGGAGGTTGAGGTTGCCCCCTGCCTGGGGGGCGAAGCCCTCGGGTACAGTGGTGAGGCTGCCGAGGTAGAGGTCGCCTTTCCATGCGAGGGTCTTGCGGGGCTTCCCCGCACGGGTCAAGAGGACGCTCTTGACCTCAGCGAGGCATTGCCTCGCCGCGCTCGCGGTGTGGGAGTCCGTCCACCAATCGGGCCTGCCGGCATCGAATCGGAACTCGTATTTGTCCCATTCGTAGAGTCCCCCGGTGGGGACGAACTCGACGGGGGTGTAGAAGCGGCTCAAGCCGCCTGTACCCCCATCCTCCCCAATCCTGTGGGCGGTGCGATTGGCCGTATGGGAGTCCTCCCGTTCGGAGAACAGGACCTTGACCTCCGAGTCATCCACCCTCATGGCTTCGCCGGAACGGAATTGGCACATGCGAAGAACTCCTTCACTCAAACCACTTCTCGATCCGCTCGTACTCCCTAACAGCCCCAGGAAAACCTGCCGTGCGCCCGATCTCGCACAACAAGTCGTCGCCATCTTCGTGTGAATTACGTCCCTTCGCCGCTTCACGCATCCGCTTGGCGGCCACCCTGGGAGTCAACACTTTCCGTTTCGACACAAGCCTTCTCCTTTCCTGTAGCGCCTCCCTTCAATGAACACAACTGCTCTCATGTTCTCCTCACGGAGATCAGCCAGGAGCCGGGCGGCGCTAGCCTCGGCATCACCGCGCGTGGGGCTCCTGCGAGCCGTATTTGGCAACGAGACGGGCCAATTCGGCTCTCTCCCCGGCCTCGACAGCCTGAGCGTCCTCATGAACGTAGCGCTCGTAGACTCGCTCCGCGCGGAGAGCATCCTGGATCGCCCGCTCCACGTCGCTGTAGGCCCACGAGGGGTCGCCCACGGGCTGGTAGTCAAGGGTCTGGCTCAAGAACCGGGCCCGGTCCGCGGGGGTCTCGAAGAACTCGGCGTAGAAGCCGCCCTTGTTGTAGTGGGCAACGTGGCCGAAGCAGACGCTGAGCCTTTGGTAAAACCACTCATAGAACAGGCTCTTGGGGCAGCCCTTCCGCACGAAGCGCATGAAGTGCGTGGCGAACTTGGCTTTGCCCGCCGCGGTAATCCACTTCGTCGGTGTGAGCTGCTCGGGACTAAACAGTTCCTGCTTCTCTGCCATCACAATCTCCTTCCCGCTATCCTCCCACCCCTAGAATCAACCCCGTCACCTCTCTACAAGCCCCAAGGAGGCCCGTAGCAGCCCCATGGCTGCGTCCGGGCCCACCCACTAGGCTTCCGACACCTCCGGTCCCCCCGGAACCGCCTCAGCGGCCTTCATGCCTTTGAGGATCTGGCTCAGGGCCTTGGGCTCGGACGCATGCGCGACGAAGTGGCCGTGGAGCGCGGCATCGAGCCGCAGATGGAAATGCTTCTCCATGGCCGACACCGCCCGCTCCGCCACTGCCTTCGCAACGTCCTCGATCTTCATCCCATTCTCCTCTCTGTGGTAAAATCCCACATGGTGCGGGCCCACGCCTTCACCATTCTCGTCGCTACTCCAGAGTAGCGTCGCTACTCCAGAGTAGCGTCGCTACGGTCCTCTTGAGGACCGGTCCAGAGTAGCGTCGCTACGGTCCTCTTGAGGACCGGTCCAGAGTAGCGTCGCTACTCAGGAGTAGCGTCGCTACTCCACCACTGCCCTGAAGTAAGGGTCAAAAACCATCCTCTCCCCTACCTCCCAGCCGTCGGCCAGTTCGACCACGATCCAGCGCGCGATGTCGGACTGGGACAGCTTCACGTCCGCTGGATCTGGGAAGAACTCCATAGAGGCTCTCCGAGCCGCCGCCCCCGGAGTGGGAAAGTCCCCCTCCACATCCATTTCCACCCGGACCACGAACTCAGCCTTCACTCTATACCTCATCTCATTCCTCGCTCTCTCCTCCCACCCCTAGAATCAAGTCAGGGGGAACCGTATTTAGCACCGTGTACGTACCCACCCCCTTTTCTACCGACAGGAGGGGAGGAGGGTACTTATTGTGTACTATGTAAGTGTAGCATGAGAGAGAACTCTCATTGCTTCACTCTTATAGGACCCAGGTTCTGGGTAGTACCACTTCCCGTGGAGGTAGACGGGTTCTGTTCCAATCCACTCGCGTCCATCTCTTACACCTAATAACAAGGCTGGGAGAGGATAGCCGTAGGTTGGTTCAGACGCGATAGTTGCGTGCAGGCTTGGACCGCTCTGAACCCAACCGCTTGGGGTACGGTTGCTACCGACGCGACTCCGTGAGGAGCCCTGGCAGTGCGGTCCAATGAGATGAAGGGAGTTGCGGATGTCGGTTGCCCGGTCCGTCTGGGGTGCGGCGGTAAGCCCCGGGCACGGTTTTGAGTCCCGTCTCGCCGGTGACTCACGCTCCACGGTGTGAGGCTTCGAGCGTAGGAAGCCTGCCTGCACACTATGTCCATGCGTCATTGTCGGACGCATGGGGTTCAATCCAGCCCAGAGCCTGAAACGAGGGTGGGCCAGAACATGGTGAGGGAAGTGCCACCCCACCCGGAATGGTGAAGGTTCCTCGATTCCCTGGACGGCCTTGGGTGGGGTGGCAGGAGGACCAAAAAAGAAGCTACCCGCATCGAGAGTGAGCCCGGAGGTCTTTTCTCTGGGGGCGATGCGGGTAGGATTGGTTCCGTTCAACTCTTCACCTCCGGGCCTTACTCTGTACCGATTCTACGCATGAGGCGCGGGGCTCGTACCTGTAGTCGTTTCAACCCGCCTCCCCGGCCAACTCGGCCCGGAGATCCATGTATCTTCTCTACCTTCCTGATCGTGGTCCTGGCCAGCTTCACCCTCGCCTCGATTGCCTTCTTTTGTGATAGTAGGGCAGCCAGTTTCTCGTTGTTCCACTTCTCGTCAGCTATCCATGACATGGTTAGCCCCTCAGTTCCGGCATGTCGGGCCCACGCTCTAGGTTGCAGCGGCGGCATGCCAGGGTGAAGTTATTGCCATTATTCAGGCCCCCACGGACCAGGGGTACGATGTGGTCGAGGGTCGAGGTAGCTAGAGTTAGAGGCGCTCCGCACCAGTGGCACCGGGGGTCGAGGCTCAGCAAGTTCTCCCGGACCCGTCTGTAGCTGGCGCTCCTGATGTCCTGCCGGCCCCTGCAATGGGGGACCCTGTGGGTCGCCGCGACGGCCTTCTTCACGCTGGCCAGGAAGCCTGCCGTGGTGCCGGCCACATAAGCTGTGGGCCCCCGCTTCGCATCGGGGTAGTATTTGACCAGCAGAGCCCCGCCCCCGATCTGCCAGTGGCCGCCGCCGCTCCGCTGGGGCAGCAGGCCCGCGCGGGTCACGGCTCTGACGAACTCGGGCCATGCGGGGCGTCTCATTCGTACCGCTCCTCCGGACCTGCGAGGCATACAACCCATTGGCTTGGCCCGTCCCCGGACTTGGCCCTCTTGATCCTGTAGGTGCGCCCGCAGTCGCAGGCGAAGCAGAGGCGGGGGTAACAACCACCCGTATCGGGTGGCTCCTGCTTCGCGGCTTGGGGTCGCGGGTCAGCGAAGCGGCGGCGGAGCCTCATGCGTTCCTCCGCGGCCCCAGTGAGGAAGTAAGTGCGCTTGATGTCGTTGGGGTCCGTGACCCGAAAGTTCCGCATCCACTCTGGATAGTCCTTGGCGTCTACGACGCCCCCCAGCAGCCCCTCCAACTCCTTCACGCGCTCTTGCAGTTTCGTTATATCGGCATATGACAGGTTCAAGGAAATGCGGTAGACCGATTCCAGATTCGCTTGCTGGGTGTGGAATGCGTCGCTTCGCTCGCGGCACATATCGTTGTTCGCTGCTTGCAGGCTGCTGACCCGTTCCGCCAGCTTCTTGATCTCGTCCCGCGCCTCGTCGCGCTCGCCCTCCGCCTTCTTCGCCGCGGCGAAATTGTGTTCCGCGACTGACTTGTAGCTGCCCCTTTCCTTCCGCGCCTCGTTGCGTTCGCGCTCTACCTTGTCCGCGCGTTGCTGCCATTCGGTAATGGCCTCCCGCCGCGTCATGTTGGCCTTCCGCCATTCGGCGTCGTCGCGCTCGGCATTCTCCGCGCGCCGCAGGGCCTTGTCCAACTCTTCCCGGACGCCAGCAAACCGCAACTCTTCCGATAGGAGAGTTCCGCTGGCCTTAGCCTCCGCCTCGATGCGGTCGGCGAGTCGGCGCAGATGTTTCCCCGCGCCATGTAAGCCCATGAATTCGGGTGAACCATCCCAGTTCCGAGCCATGTGCCTCAACCTCGCCATGATCTCAGTGGATGTCATGCGCCGTCTCCTCTCTCTTATCCAAGTGGGTAGGCCCATGGGATGTGATACTGATACGGGTGCCGAGCAGCCTGCCAAGGACTTCCGGCAGGGACCCAAGCTCAATGGGTGTGTAAACGGGCCGGACCCCCTGCAACTTCGCGCCCAGGGCTGCCTGCTCCCCCCTGGATACAGGCAGCGGGAGAGGCTGGTCGTGGGGGGGCTCGTAGCTCTCGCAGAGCTTGGCGTCACGGCCGGCCAGGCAGTCGAGGCAGGTGAGGGCGACGGCATCCAGGCCCCCATTTGCCTCAATAGCGTACCGGAGTAGTGGGATGTCGAGCCAGCCAAACCGCATCGGTCCCTGCCAGCGCCCGGTCGTGTTGTGGGTCTCTTTGGGGTGGAATGCGGGGTCCTCGGTCGGGAAGGGCCCTGGGCCGTGCCGCACCATGTAGCCTCGGATGACGCCCCACTTCACCATCTCGATGGGGTGGGGGATTTCGGCGAGCAGGGTAAGGGCATTCGCCGCCGTGGTTCTGCTCCAAGTGGTGTGGGGGTGGAACCCGTAGTCCTGATCGATCAGGATGCCCTGCGAGCCCTCGAAGATCACGCAGGAGCCGTTGGGGATGTCCAGTGCGCCGTTACTACAGCATCGTACAATTTCCCTGCATGCTCCCAGGAAGCTCTTTGTAATGCTTGGGTCCACTAAGAGGCTCAGTGCGTCCTCAACATCGGGATCGGGGGACATAGGGATGAGTGGCTGCATACGAAGCCAAGCCATCTTTTGTTCCCGCACTTCGGTGGCCCTATCCTGGAAGCCCGGCGTAGACATGTCCCCTACCCGCAGGCATTCCGTCGGGCGCTCGATGGAGTCCCGGACGGCCTCTCCCGCACCCGTGCCGCAGGAGCCGTGCCTGTTGGGCCCCCTGGCTAACTCCCGCAGCCGGTTCTGAGCTTTATGGTAGGGTGTGACGAGAGGGGCCTGGGGGTGAATGGCCAAGCGGCTGCAAGGATCGCTCACACCTAACTTAATGAGGTGATCGGCCTCACGAAGGATCGCCGGCGGATCGACCTGGCAGAAGCGGGACAGGTAGGTCTCCACACCCTCCACGAATGTCCCGCTCCCGAACTGGGAGAACGTATGCTGCCTGCCGTCTGGCAGCACGATGTTATGGCCAGCTTGCCCCCCGCCGTTGTGCCTGATGATAAGGCGGGCCCCATCCCGTCGGGTGAGGTACTCGGACAGAGTACCCTTGCCGGCATCGCCGTATCCCAAGTCCGCAATGACGTGAGCCCTTACCATGTGGCCCTCTCAGTCAGCTTCCAGGTTCAGAGCCCTGATGACAGCCCTGCTGACCGTCGCTGCTGAGGCGGCGTTGAGGCCGCTGCCCACGAGATCCAGGGCGCTTGTCCCTGGCTTGGCGGTCCCCTCGGACAGGCCCACGATCAGGGCGATGGCCTCGCAAATGAGGTCGGGGTCATCGAGTGGGATGATGTTCTGGCCGACGTACCGCGCCCAGTCCGTCTGGATGCTGAGGTCTCCGCTGTGCTGGGCTCCCGATCTCGGCATCAGGAAGAACACGTTCCACCGCTCCCGAAGCTGCTCGAACACCTTGGTGGTCGGGATGTCGGCCTGGAGGTCGTCCCCGATGACGGAGCGCACCAGCCGCGCGTACACCGATTCGTAGGGCCGCTCGTCCCCGATGAAGAAGATGTAGCCCTTCTTCTGCCGCTTCTCCCACGCATCCGTAGCGAACCGGGTCTGGGCGAAGTAGGCCGCGAGTTCGTAGGATTCCGTGTTCTGCCCTCCCCCCATCCGTTCGATGAAGATGCGGCTGATGTCCTCGTCCATTTCGACGCCGCTCTCGAACTGCCCGACTTGGAGGGGCACGTAGTCGCACGTCGCGTCCCCCACCGCCCCGAAGAAGACCTGGGGGTGCTCGACGTACTTCGAGCCCAGGATCACCTTCATCAGCTTGCCGAGCTTCGCTTGGAGCGTGATCGGAATGTCGCCCATGCTCCCCGTCACGTCGAAGAACACGGCAATCGGCAGCGACGTTGGGTGGGCCGCGCTGTCGCGGCTTTCGCGGATTTTGACGCCCTTCGGGTTCATCTTCTCATGAACTTGGGGGAGCGCCCCGCTCTCCTTCACCCGCTTCGTGTAGTCCGTGGTGAAGCCTTTGACGCCGCTGACGGCCCTGAAGGCGTCCCTGCCCTTGTAACTGTCGTCGCTCCACATCGAGCTACCCATACCGATCTCCTTTTGGCCACTATTGAAGTGGCGGTTCCCAAGATCCCCTATGTTGCAATGCATCCTCTACACCATAGTCGAGCCCCCACCAGTTAGCGGTCCTGGTGGGGGCAGGAGATCATGCCTTGTTGCCCCCGTTGTCTTCCTCCCTGGGGGCTTACTCCTCATCCAGGTTCAGCGACCGCACGGGGGCCGCCACGATCATCGCGTCCAGGGTTGCCTTGACCTCACCGAGGCCAGACCTCACCTTGGTCCGCACGGAGTCATCGCTCCGCAGGATGCCATTGTCCACCCCTGCGAGCAGCCCGCGCGCCTTCTCGACCAGGGCCTTGAGCTCGGTGTCGTCGGTGATGTTGCGGGCATCGAAGGTGCCCAGGAACTCTTGCCACTTCGGGATCATCGAGTCCCTGAATACCTTTTTCTTGCCCGTCTCCGAGGAGCCGAGCTTCTCCACGGCGTGGTCCACGAGTTCTGAGAGGTAGGTGCGGAGGACCTGGCGGGCGACCTCGGTGGCCTCGTCCCACAGGTTCTTGTGCTTCTGCTGCTCGGCCTCGAAGAGGCCCTTGTCCAGCTTTTCCATCGAGCCCGGCACTCTGAAGTCGAGGTAGTACCACTCGATGGCGAACTTCGACTTCGCCGCCTCGGGGGTGGGGTAGTTGCCGGCCTCGAAGAGCCCGGAGGGGGCGAGACGGCGTTCCGCCTCCTGGATCAATGAGGGGTACTCGGCGATGAACGCCTCGACCTTGGTTCCGCGCTCCGCCGCGAGCTCGCAGAGCCTGCCTTCTACTTCGCTCTGGAGCGCGATGGGCAGCATGTAGACGCCCTTGCGGAGGGGCGAGGGCAGGGTCCGCAGCCGCAGGTAGTTGCCGACCGCGGCGTCGAGCTTCATGATGGCCCCGAAGCTCTCGGCTTCGAGGATCGACTTGTTGGCGCGAACCATCTCCCTGTCGGCCTCGGGTTTGAGCACTTTGCTGTCGGCCTTGCGGTTGATCCCGAGCCTGTGGATCTCGACGCTGAGGCAGACAACCTTGTCCCGGATCTGCTGCTCGGTGGACACGGCTAACTCCTTACTTGTTGGCTGTGGCTGTGGCTGTGGGCCGCGCGGCCATGTCGGTGCTCGATCTTCTCCTCGCCTCCGAGCAGGCGGCCCACTTCGGCCAGCAGGCGGTCGGCGGAGGAGTGGTTGGGCGCGGAGATTTTGGATGTGGTCCACTTCACTTGTCCATCCTCCAAAATCTCGACTTCCACCACATCAATCCTCACGTTCTTCTCCTTCCTTGTGTTCTCCCCTCCCACCCCTAGAATCAAGTGAACTAGGGGGTGGTTACTACGCTTTCATCCTCGATGATCTTGCACGCTGCCGTGATGAATGATTCGACGTCGATGGCAACGATCTTGCCATCACACTCGGCGAGCAGGGAGCCAACGGGCTGGCTCACGGCCAGGGACAGCGATACTTTCTTGTCGCCCAGTGTCCCCTCTCCGAGACGTTGTCTGAGGATCAGAGCGTTCCCCAAGTAGACAACCTTGATGGGCACCTCATGCTCCACGGGCTTAGCCTGCTTGACGTTGCTGCTCAAGCGAACTCCACCCTGTACCTGTACACGCATCACACACCATCCCTTCTGCCTCGGCTACTTCTTGGCCTTGGCGAGGGCGGCGTGGAGCCGGTCGAAGTCCTCTTCCGGGACGGCGACCCACCGCCCCTTGAAGCCACGGTCGTCATCGATGAGTGTGTTCCGCTTGAGCCGCGCGGCCTCCACCAACTCGTCGTGCGCGTTGACGGCGCGGACGGCGAGGGCCGCGTTGTCTCGGATTTCTGCGTCCGATCTCTCCGTTGTGGAGAAGTCATCGGGCGCGAAGTTAGCGATGTACTCGTGTACACCGTCAACCATCTTGGCGATAAGCCTGGGATTTGTCTCGTCTACCGCCCACGGTCTCGGTGTCGCTGCCATGTTTGTTCCTTCTCACCATCCCTCCCACCCCTAGAATTAGGCGAAGCTCACCACGCTTTTGTGAGTACTCGCTTGCTCCCCCTCGCTTCCTGACGCCACCCATACCGCTGAGTGACGGTCCGGATCGTCTGCTCCGCATAGAGCCTGCGGACCGCATTGGGCTCGATGTTCTCGGTTGTGAGCTTACCCGCGCCAAACTCGGCCTTGGCACCGCTTTTTCGGGCCGTCATGACTCCATTGCCGAGGGTGATGGTCCACCCATCAGCCCCCAGGGCCGCGACGAGGGTGACCGCGTCTGCCTTCTGCCAGTCAACCTGTTGGGTTCGCACTTGATCACACGGCATCGTTGGTTCTCCAATCCCCTTCCCCCACCCCTAGAATCAGGTGGGGGGTGGAGGGATTTCTACGGCATGCTTGGCCCACCGCAGCGGGCTAGGCATCGGCCAGGATCGCTCGCTTGCCCACGGCAGCAGTCTGGGAGCCCTGGTCCGCCCTGTAGGGCCCACTGTAACTGGCGCTGATAAAGGTGCCATCGGCCATCTTGCGGAGCCGCTCGATCTGCTCGCGGGCCACCCGCGCCACGGGCACGATGTAATTGGCGGCGTCCTTGAGCGTGATCCCGAGGGCGTCGGCGAGGACGCAGCATTGCTTGATCTCGGCACCTGTCCAGCCCTCGTCGTTCGGCACCGCGCTCTTGACCCCGTACTTCGGCTTGTAGATGTCCCAGATCACCTTTCGCTCCTCTGCATCCGGGAGGTCGAAGAAGAAGGTGCCGAAGCAGAACCGCCTCCGAAGTTCGGGCGGCAGAATCGTAAGATTGTTGCAGTTGTGAACGACGAGCCCAGCGGCGACGAACGTGTGGTTCTCATGGGCGATACTGATGTCGTAGACTTGGCTCGGCGGGAGCGGCGTCACCCGCTTCACACGCAGCCAGTCGAATCCGAGCCAGGTTCTCGCCCTCGGGTCGTCCACGGCTTCAGGCAATGGCCGTTCGACCCGGCTGCCCCCCCGTGGGGCAGCGAGCCAGTCGCCAACCCCCACTGCCCCAGCGGGGGTGGTTTCAATGCCTTCTGGGCACCACCGATACAGCAGATGATCGGTCGTACACCGAATTGGGAGTCCCAATGTCTCGATCTCGATCACATTGACGGAGTGGGAGGCTCGTCGGGCTGAGATTCTAGCCGAGTCCTTCTCACCACTAGGAGCAATGGTGATGACCTCTTCACCCACGGTCAAGTTGGCGATTGGAACAAGCGCCCCGTCGTTACGCTCCACAAGCGTATCCCCCGTAAGACAGGTTGCTATCGCCAGCACGCGGTCACCGCCGACGGCATCCACGACCTTGAGGGCTTGCCGGATGCGCCCCTCGCTCTGGCCCACGAACTGGGCCTTCATTCCTCCGAGGTCAAGGGTCACAGTGGGGCAACCGGCCTCGTTGCCTGCGCACTTGGCGACGAGGGATTTCGCAGACCCTGGCGGACCAACGAAGATCATCCCTGACACCCCCTTGTCCTGCAACCAAGTGAGGAGGACGCCGAGGTAGTCCTGGGATACCCCCGAGGTATCGCCCTGAGCCCCTGCGAGGGCCTTCTCGATCTCGTCAATGAACAGGATGCAGCGGGGCGGGTACTTGCCCGCCACGAGCTTCCGCAGGAACTCCTTGATGTTCGATACGCCGCCCACGTCCCCGAACGTTTCCTTGTCGGCTCTTACGGAGAGGCCAGGGGTCTGGGAGATTAGGCCCCGCTTCCGCTCCCAAAGGGCGGCGAGGTCGAGCGCGGACTTATTGAGGCTGAGCGCCACGGCCTGCTCCGCCGCAAAGAGGCTCAGGCCCGTGACGGCATCGAGAGCGGCTTCGCGTAATTTCGCATCGAGCTTGAGGCGGGCCGCATCGAGCAGGGCATCGAGCATCACAGCCAAGCCCTCCCGGTCCGGCAGCGCCTCTTCAATTAGCAGCGTATCGTTAGCCAGGGCAGGGAGTTGCGGCACTTGGCTCTCAAGCAGGATCATGATCCTGTTGTTCTGCTTGTAGGCGTCGCGTAGTGCCAGCAGGGCCGCCGTAACTGCTGCGCCGCTCGATCCCGACTCCGAGAGGCATGATCCGAGACCCTCGGCCACCACGATGGTCTTGGCCGGGGTCTTTGCCGCCAGCAGCAACGCCTCGACGGGATTGGTCACGACCTCGGGCTGGTTGGTCAGGTCACGCAGGGCCTTGGTCCCAGATGTGTTGAGACCAGCGAATCCGCTGGCAAGGCTCCAGTGCAGCATCGGAGCCTCACCGTTGAGCCGCTCCCGGAGCCCCTGAAGCGTTGCAGGGATGTCCGGGGACGCCAGGATAATGATTGGGACCCCGCGATTCCTCGCGCGTCCCAACTTATTCCATGCCTCTTTCATTTACTGCTCCTTTCATCGCTCCTCTCCCCCCACCCCTAGAATCAGGTGGGGAAGACGTGCTAGAGTAAAACGCGAGACATTTCACTTCGGAGTTCTGCGTAAATGCCTTTGACGGCCTTGGAGGGGATACCGAGATGCTCCCCCATCTCGTCGTAGTTAAGTTTGCGGCTGGAGCGGAGCGTTTCGGTCATGGCCAACTGGGCTAGGGGGCTCAGTCGCTTCCACAGGACCGTATCATCGAAGACGTCGCTGGGGTCTTGGATTGGGCCTGGGGGGAGTTGGTGGGGATCGGGATGGGGCCGTTGGGTCTTGGCAAGATAGGTCAGCATCGCGTTGTGGGCGTACTTCACGGCCCATGAGATCACATTGCAGCCCGCTCCGGGCCGGAAATCATTGAGGCTTCGCAGCACCGCCACGACGCCCTCATGAATGAGATCGTCCCTGTCGGTCTCCGGACCGAAGTGCATGCGGCGGGCGAGCCAGCGCGCGATCTTGTAGACCTCTACCGTGGTCACGCTAGCTGCGGTACGCGGGGCGGGCATAGTTACTCAGTTCGCCCGTATGGCGTTGCCTGGAGTGATATAGTAGGGAATTGCCTCACCATAACTGGGAAGGATGGGGACGCAGAAGGACGCGGCGGCGTCTTTGGCCAACATCTTGTCGCCCGCGTCAACATCCGGACCGCGCGACCACCCCCAAGTGTTATCCCCCAAGGGATGAAGATTTTCATAGACAGGCTTTGCTGGCCCATCCCATCGCACGATATTCTCCGGCTCGAAACCATCCTCCTTGTCTCGCGTTAGCCAGAACGCGAGCCTGTGCTTGGGCATGGGATGCTCCTTATTAGGTTTCAATGCCCCACCTGAAAGTCCAGTTATGGTCGGCGTCCTTCACCACCGCCGCTTGGGTCTTGCGGGCCACAAGGGTCCCGTCACCCGTAGCGAGCCCAATTTCGGCGATGGGGAACTGGTTCGCTTCGGTGTTGAGCAGATACGCTGTGACTTGGACGAGGTAAGCCGAGGGCCATACGATGCCGGCCCCAATGAGCTTGGTCGGCGTGATCGGCATCTGGAGATTGGTCTGGGCCTGGTCTTCGGGGAACGAGCCGGTCCCGAAGATCATGGTGGTGATGAAGCGATTCGTGGAGTCACCGGCAATCAGATGGCACACCTGGGTCAGCATCGTATTCAATGTGCTGGGGGAGGTCGAGACGGGGTAGTCAATGGTCCACTCCCATGTCCAGGCAAAGCGGGCGCTCTTGGTCATCACGGGGAAGGTGACGCGGGCCACCAATGCCGGTGCGGCGTTGTAAAGGATCAAGCCCGCCTCCCGTACCGCTATGCCATTCGCCTCTGCCGCGAGCAGGGGCACGGTGAACTTGACGGACCGGGCCGTGGGATACGACACCGATGCGATGAGCTTGGTGTAGGCCGGTGCTCCGAGGGCGATGTCGGCAGCGGTCTCCACGGTCCCGTCGGTTCCACAGGACACCCTATCGATCCAACGGTCGGCCACGCCGTCGCCCACAATCAGGTGGGCCTCCTGCTCCCGGAGATTGTCCACGACGATGTTGGGGATGTCCAGGAGGACCGTGGCTTCTCCCGTTTCGACGCTGGTGGCCGTGAGCTTGACCCTACCGGTGGGACGCCCGACGCAGAGGTTGGGGAGGCGATTCATCACGGGTCTCACGAGTTGCTCCTTTCGAGATACGCCAGGGGGGCCTTGAGGCCCCCACAGACCCTGACACAACCACAGTAGTACGCGAGATCGAAGCCTTCGACTTGTAGAGGCAAGTCGTGGTGGATGCCAGTTTCTGGGGGGCCGTGCCGTTGGTACGGCCTATGAGTCCATTGCTGCGTCCCACCCTCGGGATACGCAACGGAGGCACCCTGCCCGAACCCGAGGTGCTGGACCTGTGGGTCGGGCTTGCAGATTTCGTAGTGGCCCAACCCAGCGGCCCAGACAGCCTCGAAGAAGAGGTCCCCAAAGCCGCGGGGCTCCGGTCCAAAATGGTTGCCGACTCGCTCTACCGCGGCCCTGGGGATCAGTACGTTGGCCTCTCCCCCAATCTTAAGTGAGCCGAAGCACCACGGCCCCACAACCACGTAGGACCGGGGCTCCAAGACGCCGTGGAAACTCAGCGTCACGGGGTGCCGGAGGTTCTCGGTCAGGATATTGAGAGCCGCGAGTCCGTCTTGGATCATGCGGGGCCCGACGAGAATGTCGTCATCGAGCAAGAGGAGGCAATCGGCACCACTAGCTATCAGGGCCTCGACAGCGTCGTGCCTGCGGATACCGATCCGCTCCTGGGGCGTGCCCGTAGCTGCGGGGGCAAACTCAGCTATGATGTCGGTTCGCCTATGCAGGAAGTCCGCGATTTTGGGGTCGGTGCTGCCGTCATCCAGCACCGTCACGGAGCAGCCCGTGAGGTTGCTGCGGAGGAGCCTGGGGAGGCACAACTTGAGGTGGCCGATACGGTTGTGGCTGAGGACATAGATCAGACAAGTCACCCCCTGCCCTCCTCATCCGACCCTCTACGGCTTACTTCCGCTATTACGTCTCTGAGTACTGCCCGGATCGCTGCCGCCTCATCCTCGGTCCAACCATCCCCTAGCCACCGCGGGTCGTTGATTGCATCAACAGGGTCACGATTTGCTTTTGCTTTGTTGTCCAGAAGTATACAGGCCCCGTACACCAAGGTATCCGCGTCGCTAAGTGTGGCATACACTATAGGGGTGTAGCATTTGCCACCCATGTAGCGTTTGTTGCAAATGACCGCTTCCGCCAGCCGCGCAACTACGTCCGTGCTCACGGGTTGGCCAAGTTGGACTAGATCAACAGAGAGGTGCGCGCTCATTTTGTTTTGTTCCTAGCTAATGGGCTCACGGCAGTCCAAGCGCCCTGTTTCTACCCGCCGGGCCGCCTCGCGCAGTATTCTGGCGGCACAGTGCCCGCACAAGCCGCCTAGCGCATTGTTCTTAAGGGTGTTCCTGGCGCGCGCCACTATAAAATCGACGTAACCAGAGAGGGTACTGGCCTGCCAGTCTCCCTCGTTCCAGCAGGCGTTACCACACATGAGACAAGTATGAGCCATTGACAGCGCTCCTGTGTGTTACGATTTCGGTGGCTCGCCCCACAAACGGTCCACCTCGGCTAGGATAGTGCAGGGGTTCAGATTCATGAGTCGAGCGCATCCACGCTCCGTGCATTTCACGGTATAGCCCCACGCGGGACGGCGCGAACACGGGCCCTCGCATACCACGTCCATTCCCTCCAGGGCGGTACAGAGGGGGTAGGTGTGGATCGTCGCCACCGACGTGGGCCCGAACAATCCGATGCAGCGGGTCCGCGTCGCCGCTGCGAGATGGAGGATGGCGCTGTCGACGCATATCGCGCCCCAGCAGTTCGCTAGGACCCATGCCAGAGCGGGCAGGGCGAGCCCGATGACAGGCACGGCTCCATCAGGCACGATAAAGTGGGGCTCCACGAGGTCGAGAACTAGGGGCCGGAGGCCACGCGCGAGGAGACCCTGGACCAAGTACTCCGCGTAGGGCCGTGGGTACGTCCGTTCCAAGGCTGAGGCTCTCAGCGCCACGGCGACCCACGGCTCACGCCCTCTTGAGCAGCCCAAGTGGGTTGAGACGGGCCCACTGTCCTCCCCGAACCTGAATCCCCATGAGGGGCAGGCGTGGCTCAAGCCCTTGGTCTTAGCGGCGGCGCAGAACAAACCGGCTCTGCCCCGATCGACCGCGGGCAGGGTACAAGCCAACTCGTAGGCTTCGCCTGGGCACCATAGGTCCACTATGGTCTTGGGCTCGCAACCCCGCAACGGCGCGAGGTAGGGGTAGCGCGTGGAATCAATGGGCCCGCCGCGCTCTCGCCGGCCCTGTGCCTTGATTTCTTTTACTGTACCGAGCCCGATGAAGTTCTCGACGCCGTAGAGGTGGCGATAGACTTCGGCGTAGTCCAATGGGGCGAAGACCGTCACGACGCACGCGGGGTCCTCGTGGCGGAGTTGCCGGGCCGCGGCCCCAACGCACAACGAATCGCCTATTGCCCCTCCGTCTCTGAGGAGACGGTGGAAGCGTCCACGATCAGCGGCGCACAATGGCTTGGGTCCCCCGTCTGCCAACCATACGGTTGTTTCTGGGCCGTGGGATCGGGGTAGATTCGAGCCAGTAACTCCGGGCCCACCTCGGACATGATCCATAGGGCCATGCGGACGTACCGCCACATCAGGGCGCAACCGGCGTCATAGGGCTGGGTCATCGAGCCGTACTCCGCGAGAGAGGCATGACGGCACCCGCCGCCACAGGCCCACCTGGCCGCGCACTTCATGCATATCTCAGATCGATAGGATCGATTCTCGCACCACGGCAGACGAGCTACCTCATCGATCCCACCGCGGTCGAGATGGCCGATCTCTGAGGGGGTCTCACGATGGCAGTTATGTACGAAGACACCTGCTGCCAGAGCGAAATTATGGTACTTCTCTACTTCAAGACAGTACACATCCGCCCTACCGGCGGGGGCGACTGAAACAACCCGGTGGTTGGTCGGGGCAGTAACATAGTGGTCCGTCTGGCGCTGGTGGTTCCCGCAGCAGCCCGCATTGGTAAACGCCCTACTACAAACGGGACAGGCAGTACTTTTGACCGCGTACCACCTAAGTCGGGCTAGATGCTCGCCACTGTGGAGATGGATGTACCGACCATTGGTGGGATCATGCGATGCCCTGCTTGTTGCTACTGCTAACCTACCCCTCCATCGGGTCTTGTTCTTCTGAATCCCGGCGAGGGCGTAATTGATGTTCTCACGGTTGATGGGTTCCATCTTCTTACGGAAATCTTGGCTTTGCCATTGGTCTGCTATGCTGTACCCACCCTCATCTAGGTGTCGTTTTCTGTGTTCCGAGTGAGTTAGTGCATCCAAGTTGTCGGGGTCGTTGTTTCTACTATTCCCATCTTTGTGGTGGACAACCTTCCTTTTAGGGAGTGGGCCGTGGATGGCCTCCCAGACCATCTGGTGGGTTGATAACCGCGCCCCACCTGGGTGGTACAGGCTCTCATAGAATGCTACATGACCGCCGTGGCTTTTATGCCTAGCTGTGAGACCTTTGTAGAGGGGCATCAGGGACGCACCCGAAGCTAGTTGGTCAGCCCTGCAATACGTCCCATCTCGGAGCATGAAAGGATGGTCAGGGGTACAACGGACCACCTCTCGGTTGTCCAGTGTCACAGCAAGAAGTTCTTGGTCTTTGGCTACCAGGTGGGCCGTGGCTCTTCCTGGAACCACTTTGTCCCCATCATAAGAGTACACCCAAAGGGGCTTTGGGTGCGCCACTAGGTCAGCAATTGGCTGATCCATTCCGTTGAGCAGGGACACCTTAGTGTCCCCCGCGAAGCAGGCAAAAATCTCGCCGTCAGGGGCCACACTAACTACCCCACTGCCTGCGCCGCACTCAGTTGGACTGTGCTGTGTCCACAATAGACGGGTCAGGAATACCTCCATGCCGTGCAGTCGGGGCCTCTTGCCCGCTCGCAGACGCTCCACGGCCCAGTCCGCCACGGACATGTACTCCTCGTCCAAGCCCTCGATGTCTGCAGCAGTGAGGTTGAGAGCAGCCCGCTTGCGGTCGACGCACCGGGTCTCAGAGAGGCAGATCGGCTCCACGGAGACCCCCTGGGCATAGCCCTGGTCGCAGAGATCGTTGAGATGAGCCACCCGCTCCAGGACATGAGTGGAGCCGTTATAGAAGGTGGAGCGGAGCGTTATGGCACCGGCCCGTGCGGCCTTGAGCCCGTCCAATGCGGCCCTCACGAGCCCGTAGCTGCCGCTCCCGTTGATCATGGGGCGAGCCGCATCGTGGAGAGGCTGGGGGCCGTCCAGCGAGACAATGAGGCTGAAACCATGCTCAACAAGCCACCTTGCCTTTGCTTCACTAAGGAGGACCGCATTGGTGGTGACGTGCAGAGAGGGCTTGAGCGGAGCGGCATAGCCCTCCACGAATATCGCCGCTTCCTTGAGCGTCTCCCATGCCATCAGAGGCTCGCCGCCGAAGAAGCTGACATGGACACCCATGCCCTGGGGCATATGCCCACAGGGCCTGGCAAGGAGGCGTGTGATCGCGGCCTTGGCCGTGGTGATGGACATGACCTTGACCGGAGAGTCAGGATAGTCATGGGTGAAGCAGTAAAGGCAAGAAAGGCAGCAAGCGTGCGTTAGTTCCAGCACGACCATACCGGGCTGTCGGGCCGTGTAGGGATCGAACTGGGGCCGTTTGTCCAGTAGGGGCACCGCCTCCTCGGGTGTATCGGTTTGGAACACCGCCAGCGAGTTGGTGTCGAGGGCGAAGTGCCGGTCCCGGACTTGGATGCGGGCCGCCTCGGGCTTGGCGTCGTACCACTTAGTCCTGTTAAGCTTGATCTCGGCGTTGAGCTTACGCAACAGGGGTCTCCTGACTTTCCCGTCCAATTCCAAGGGCCAGCCCATCGAGGCTGCGGGCAATCTTTGAGATGAGGTTTCCGGCGATTTGGGCGCAACGGCTCGCCTCTTCAGGGGTCGTGCATTCGCCGTGAATGATGATCTGCCCGGAAACTGTGGCGGCCATGCTCGGATTGCCGCTCGCGGACGCCTCAAAGGTGTGCTTGGATGTGCTGCCTTGGCTGATGTAAAGGACTTCGTAGTCGGTCCCGTTCATTTGTCGTCCCCCTCGTTCTGCTTCTGCATCCCATTCTGGATGAGTCGGCCCAGAGGCCCCACGACCAACTCGGTCCCGTCTACCAGTCTGGCGTAGTAGCCTGTATCCACCAGTGCGGTGGTGTTGTAGCCCAAGAGAACAAGTTCCTGTGGGGCGACGCCCCTACGGGGTTTTCTGTTCCTGTTTCTCATCCAATCCCCCTCGCATCGCTCGATAAACAACCTCTGGGGTAGTCATCTGAATCGGGTTTACCCGAGTGCAGTACTGAAAGTCCGCAGCATGAACTGGCGGAATCTCCGCCGCTTCGCGCCCGATGGCCTCCCCCAGTGATCTATAGTCGTAGCAGGGTAGGGGACACGCAGCATTGCACCTGTAAATCGTGAGCCCAGCGGCCCGGAGGTGGGGGGCCAACTCGGCCATTCGTACCCCGGTATCCGTGTAGAGCCTCTGGTTCCGCTCGACATCCTCGGCTTTCATTGGATTGCCGTGGGCATACTGCCGCTCCGCGCTGATCTCAAGATCGACTCCGACGAGGTAGAGCCTGCGGAAGCCGAGGCGGTACGCCAGTTGCAGCGCGACGAAGAATGTATTCTTCCAGTGGACGTACTCGGACCGGGGGGCCAGCAGGCCCGGTATGTCGAACGCGGGTGAGGTGTCGTAAAAGAGGGTGCTGGGGTGCTCGCACGAGCACTTGCCCATGATCACGTCCCGGTAGCACTTGATCGGGAGGCACTTCACGACACGGGGGTTGGCCAGGATGCCAGGGGGGAACCCTGCGGGGCTATCCAAGGTGACCCACCACTGCGGCCAGTCGTAGGTGGCAATGGCGGAGTTCACGGCTATGACGGGGAGGCGGGATACCCGGAGAGCGTCGAGGGGCTCGCGCTTGAGACTTGGACCGGGACAGACGAGGAACCCGGCCCCTGACTGGGTATCGTAGAGGTCCACGGGCTTGTATCTGCCGTCAGGCCAACACCGCCAGAGCATCGGGTTCCCTACCCGTGGGGATGGGTTACGGAAAGATAGTGTGGCCGGGCCGATACCCTCGACCCGGCCACGAGGTGCATAAGGGGAGCGATGCTCCCACAGTACGCAGGGGGACGCGCTGATTCTCGCTGGGCTTGTAAGGTTGAGCTTGTGGCACCCACAGTCTTGCCGTTGGACGACGCCCGCTGGGGCTTAGTTCTGGAGCGGGCAGCAGGAGTCGAACCTGCATTGTGAGCATTCGCAAGTGCCAGCATCTGCGTCCTCTGAGCCTTCTAGGCAGGCCCCTGACATCCAGCTTCAACCTACACCTGAGTCTGAAGCTAGCCTAGTTCAGTTCCCCAGCGGAAGATCACCGAGCACATACTTGAAGATGCCTGCGGCGATCTTCTCGGTGGCATGGGTGGCCGCATTGGCGGCGGCAAGCGCGGTCTTGACGGCCTCGCGGAGTTTGTCCAGGCGACCGAGCATGCCTGACTTCTCGGCGTTGGAGATGGCACCCGACCAGATGCGCGTGGTGAACGTCCCGACCTGCACGTCCTCTGCCCAAGTGTTCACTTGGGCGGGGTGGTGATCGGTCGCGGGCACCACGACTTGGCTCTTGGGCACCTTCGCCGTGCGGTATTGCTCCACGGGCAGGGAGACCCGCACACCTGGGCCGATGTCGCTGGCGGTCCATGCTACCTTGCTCTCGATAACGGGCGCGGCGGCGATGATCTCACGCAGTTCAGCGAGCCTCTTGTCGAGTTGCAGGAGTGCCGTTCCGGGTATATTCTCGATGCTGAGACCGTCGCAGTGGATGCCGGCTTTCGCCGTCGTGTTCGTCACATCGACTTGATAGCCCGCATCGATCAGTGGGCCTGCGGCTGCGATGAACTCAGCGATGTCGCTGCCCACCGTTGCGGCCATTTCCTCACGCTGGTCGGGGAGCTTCTCCCCATCCTCTCGCATGGGCCTGTACGTTTTCTCGACGCCTCTGTAACGGTGATCTTCTCCGAAGCGCCGCTTGACTACCTCGGCCGCGGTTTGTGCCGCACGCTTCCTCTCGGGAATCACTGCCAACACCTCGTGCAACTGACCCATCACTTCGCTCCTGCTAACCGGTTTGCCTGACACTGGTGGGGGGCGTCACGAGCACCCACGCCATTACCATAGTCGTTTGGAGCAAGCACCAGAGCACAAACTACTCCTCATCAGCCTCTTCGTCTTGGTCGTTGTCTTCCTGAAGAAAGTCGAGATGATTCTCAATCTCCTGCCACCACGCCGAGAAGACCCGCTCGAAATCATCCCGAAGGTCGACGTCGACCTTGCCATCATTGTCGATCTCATCCCCGATGTCGATGGCACTGGGGACTGTGATCCGAACCCCGCTGACCACCACCTCCTTATCATCGAGGAGTTGGAGGAACTGGCAGGGGCTCAACTCGATGTCCTTGATCTTGTCCTTTGGGGTCATCTATCATTCTCCTTTGCCTGCTGCGGTTCGGAGCGCACTGAGCCGTGACAGCAAATCCTCGGATCGCGGGGCGCGCCAGCCAATGGCCCCTGCACCCCCTGTCCGCACATTGTTCAGAGACCAGTCGTCACCATCCGCGCCATTATTGAGTACGAACCAGATGTAGTCGGGGCCAACAACCCACCAGGAACCTCCACCATAGATGGTCTGCGTGTCAAACCACCTCTCCCCTTCTGGGGAGTTACTACCCTCTGGCCTCTCGCCACGCTCCCTAACTTCTTGCTCCAGGGCTCGAAGCGTCGTGGATCGTACCGTGGCGGCATCCCTACGCTGCCGCTGAGCGTCCTCCTGTGCTCTTAGGGGAGTCATCTCGTCCTCAGTTGCAGCCCTCGCGGTGGCCCAGTAGGCGTAGCCACTTTGGTCCCCAACCCCAAAACTCATCCCGTCCTCCCTGTAGTAACGCTGGCCGGTAGTGACGACGGTGACATACTCCGGCCCAGTATCATCGTAGGCACTACGTAGTAAGAAACACTTCTTGCAGTACGGCTTAGGTTGGATGCCGGGCCGTTTGCCCATTTCGCTTGGTTCAGTCATCCCCCACTCATGTTCGCCCTTCTTGCATGGGCGTCGATCGGGGTTGCGCACGGTTTGGCCGACATCCCAACCTGCGTCCCCATAGCCGCTGCCCCCACTCAACCTATACGGGCCCTCTACTGTGGCAGATTGGGGCTGAGCTCGGGGGGCCACTGAGGAGGGCGCGGGTTCGACTTGGGGTTCGGGGCAGCGGATATGGCTGGCCCGCTTGCCCGGCTCCCAGTTGATCTTGTCGCCGATGTTGATGTCGCCACCACAGCGGGGGCATCGCCCAGGGTATCGTGCGGACATCTCCCGCTCCAGCAGCCTGTCCACTGCCTTTTTGGTCAAATCGTCCATCGCCTGCTCCTAGAAAGCCCCCACAGCGAGCAACGGTGGCCCGCAGGGGCGTCCGTGGGCCTCAAGTGGACCTCGTCCTTGATCTTGTCCTTCTTCGTCACGGGTACTCTCCTTTTTTTTGCCACGGGGGGTATTAGAATGCGATCAGCCGCGAGATTGCCCTGTTCCCGCACAGGATACGCGAGCCTGATTCATCGTAGGCCCCCCACCCCTGCCTGATCGTCAGGGGAAGCGTTCCTGGTTTCGCACCGGCGACATGGGCGCAGAGTGGCTCCGCTTCATCGTCCACAAACCAACCCGGGTTCCCACCCATCCAGCCTCGCGCCTCCCAGCGCTTCCGGCAGCGGACACAGCGGACCGTGAATCGATCACTCGGCAAAGGGCGCGCGATCCGGGCGATGTCCTCGATGGCGGCCCCCAGGTAGACCCAGGAGTCACACTGGGCCCAATCCTCGTCCTGGTGGTGGCCACCTACAATGGCCTCACCCGAGCGCAGGATGGTCAACTCCTCCCACCCCCCGCTTGCGAGCATGGTCGCCAGGACATCCTGTGGGTTATCCAGGTCAACCTGCTTCCGCACCGTGGGTTGCGGGAAAACGGGCCGCGAGGCGGTTGAGGTCCGAGGCTCCTCAGCCTCGCCGGGCTCAGCCGAGTCGTCCACGTCCGGCTCGTCCGGTGGGTCGCAGCATGCAGCGTGCCTGGCCTTCTGTCCAGGTTCCCAGACAATAGCGTCTCCAACCTCGATGTAGTCGCCACACTCGGGGCAGCGACTGGCGTACTTTGCCTGCATGCGGCGTTCGAGGAGCCTGCCCACTGCCTTTTTGGTCAAATCGTCCATCGCCTGCTCCTAGAAAGCCCCCACAGCGAGCAACGGTGGCCCGCAGGGGCGTCCGTGGGCCTCAAGTGGACCTCTGCTACCTCACGGGGGCCGCGAGGCCCGTGTACGGCCTTAGTATAGCACACCAGCCTGTGGGGGTCAAGCTACTTGTCCTGTTTCTCAGACTCCTTGACCCCATCCCTCCCGGCAGCCGTGAGGGGAGGCAGGTACTTGATGAGCAGCTTGAAGGTCACAGGCTCGTCAGCCTTGACTCGTGACGGTTTGGTAATACAGAGGCAGTACTTGCCGGGGCCTCTGTCAATCTTGGTCACGGTGACTTGGCCTCTCACCTCGTAGCTCACCACGCCCGCCATGGCGGGAGGCTGGGGGAGGGTCTTTGAGCGAAAGTCGCCATCATCCTTCCATGCGGGCTCGTCTGGTATGCCGTTGAGCGTGATGTCCACGATGGGATGTCCCGACCTACGCCATTCCATCCCTGAACGGGACAAGTGCAATTCGACGTGATCTCCGCGCAGGGTCGCCACGATCAACAAGCTCTTGGCTTCCCTCTTGGGGGCTATGGTGCGGTACTGCTTCGTCACGGCGAGGCGGGACTCGATGTCCGCGATGAGAGCCTTGTCGTCCTGGACCTTCGCCTTGGTCAGGAGCGACTCCAGCCCGTTGGCATAGTCCCGGTCCAACTCCCGGAGTTGGCCCGGGAGAGGGAGTTCCGCGGGTACTCCTGCTGGCTGGGCCCGCAGGGCAGAAATGAGTCCCAGTAGGATAGTGAGGCACAGCAGTTTACGCATCTCATTCCCCTTCGCCATAGTATTCTCTCCTCCCACCCCTAGAATCAAGTCGGGCCGTATCTGGTTAGGGCCGGTGGGCCGGTGGCCTCAAACTTAGCCAAGGCTCGCTCCCATGAGGGAGAGACTTGTGGATGTGCCAGGCTCTGTATCGCAGGCTCAATCCCATTGTATACCCCGCAGAGTGGGCAAGCCTCCTGTAGGATAGCTTCCAGATGCTCTGGGGTCACTTGCCGCAGCACTTTGACCCCCCAGTCTCCGCCGAATACCCTATCAATTGCGGCGGCTGGGGCACAGGGATAGAAGCCTGCGTAGTTGAGCCCGAAACCGCACTTCCCGGAGGCATAGCAGCCGCGACAATGATGTTTAGTTGGCCATGATGGTCTGTCACACGGGGCCAATGTAACCGCAAAGTGCTGTTCGGTGGGGCCGTTGATCTTTTGCGTATTCCGAACACCTACACTGGGGCACTGTTCCCTTAGCCACTCAATCTCCTGTTCCACCTTCTGGCCCACCCCGCGCGTCACGACCAGTATGTCAACATGATCGGGTGACCGGGCTTGGTAGGCTACTGTTTCTGCAACGATGGCATGGAGTTGTGGGTGGAGCGTCGGTTCCCCTCCCATGAGAGCTATTCGCTGCCACAAGTGTCCGGACTGCTCGGACTCGTGCAGAGCATACTTTAGCTGCTCCACATCCATATCGGCCTCATGGCCAGCCCGCGCAAGTCCTGTGATGCGGTTGCAGTCGACGCAGTTATGTCCACACACATAGGTAATATCGATCTCAAGGCGGTGGGGGTTAAGCCAAGCCTGCGTAGAGTATGGAATCATTGTAAGACTCCCAACCACGCGGTCCGAAACACATCCAATCCCATCTCCCGCATCGCTTTAGCTCTGGCAGCCTGCCCCATGGCTACACGCTCCTTTGGGTTATCCCGCAGCCACTTGAGCCTATCTATGAATTGCTGTCGGTCACCATATGGTACGAGGAAGCCCGTTATCCCGTCCTCGACTTGCTCCACGTTGCCTCCGCGGGCCTCAGAGACCACGGGGATGGCCGCGGCCATCATCTCAGCTATCGCCAGGGAATAACCCTCCACGAAATGCTCTGCATTCCTGTAAATCGCGCAGTCCATCTGCTGTAAATAGCCAAACCTGGCCGTGATCGATGGGGGTACGAAGGAGACCTTGCCTAGAAGCCCCCTGGCCCTGAACTGTTCTTTGGGGGTATCTCCCACAATGATCCCCCGAGTGGCCGTTGATATGACAGACTCGAATATCTCTGCGAGGTCACTGGGGTACTTCTCGGGCAGATCACTGCCGTAACGTCCAATGACGCATGACCCGAGCCGTGCAGGATCATCCTGGGCAAGCTTAGTGGCTGTGATTGAGCCCACATCGACACAGCCATGTATGAGCGTTGCTTTGTCCCGAAGGGGGGGCGGGAGGGTCTGCAGTCCCGCAGCACAGACACAAACATGGTTGTGCATGCCAGCTACCCAACCCGGCCTGGGGTTGTGGTAAACCGCTGTGTACTTGGGCCCAGGAGTAGAAAGCCTTGATGGGATACGGCTCAAGTCGTTCCACGCATGGTTGACTACGGCATCGGGCCGAAGACTCGCCACATGAGCACAGACACAGTGGTCCCTGGCTTGGTACACCTTAGCTCCTGCTTGAAGCAGGGCTTGGCGCATGGTCTCATCGGTCCAGTTGCTGTCGATGATGATATGGTGGTCCCACTCATAGAGTGCCCTTACCATGTGGGCGACGTAACTCTCGGCTCCACCGATGACTAGGAATTGAAGGTAATGGAGGCAGATACCACCGGTTCCCCGTTGAGTGGAGCGCTCCCGCCACGATTCATCCCATTGGGGCCAGGGGGCATTCACCTACCATCTCCTCGCAGTCTCGGCATACCAACTCCCCATTTCCACATCCAAGACAAAATCGAAATACTTGAGGTACTGTGGGATCACGGCGTCGATGGAGTAGAGCCTGATGGCCCGCTCTCGTATGTAGATGGGGTCAAGCTCGGGGACATGGAGGAGGGCGTAACTGAACTCCGACATGGTACGGCACCGGAAACCGGTCTTGCCGGGCTCGACTACCTCACTGAAGCTCCCCCAGTCTGTGGATATTACCGGCACCCCTGCCATTTGGCTCTCCGCAGCCACGAGACAGAACGGTTCCTGGTAGATTGATGGGGTGAAAACAGCGATGGCATTTGCGATCACCTTAGCTTTTTCTGCCCCTACGAGCCCATCATGGTATGCCCTAAGCTTAACTTTGTGCTTGTCACAGACCTGTTGGGCAATGTACTCGCCTTTATCGACGTTGTTGCGCCCAATGAACAGGGCGTAATCCCCGGTTTTGTGTTCCGCTGGTGGGTAGTCACTGGGATCGAGGAAGTGGGGAATCACGGTGTCGAACCACTTGTAGCGCTCCGTTCGTCCGGGGTCTGTGGCATAAAGGATGGTCTGCTGGGCATAGCTTGGAAAGACCTTGTACGTGGCCCAGACCGAGGGGTAACCGGCCAGCACCTCGATGATAGGTGGCATGGCATAGGAGTGGACCCCTGCATGGGCCCAACCGTAAGTGGACGCCGCGATCTGCCGCCAGTTTTGGGCGTGGCTTACACCCATTGCGAACGCCGCGGAAAGCCGCTTGGTGTACTCCTCATGCCATTCATTGTTCCATGCCCATGTGCTTGCTGTTGGCAATCCGAGGCTCACGAATTGCCCCCCCTCCGGCACTTTAGATCCCTCAATGCCGTAGTAGGAGTAGGGAACGTGGGCGCGGGAGAGGAGGCGGCAGAACAGGGCGGCGCAAGCAAGTTGGGCGTCACTGGGGGCCGCCAGGATGTCCAGTGGAAGCGTAGGGTGCCCAAAAACATGGACGGATAGTGGAGGGGTTGCGGTTAGATGTGTAGTTACGGATATGCTACCCGAGATTTCACTTCTGCCTCCTTGCTGGTACGCAATGGGGGGTTGGGTTGCATATTTCTCTACTCCCACAAGCCTGCACAAACAAGCATCGTTGATGGCTCTGGGCTGGGCCTCCTCCCATTCCCGCAGCACGGCCTCGTATGCTCCCTGGAACACGATGTAGGCAATACCACCCATAAAGCCCTGCCCCTTGATGAGATGGGTGGAATACTGCTGCTGATTGCCGCGATTGAAACCACCGAGGTAAAGCAGACCAGCCGTTGCTGGGGCCTCTGCGAGGGCCTGGGGGATTACGGCCACGGCCTCTGGGGTGAAAGCCGCGTCGTCCTCCAACACCAGGACCGCGGGGTATCCTCGGCGCTGAGCTTCACGGACGACCCCGATGTGGGAGAGCAAACAACCGTACATCCCAGCCCTGGTTGCTCCACCCTGCCGGGGTGGATCGAAGCCAGAGGGTACATCGGCATCCTCGATGATGATGCCTGGGAAGCGCTCCAAGGTGAGGAGCGGCCCTACGGTATCTCGAACCCTGGCTAGGAAGGAATCTTTACGGTCGGGGCTGCGAGCAAGATTGATGTAGAACGCTGGTAGGGGACATCGGACCCCACACTTCGGCAGCTTCCCATGAGGATAAAGCCAGATGAGCGAATTGCGGCGCTCAAACTGCAGGCCAGTCTCGGTGACGGTCTTTATAACCCCCACGAACCCTAAGATGTAATCATGGAATACAGCAACGCCACCGGGGGCCACAAGCGCCGTCCACCTCTCGTAGTCGGCTTTGCAGGCAGCATAGTGGTGGTCGGCATCGATGAGAAGGAGGGCAATCGGCCCTGTGGGAAGCGGAACTTCCTGAGTCTTGCCGCAAAGTGCTTGGATATTGTGGTAGGGGGCCGTGGTGTCTTGGAACTCCATGAGTTGGTTGGGTCTCTCTATATTATCAAATGTGTCCACTGCGATGATGATGCGCTCAGGGGCGGTCTGGGCCAGCATGACCGTGGTTCGCCCAAGGAAGCAACCCAACTCCACGATGCACCCTGGGATGTCCTTTACCCCCTCCACGAGTTGGAGAAGTTGCTCGATCTCATCGGGGGCCAAGCTCCACATCACGTCATCTGCCACGACATGTCTCCTCTACATTCCCTCTAACAGTCGTTGCCTCACTTGGCACCATGTTCTCGGAACGAAGCCCAAAAGTCCAAGTAACGCTGGGCCTCTTTGGGTGTGTATTCTACAAACCTGCCCTCTGCTCCCAAACGGACGCCGCAGAGAAGAACAAGTAGGGCTGGCCGGCTTGCGGCTGCGCCCCACGCGAGAGTGATCTCGCCTCCACGGACTTCACACCCTGGGATTCCGTCACACCACTCCGTAGGCTGGACACTCACGACTCGGATCGTCCCAGGCACACATGCTTCTACGAAGAGAGGGTCAATGGCTGCCCGCACCGAACCGCTCGGGACCGTCATGACCTCCATGAACCGCGACTCCGGCATCTCCATAGGGGTCAAAGCGCGCAACCGCCCACCGAGCCGCATTACATAAGGACCCTTATCACCCTTTGGACCACTAGGCCCGGATGGGCCGGATGGACCGGAGGGTCCGCTAGGACCCGAGGGTCCTGACAAACCGGAGGGTCCGCTGGGACCCGATGGGCCGGATGGACCGGAGGGTCCGCTAGGACCCGAGGGTCCTGACAAACCGGAGGGTCCGCTAGGACCCGAGGGTCCTGACAAACCGGAGGGTCCGCTAGGACCCGAAGGCCCGGATGGACCCTCGGGTCCTGACAAACCGGAGGGTCCGCTAGGACCCTCCGGCCCGGCTGGGCCGGATGGGCCGGGTGGCCCAACCTGCTTCCCTACCGCCTCGCAGCTTATTTGGCATGTCTGCGCTTGGCAGGCCCATACTTGGCATGCGTTCTCACAGGCAAAAGTGCATGATGCGGCTTGGCATGCGGCTTCGCACACGGCTTGGCATCGGATGATGCACTGGGTCTGGCACGTCTGCTCCACTATGGTCTGACAGACCAACTGGCAGAATGCACCCTCGCAACCCAACTGACAGTATCCCTGGCAGTTGGCTTGGCATGCAGTAATACAATCGATGGTCACGGCTAGGGTAGTGAGGATTGGCCCATGTGTGTCGGTGAAGCTGCCCGAGACAGAACTGCCCAACAGCGTCTCGGTCGGGACCGGGATCGTCGTCGGCAACTCGCTAAGCCACTGCCAGCACCGCAGAATGACGTGGATGGGCCGGACCGATTCGATGGCCGTGACTTTTTCCCTGGCATCGGCGACGGGCAGGTACGCGGGGAGGCCCGCGACCATCCTGTAAAGATCGAAACGGGCGGCGCGCAGTGTATGGGCGTAGTCCAGAGTGCGGGAGTAGTCCCCATCCTCGTGGAGCGTAGTCTTGTAGAGTTCCCATGCCTTGATGCGGTCGTTGAGGCTCCACAAGAACGTCTTGTCCCAGGAGGGGTGCGTCCCCTTGATCTTGTAGAAGTAGGTCACGTTCTTGAGGAACCAGCGGCGGAAATCCTCCGCCTTCTCACTACCTGTGAGGGCTCCGATGAGGTAGGAGAGGTAGAGGATGTACTTGGCATCGCAGTAGTCGGGGTCGAAACACTTGAGCAGGAGTTGGCCGATCTCTGTGTTTGTAGTCTCAAACTCGGTCTGGATCGCGTCGAGGACGCGCTCCAGGTTGCCGGTTTCCCCAAAGCCGCCAGCCGCAAATTTGTCTCTGGCACGGATCACTTCAGGCAAAAGGCGATATAGACTAACCACGACTCTGTACCCCTACAGTTACGGAAATACGGGCGTGGTTTGGGTCATTTTTTGACATGTGAGTTGACACGATTGGTTACACGTAGAAGTGCAGGACGCTTCGCACCCAGTCATACACCCCCCGGGGGCTCCGGTGCATGCGATTTGGCACGATACGGTGCAAGCACCCGTGGTGCAGGAGATCATGCAATAATTCGTGCAATTCCCCTGACATGAACACTGACAGAACCCCACGCAGGTCGTCGTGATCTCCAAGCCACGGGCCCCACAAGCATCGGGGAACACGGGATCGAACCAGATACCGGCGTCGTTGGGGCTGGTGGCCGTGTCCACGAACGAGCCGCTCACGCTCTGTATATCCAGGGGATCGCCGGCGTAATCCGTGTCCGAGGGGACGGGCACCGTAGTCGTAGGGACCTCCGTGGTTCCACCAGGCTTCCGGATGAGGACGTGGATGGGCCTGAAGGGCTCGGCCACGCCTCCAACGTCCACGCCCTGGTCCCCAGTGGTCATGCTGGGGGTACGGACATCGACCCTGGCCGCCTTTATGGTGTGGGCGTAATCGGTGTAGAGCGAGTAGTCGCTCTCCTCATGCAGCTTGGTCTTCCAGAGTTCCCAGGGGAAGTGGTTGATGAAGCCGTGGCACCTGAGCATCGCCTCCCAGGACGGGCGAGTGGCCTTGATGTGCCACAACAACCCGATAGTCTTGAGGAAGACTCGGCGCTTCGCCGTGGACCAAGTCTTGCTCGTGCCGAGCCCGAGCAGCTGGCCCATCAAGGCAATGTAGGTGGGGTCAACGGTATCAGGGTCGCGTAAGGTCTTAAGATCCGTGATCTCGGTGGTTGTGGCTTCTAGTTCCTGCTCCAGCGACTCCACGATCTTCTGGAGTGTACCGATGCTCTCCCCACCCCGCGCCGCGGCGTCGTAGGTCCTCACGACCTCGGGCAGGAGCCGGTAGAGACCTAACACGAGCGGCTCCTACGTTGCAGCGGCGATGGTGGTAACGGCGATGGTGCCGGGGACCAGAAGCTGATCGGGGCCCAGTGGCACGTCCTCCGATGGGGTGCGGAGCAACTGCCTGTAGGTGCTGTAGATTTTCGTTCCCGCGGCGGGCACGACGGCGAAGGTGAACTTATAGGCCCCTGTATCGTAGTTGATGTAATTCGTACCCGGGGCTACGTCCCCGATCAAGACGCCGTAGCCGTCGTCCACGACGGTTTGCGAGCCCGTCGTGAAGGCGATGCCACCAATGGCCAGGATGTCATCGTGGGGGACGATGGGTGGGAACTTGACGGAGCCCTCGACCTCACCCGTGGTCCCATCCATGACTGCCTCCTGCCCGCCCCGCTGGTAATCGATGAGGTGGCGGAACTCCGCGTTGACCGTTTCGCCCAGCGCTGGGGCACCCGAGAACGTCACATCCACGGCACCCGTCTCGTAATCGATGGTGTTGGCCCCAGCGGGATCGACGCTCCCGACCAGGAGGCCGTCGCCGTCATCAATGACTACCAAGGTCCCAGCGTCGATCCTCACGGTTCCGGGGATGATCGTGAGGTAACGGGTGATGGGGGGGGTGAATGGGAAATTAGTGGCCACGCCGTCACCCGTGGCCACGGTGGACTCAGTTTTGACCGAGGCGGTCATGACGTTGATCAATCCATGAGCGACGCCGGCGCTGTCCTGAATCGCGTTGTAGGCCCTGGACAGGTGGAAGTCATCGCCGGGCTCGTAGTCATCGAGCAGGTTCCTGACTGCCACAGCGACGTTAGTGGAAACCTCGGTGGCGGCGAAGTCGCTCATCAACTGGACCTCGATGCTGAGATCGAGGTAGACGATGATGCCGTCGACCACCTCTACGTCGGTACAAATGACCCGGATCGCGCCCTGTCCGTTGTTCATGAAGTAGTTGTACAGCGCGGCCTTGAGGCCCGCGGACGGAGCCACGATGGCTCCGGCGTAATCACGGGCCCAAATCGCGGCGCAAACCATATTGTACTCCGGGACCTCCTGCTTCAACCAGCACGACACGAATGCAGGGGCCCCGTACACGGGGTCGCGGAACGCATTGGCCAGGGCATTGAAGTCCGCCCGGGTCACGGCCCTGCCGTTGGCACTGACCCACGGCGGAATCCAGCGGCGGGCATGCTCTAGGGTCTCCCGGTCGAGCCCGCCGCTGCCCGGCTCCTCGTTCAGGAGATCCATTGGGATCGCCTGGGGCGGCGCGACGCCGTCGAGCCAGCCCGTGACCGCGGTGTCGATGGCCCCGATGGGGACGTTGCCGACGAGACCGCCGCCTACACGGTAGGACACGGTGATCGCGGCCCCGTTGGGAGGCAGAGCACCACAATCGCCGTCCCCGAATTGGATGTAGCCGTAGTCGTCGTCGTCATAGTCAATGGCGTAGACCTTAGCGGTCCCGTCGCTATAGATCAGCGACTCCACTTCGGTCCAGTCCACCCCCGCAACCCTTACGACCAGCGAGCCGTCTACGACCTCGGGCACGGTGAGCTTGAACTTCTGCCACGCCGCTCCATCGGAGGTGAAAGCATCGGCCTGATCGAGACCCTCCACAAAGGTCAGTAAGGCCGTGAGGTCACCTGCGGGTATCCGCTGGTCCACGACGGTACGGAACGTCACGTCCCCCGTGGCTGATACCGTGGTGCCGCTGGGCAAAATCGTGTCGTTGGTCTGGACCGACCCGATCGTGGCCTTCACGCGCACTGCCGCCGCTGAGGCGGGCCGGAGCTTATACCCGACGAGCTTGCCGAGATTGACGATGCTCTCGCGGTGCTGCAATGTGGGGAGGAAGCCTTCGTTGGCGGTGTAGTCGAGGAAATAGCTTAACTGATCTGTGCAGTTGTGCAGGAAACACCCCACCGAGAGGCCAAAGTTATGGGGCCCCTCAAGGATGCTGATGTCATATACATCCTCACGCTCTTGGAGTGCCCGCACAGAAACGATTTTGTGGTTAGCTTGGGCGAGTCGGGCCTTCACAGTGTCCTTCGAGCAAGACAACTGCCGGCTGATCTCTGGAACCGACAGTCCCTCCTGGCGAAGCCTGATCACGTCTGCTGGCAGGTGGTGGACAATTTCAGACCTCTCCCCAGGAGCGCAGAGGTTATGGGTTCCGACCCACCGCCCTGTTGCAGGGTTCTTGGTCTGTTCATAACCACGACCAGACTGCCGCCGGTACAGGGGCATCAGGCTGTCCCCCTGCTGAAGTTCGCAGGCTGGTTTATAGGTGCTGTCACGCATGAGCCACAGGTGGTTAGGTGTGCAGCGGACAGACTTCCCATTGTCAAGAGTGACCTCGACAAGTTCTGCGTCCTGCCGCGTTAGTTTGGCCTCCGCCAAAGCAGGGACGATATTCTGGCTTTGCTCATCTGCGGCATAGACCCAGAATGGCTCTCGACCTACTAGGTCCTTGATCTCTGCCTCTGCCCCATCAAGCAGAGGAATCTTTGTCTCCCCTACTACGCAATAGGCAGTGAGCTCTAGCAACGCCATGCCGATGCTGGAGGCGTACAGATCCTGCCAATCACTCGGGAACCGCGCCTTGATGTGGGAGATGAGCAGGGCCCGAATCGTTGAATAGTCCCTACCCGTGTAGTTGATCGCTGGCAATTGTGCCATCAGGGTGTTCCTCCTTGCGCGTAGTAGCTGGGGCTCAACGCGATGTCCACGACATCCACCGCGTCTGCCATTGGGTCCTTCACGTTCTTCGTGATGACTTGGATGTTGAGTTGGTCCCCATCCCTGACGGCCTTCAGGTCGACAAAGGCGATCCGGGGATCGGGCACGTCGTACTCGTTGGTCTCGTAGGTCATTATGGCCTGCTGGACCTCCGTGCGCGCCGCCGCAACGAGCCGGGCGTCGTTGGGCTCATGGACCATGTCCGGAAGCGACGTGCCGAAGTCCGGCCTCATGCGGCGCTCGCGCTTCCGGGTCAGCAAGATCCAGAAGACGCTGCTGCGCAGTACCTCTTTGTCGTCTTTGGATGAGACGAGGGTCTGGACCGCGGGGCCCCACGGCAACGACATGCCGCACCATATTCGAGGCATAACTAAGCTCCTGTAGGATGCGTGTCGAACCCGTGGGCCTCGGGGGCGTAGCCCTCGATCTTGGTGTCACTCTCCAACTTGGCGAGTGTGGCCCCCTTGCCCGTCAGTGTCGCTGCCGCGTCCAGAACGATGTCCGTGCCCGTGAGGGTCAGCGACTCCTGGGCCTCGATCACGATGTCCTTGCCTTTCAGGGTCAGGGTCTTGTCTTCGCTCCCGACGATGACTTCCCAGTCTTTGCCCCACAGCTTCACATGCTTCTGGTCTTTGTTGAACTCCAAGTAGTATTTGTCCTTCTCCCATACCAGTTCCAGCTTCTTCTCGTGGAGGCGCAGCCACACCCCCTCGACGCCGGGCACGGGGAAGCGGAGGCACCAAATCTTGGGGTAGGGCTCGCCCATGTCGCTGATGCACTCCTGGCCTAGTTCCGGTGTCCCGTCCTTCTCGCCGAAACACTGCCCGATCCAGATGGGGCTGTTGGGATCGCCCTGCTCGAACTCGACCCAGACTTCTGTGCCCACGGCAGGGACGGCGAAGAAACCGTAGGCAGTACCATCAGATCTGCCGCCCCCAACGGCAAAGCAAGGCCAAGCCCAGGGAAGCTCATCATCCTTCACGTCCTTGCCGTAGACCTGATCGACACGGGCCCTGATGCGGCCCATGTGGGGGTGCTTCGTTTCGCTGTCGTTGTTCTTGACGACGATGCCACGATAAGGGCCGTAGTAGCGCCCGGGGCTCTCGGTCATGACATGGTCCTCCGCTCCAGGTACAGTACGGTCTTGTAGCTCGTGGGCCTAATGAGGTGGCGGATTGCGTAGACGAAATAGCGGCCCCCCAAGAAGTGATCACGGCCCTGCGAATCCTTGACCTCCAGCGACACTATGGATGCGACTTCCGCCTCGGGAAGGGGCAGGACCCGCAGGGCCACTCTGAAGAGGCCGTGGAGTTCGCGGCTCCACGTCGATTTCGCTCGGTTCCCCACGTCTTGGTTGCGGAACGCATCGGGGTGTGGCTCGACCACGGAGAGAACCGTTGACGGTTTGTCCGGGGCGGGCAGGGTCCTGCTGGCCAAGTGGGTGTAGGTCACGGAGTTGTCATCGGCCTTCCAGAATACTGGCACCTTCTTGAGGGGATCGAATCCTCGGGCGGCGGTGGACAGCGACCCGTCCAAGGGGAGATAGAGCCGGCGGTAATCGATGCGAAGCGCGGCGACATCCGTGGGATTCTGCTGGCCCGTTGTAGGGGCGAGCCGGAACGTATAAGCAGCCTCACCTAGTTCCGGGGGCTTGAATACGAGGGTATCCCCATTGGAGACGTAGAGGTAGAAATCGGCGCGGCCTGTGGCCGACACGGCTCGCGGAAGGAGTTCGTGCCGCAGGAATGCTCCATCATCCAGGGTACAGGTGTAGAGCGTCCACTTCCCCTCCGTTTCCTCCACGTCGGGCTTGAGATTAGCATTCTTGGCAATCTTGCGGACCATCTCAGCGATGGTCGTGTCCACGAAGGCGCGCTCGGAGCAGGTTTCTCGGAGCCTGATTCCGGTGTCCGTGGCTTGGACACTGGCCCGTAATGAGCCGTAGCGGTAGTGGAACCTGCCACCATTCACGAGTACGGTCCGCCACTGCCCCCAATGGTCTTGGTTGCCGGCGGTGTAGCCCCACCGCAGTTTGCATGGGGTCTTCGCCCCATCTTGGATCACGCCGTCCCAGCCTTCCCACCGGTCCGTCGTGGTCGAGAGGGCCCAAGCGGCGCAGCCGTAGACGCTCTCGAAGTAGGTGAAACTGTGGAAGCCCTTTTCCACTTCGAGGTCTTCGCCGCCGGCCATGAGTGTGACGCGGGGACTAATGATCATCGCTCGGGCAGGCCGCGGACGAAGGCCGCAGCCACCTCCTTGGGATCGGGGATTAAGAGCGTTTGCCCCACCGCGAGGTCGGTGAGGGGGTTCTTGATCCCGTTGATTCTCGCAATGACCCACCACATCGTGCAGTCCCGGTAGTGGTCCCACGCGATGAGGTCGATGCAGCCGATGTCGCTTTGGCGCACGACATGGCGCTTCGCCCCCGTGAGCCTGATCTGGGGGATCTTCCAGAGCCCGAGGCATTGCCGCCCCGGGGCGATGCGGGTATCGGTGTGGAGCTTGGTCAAGGCGTAGCGGCCCGCATTGGCCCTAACCGACTCCAGTGTGGGATCGTTGAGTTCTGCCATACCATTCTCCTCACCCGCCAGCAGCACGCGCGGTGCTGGATGGGCTACTTGTGAATCCGGGGTGCTCTCCGAACTTCCAGGGCCTGCACGGCAGCCTGGAAGCATCCGCGGCAGCATCCGCGTCCCGTCCGTAATGCGGGGTTAGCACGAGGGTAACCGTGGCCCGCAGCGGCATGCCGGTAATGATGTCCCATGGGTACTCGAACTTGACTTTGATGGTCTTGACGATGTTGTCTCTGGAGAACCAACATACACCACCGCTACCCTCCACGCGCATGTTTACGATCCCCACCTGCTTCATCCCCCTCACAGGGAGAGCCAAATCGTACAGGCACTCGATGATCTGGATCAGGTGTTGGGGTTCGGAGATCGACTCCGACGCCCCAACGGCGAGTTTAAGCTCCAGGGTGATGTCATCGACATGACCACCTTGGTACAGAACCTGCACATAGTGGGTCGAGCGGATACCTTCCACCGACTCGAGCTTATTCTCATATCCATCCTCGAACCCATCCTGGAGGGCGAAGACCAGGTACGGTTCCCCAATTGGGCCTCCAATCGCGGAGAGGCGGATCGTGGCGGGGGCGGATGGCTTCTCCATTAAGCGAAAGTCCCCAAATGGATGAGGTGGCTGGACACGTCCGCCTCCTCCTCATCCTGCTGAGTGATACGGGTAGCGTACTTGTCGATCTTGCTGCCGATCCCGCTGAGTACGCGCGTCACGGGATCGATGGCATCCCCCATAGCCTGGGCAACAAGCGTTGGTTTGGCCATGGTGGGCATAGCCGCTGCTCTAGGCACAGCGAGGATGCTGGGTTTCCCAGCAGGCCCCGCGGGCCCTGCCTCTCCATGCGCACCGCCTCCCTTTGGAAAGGAAATCACGGGCGGGGGGGCGGGAGAGACTGGGGTTAGGGAATGGCCTGCCTCCCGTCCTGGAGCAGAGGAGACAGGGGTGCTACCTCGCGCAGCACCTGCTTCTCTGGGGGGCCCGGGCAGAAGGACAGGACTAAAGAGGCCCCTTAACCCCGCCGCAACGGTCCTACCTGGTGCAGCAAGCCAGGACATTGCTTCCCCAGCCGCACGAATTGCCCCAGCCAAGTTTTCCCATGCGGCGGCAAGTGCTTGAACCAATGGGACCAGTGGAGTGAGAAGGCGCTGCAGCTTTGGGTTGATGAGGCGCAGCAAGCCGCCGAATGCCGCTACGAGTCCCACTAGTGCCGTGATAAGCAGTCCGATCGCCCCAATGAAGGCGAAGATCGGGTTGGCCCACATCGCCACATTGAGCAGCCATTGAACCGCTGTCCATATAAGGATTCCTGCTGCGATTAGCGTTAGGATAGGCGGCATATACTTCAGGATTGCGACGAACGCTGCTAAGATTCCGAGACTGGCCCATATCGGGTTGGCCCACATCGCTGTGTTGAGCAGCCACTGTGCCGCCACCAATACGATGAATCCACCTACGACAAGTTTCAGGGCCAACGGCAACTTGCTCAGAAACATCAGGAAAGCCAGCCCGACCACGGCGGCGCGCCACCACGGGCTTGCTGCCGTCGCCGTATTAAGGGCCCACTGCGCCGTTGCTAGAAAGAGGAGTCCCGTAGCAACGGCAGGGATGACACCCTTGCCTCGGATGAGCCAATCAATCACCCCACTAAGCCACGTCACCATGGGCCTGAGAGCGTTCACCACGGGCAGGAGAGCATCGTGAAGCGCCGGGATCAAAGTATAGATCAATGGACGCAACGCATTGACGAGAGTCAGCAGCGCATCTTGAAGGGGTATGAATAAAGGCATGATGGCATTCTTGAGAACGGTGAACACAGGCATCAGGGCCTCTGCGAGCAAGCGCATCGGAGCTATTGTTTGGAGCAGCGGCATGAGACCTGTTTTGAGAGCAGTTAGCCAACCAAGTTCCTTTGGTGCGCCAGCACCGGGACCCGCCACTACTGGTGCGCCAGCACCGGGACCCGCCACTACTGGTGCGCCAGCACCGGGACCCGCCACTACTGGTGCGCCAGCACCGGGACCCGCCACTATGGGCTCGCGGGGCATCTCTGCCTCCAGTAGTCCCCTGATCTTTACCTGTTTCTCTTTCTTGCTCAGTCCCGCCATCGAGGTATCGAATGCCTGCTGCACGGCAGGAAGCATTGCCCGGTTCATTATGCCGAGGAGGGCCATTGCGTAATCAGGTCCCGCCTGAACCGCGCTTTCGATAAGTACGGCCCGCATGCTGGCGCTGAGGTTTTCGGGGCCAACCTCATACACCATGTCACCCACCTTCGCCATGAAATCCCTGACCCCCATGTCGGCGAGGTGCCGGGTCAAGTCACGGGCCGTATGTCCCGTGGCAAGTATGGCCTCTTGAGCCAGCATGAGATCGCGGGCCAACTCCTTGGGGGATGACCCGGCGGCGAATGCTTCTATCTTGACCCGCCCCATTGTGTCTACGACCCGATCTAACTCCGAGGTCATGGCTCCCACATAGGCAGGCCCCCTGCGCGTAAGTCCCTGCCAGAAACCTTGCCCGAAGTTCTGGGCTGCCGCTGTGAGGGTCTTGAAGGTCGTTGTGATATGGCCCGTTGCAGGAGGGAGACTGAGGGCGGCCTGCTGCATCGCCCACATGCCGGCCTCGAAACCGCGGGACATGGTCCTGATGGGAGCGGAGACGTTGTCCCGGAGCGCCGCGATCCATTGGAAGACGCGGGTAGTTGTCCCTGGAGCGGCCATTGGAGTGCCTCAACTGATACGGGCCCGGCCCAGCAGACCTTGGGGCAGCGCACCGCCCTCATCGCCTTGGCCCCGCTGTTCCATCTCCACGTTCTCATTGAGGCACCGCACGTGGCGCTGCCTCTCCGTGGGACTCATCCGGCCCGATGCGTCGAGCCCGACGCCGCCGTGCCTGGAAAGGATTAGCTGTTCTTTGGTCACGTTATCCAGGCGCTCGCGGGCGGCTTGCTGGTCCTCGGCGCTATCCCCCGGGGTGAGATCGTGGACAAAAGAACTCGTCCGTCAGGGGCACCTCCGCTCGCCACTCGAATCCGCATGTGGGACACACCGCTTGGAGAGCCAAGTCGACGCCGCAGTGGTTGGCATCAATGGTCTGCTGGAGCACCCGGGAATCCCTGCCATGTAGGGGTGGGCGCTCCAGGAATCTCTGGGCTTTGACCCCGTCGACTTTCTCACCGTCGATACTGGCGATAGTGAGGGAGAGGGAGTAGAGGTACGACGGATCGCCATTGTCGGCCTCATTGGCATTGATGCTGCCGCGCTGCCTCATGAAGCGGCGGACCGCGATCTCATCGGTCCCGCGCAGGTGCCGAAGCTCCAACTCCCTGCCGCATACGGGGAGCTTGACCTTGAAGGTCTCGGCGTCCTCATCGGTGAGTTCCCTGACTTCGAGATCGCGTTTGAGATCGGCCCGATGCGTCGATGTCTTGCCGCATTGCCGGCACTGGAGCGGGAATTGGTACTCGGGCCATAAGGTGATGCAGCGCAGGGCCAGCAGCATGAACGCCTTGTCCCCGACCAGATACTGATCGAGGGGCAGGGTGTGGGTGAGCAGGCACGCATTGAGGACGCGGTCGACGACCTCCTCCCGGTTCCTACGGGTGGTGAGGAGCAGTTTCTCCTCGTCCGTGGACCACGGCCTGACCCAGACCTTGCCCTCGGGGATGGCCCCGGCGTAGAACCGCCCGCCGCTGGGGAGTGTGATTTCCTCGCTCCCAGCCGGGGGTGCCTCAACCCTGGTTTCGTCCGACATCTGCTACCTCCTCAGTTGCCTCCCTGTAGTTCCTACTACTCTATCCATCAGGCTGGGTAGGCCGATACCCAATTACTCTCGGCCCTATAGAACCGGTCACACTGAATCGTCAACTCCATGGTCATCGCCGCCGCGGTGGTCATGTCACCCTTACCGGGAGAGAACTTCATGGGCCACACCCCCCGGAGGGTCCACGGACGCCAGTTGGCCCCCGCCGGCCCCATCTTGAGCAGGGTTGCCGAGTCAACCTTGTAGTCCTTGGCCAGTCCCATGTTGCCCGTGGTTGGATCGTAGACCTTCTTGACCCAATCCCAGATGATCTGCTCAGCACTTTCCTCGTCAAGGAAGTCATAGAGGGTGATCTCGATGGGCTCCGTCTTGTGCCGGCCTGCAACGAACACGACCTCATTGACGAACTCGATGGGGATTGCCTCGACGTTGAGGGCGGGGAATGCCAGCACCCGAACGGCGCGGCAGAGGATTTCCTCTGATATTCGTTCCCCCACGCCCTTGGGGTTGAGGCGAAGCATGAATTGGTTGGTGCGCTGGGGCTCATATCTCCCATCAGCGGCTGCGATGAAGCTGGCAGAGGTGTTGCTTACGACAGGCATTGCGGCTCTCCTTGAGAAGTAGGACTTTACTGGATACCCGCGAACTCCTCGAACTGGGCCGCGGCACTGAGCAGCACGTAGTTGACGATGATCTTCTCGGCCCCCTTCTGAGGCTTGATCAGGACGTTGCCGATCATCTCGGAGCGGTCCCTGGCATCGGGGGTGTTGGTGGTCTCGTCGCAGATGACCCGGTAGTCCTCGATGCCACGCCGGCGCAAGATCATCTCACAGACAGGCTCTACCATGCGGATGAACCGCAGCCAGGTGAACCTGTCATCTGGTTCATGAACGAGATACCTGACCGAGGTGGCGATGGACTTTTCGAGGTACAGGAGCATGCGGCGGACGTTCACGCGATCCAGGGCAGTCGAGGCCCTGGCGAGTGTCTGCTGGCCCCACACCGCGGGACCAATCCCTGTGAAGTTGACGATGGGATTGACGCAGTTGCCCCCGCCGAGCATGTAATCCCGGTCGCCTTGGTTCGGTGAGTACCGCACGTCCAGCACGTCGGTGAGCATGCCGCGATTGAGGCCCGCTGGATTGAACCAGGGATCAGCGATATAGTCGGTATAAGCATACACGCCCGCTACGTGCCCGCTCGGCGGAATCCACACGTCGGCATCGGCGTAGCCGTCGTGGACTTGAACCCAGGGGTGATAGGTCGCGGCGTAGCTGCTGTTGAGGGCTACGGCTGGACCGCCAGCGTACACGCCGTTGTGCCAGTCCACCACCTCCTGGACCGTGAGGTAGTCTGGCGGATCGATCAGGGACATGCAATCGGCACGGGTAGCCGCAATGTCAATGAGTTCCGTGACCACACTGGGATCGCTCTGGCCCGGTGCGGCGAGGAGATTGATGTCGATGGTCTCGGACTGCCGGAAGATTTGGAGGCCCGTGGGTGGAATGAGTGGGGGGCTGCCGCCGGCCCCGATGATCTCCGAGGCGCTGACACCGGCCCCATCATCTCCGCCCACGAGTGCGTAGGTGCCGGTCCGGAGCGTCGTTTTCGTGGTGTCGGGCGCGACCGAGACGTAAGAGCTACCCGGGTACTTGTACGTGGTGTCCCCGTTGATCCACTTGCCGACGTAGTTGCGGTCACTCACGTAAGCGGCACCAACCCTGATCTGATCGTAGACCTCGGCCACGGCCCCTTGGTCCGTGATCACGATGCGGTAGGCCCCCGATACCACGGATGCCGAGATGACGATCTGCACCGTGTTGGCCCACGACCCCGAAGTGTCCGCGGTAAAGGCCAAGGCGGTGCCGGTGAGGCCGGCATCCTGCACCACGACCGAAGCGGCGGCGTCGTAGTGGGCAACCCTGACGACCTTCAGTTGCGTGCCCTTTCGGAGGTAGCGGATCGCGGAGAGGCCGCCGAGATGGGCCAGCGAGGGCTTGCCGAAGGTCCGGACGTAGCTGGGCTCATCGGTGATCAGCGTCATCGCGTTCACCGGACCCTTCGCAGCCGTAGTGACGATGCCAAAGCTGGACGTAGAGAGCATGCGGACGTAGTTGCTGTAGTCCAGCTCGCGCCAGTACGCACCAGGGGAGAGAACGATCATGTGAAGCTCCTAAGCTACGGTCCTGGAGTAACGACGGTAGTGGTTTCAGTCACTTCAACGGTCTCGAACAGGCCGCCCTCCTCACCAGCGGCGGTAAGTTCGTGGACCGGTATCGTGATCTTCTCGACAATCGGCACCTCGACCTGCGGACGCGCGATCCACCCTTCCATCTGGAACGACAGCATCCATCGCAACTGCCGCTGGTCCGTGGGGTGTTCCAACACCGAAAGGTCACGATTCTCCATCAGTTGCGTGAAGACGCGCAGCGTCCCGTAGGGGAAGGGATGCTCTACCCGAATGAAGGTGCTCCAGCCCTCGGTCATGGCCAGCAGAAGCTGGTTTGCTAGGGCTTGTAGCTCCTCCAGGTTTCGGCCCCAGAGATCGACTTGGTACGTCAGGTTCACGGCTTGGGGCCACGGGGCTCCGATGTAACGGTTGGTGTCGACGTTGCGATAGAGCCGGGAGTGGCCGCAGATCGCGTATCGGGTATGGTCGAGGGCCAAGCCCGTTCTGGAAATCGAGCCCCAAGGCAAGGGATAGACGAGGCCCTGTATCGGATGGGCCTGATGATCGGGGAGGGGTTTCCGGGTCCTGCCCGCCAGCTTTTTCTCCAACGCTGCAAAGGCCCGCTCCGGCGTCGCAAAGACGTACTCGATGGGCTTGCCGTCGTGCAGGGTGTGGGCCCGGACCCAGTCCACGAAGGCTTTGCCATAGTTGCGGTAGAGTTGGACGCCGGTGTCAAGCGACACTGTTACGCTCCAAGGAGGCCACGGCCTCATCTAGGTCCAGCAAGCCGCGCTCGCAGGCCCCCACGGCCTCCCCTCGGGTCCAAGGCTCGCGGAGGGTGAGGGCCTCAAATATGGCACGGAAGCGGCCTAGACGCTCGCAGGCACGCTTCCGGCTCTTCACGCGGCCTCCGGGCCTCATGAGGAGCCGGCTCAACGCCTTGGCGTGTGCGCGGGCCTCTAGGACCGTTGCGGGAGCCGCGAGACCCAGAGCTTCTCGGCAGGTCCCACCTGACAGATTCCGGACCCATCGGGCGTAAGCGGCAAGCACACTTGTGGCTGCGGCGCTCATGCGTGTGCCCTCCGCTCGATCCGTTGCGCCACGGATTCCGCCACGGCCCTAGCCAAGCCATCAATGGCCGCTCCAACCCTGCTTAGGGGACCCCTAGCGGGGACCGTAGAGGTGCCGTACTCCAGGGCCTCGATGATCTCGGGCGGAACGCCGAGCCGACCCATCCTATCGGCATCCAGAATCACGGCATAACTGCCGTCCTCATCACCGGGCTCGACTCGTATGGAACTCGTGATCGCGGCCGCGGTCTGGGGCAGATGGGCCAAGGCGGGCCACGCCAGAATGGCGTCGGGGCTGGGCAGCCAGCCCATGAGGGCGAACCGAACCTCCTCGCGGAGGGCCTCGGCGATGGTGAGGCAGGTATCGCGGGGCAGGGCCCCGCGGGCCGCCTCCACCTCACCCATGAGGTCGTGGAGAATCGCACCGGCGTCAATGCTTGGCACCGAAATAGACAGCACTGGCAGGCTCCACGGGGCCCTGACCGGGGTAAACCGGCGGCTCGCGCCTTGGGTCCCGACACGGTACTATGCGGACGGTTCTATGGATATTCTACTGTGGGGGGAGAGGAGGCCATTAGGGCTGTTGGTACGCTTCCAGTGGCTCGCGGTAGCGGGTGCCGCGAATGTCGTACCACAGCGGCACGTCGGTGTTGGCGAAGCGGGTGGCGCAAATGACGCTCAACACGTCGTAGACACACTCGGAGAAACGGAAGCGGTCCCCCGCCGCCGCGATGATCGTGGCCGCTAAGGTGTTGGGGTTTTGGGTCGCTAGGCCCGCTTGGACGAGGCTGAGGACGCTGACCTTCAGCGTCACATCACGGGTCTCCTCCACCCCGTACTTGGTGAGGGGCCTGGCTTCGGCATCGGGTGCGGGGGCTGCCCGAACCTGATGGGGCGCGGGCCTGCCATCCACACCGTCGGTGAAGACCTTCTCGGCCTCGCGGGCCTCCGCGAACACGTCGTCCACGGCCTCCGCCGACGTGACCTGCCGCCAGTACGTGATGAGTGGGTAGTGGCGGTTGCAGTAGTCCCTCATGCGGCGTTGGATATTGGCGAGATCGCGGAGGGTTGGCCACTGGGTCTGCATCACTTGGCTCCAAGTGGCTTTACGGCTTCCTGGGGCTTGGCGGGGGTGGTATAACCTGATTTGGAAGCCAGGGCTCCTGCCGCTACGGATGCCGCCGCGGCCCACAACACCAAGGGGAGACACAGATGACGCATGGTAAACCTCCTCACCTCCCCATATGCTGGGCCTCCGGGGCACTGCTGGCCGACACCCCGGCGTCCCTCTTTTCCATCTGCCGCCGCCGCTCCCGGGCCAACTCGTTGAGACTGATGCCCTCGCGCGCCGCCCACGCCACGACCGCGGGTGGGAACTTCGCTATGATGAGCAACTCCGCGACCTTTGCCACGCGGTCTACAGTTGTCTCGGTCGGCCACGAGCAACCCGCAAGGATGCAGGTGACGAGGATAGCGGCGACGCGCATGCTAATCTCCCGTTTCGTCCCACATGTTCGATACCGAATCGCTGATCGTCAGGTTCGAGTTCCAGCGGGCGTAGCGGATGATTACCCGCACGACGATCAGGCACAGCAAACCACGCACTATCCCATAGAGGAGCCAGAGGCCAGCGCCGGCGAGTAGTGCGTAGAGCAGCCAGTTCATCTTCTCACCTGCCCCACAAGAGCCGCAGCACCTCCCTCATGGGATTGGAAGCCCTGCCGCAGTGAGAGCGGCCTTGGCGTCGCTCGCCTTCCCATTCAGGTCTTGGCGGAACTTCGCCACGTAGAACTTGAGGAGCTTTTGTGAATACTCCACGTCCGAGATCGTGCCGGCGGCGTGCCCTTTGACCAAAGGGGCGAGGATGATAAATGGTCAGGTCGAGCCGTTATGAACGCCGTCCCAAGTGACCTCGGTGTAGTAGCGGTGGAGGATGTCGAGCGTCCGCCAATCGGGGCCGGCGAGGAACGGCTTGCAGAAGTCGATGTCGGCTTGGGTCTGGTTCGGCACTCCAACGCTGGAGCACCCGCCCACGTTAATCGGAACCTCGAAGCCGTCGATGACGGTCCTCGGCCTGCGAACCATGCCCGGCCCGCACGATACCAGGGCCACGGTCAACGCGACGACGGCCTTCTTCGCCCACGACACGTTGCGCATCGGCACGCCTCCTATGCCAAAAAAAAGTTACATCACCAGCGGCCCTTGGATGCGGCTCAACCGCTTGATCGTCGCCTCGGCTTCCGCGATCAGTTTAGCCGAATCCGTTGCAAGTTGTGCCGCATTCGTGGCCAACTGGCCCCCGGGGGCAGGCACCATCGGGAACTTGCCCCTGATCTCGGACAGGATGCCCTTGGCATAGCCAAGGACGGCCTTCTTCAGGACATCGACGTACTGCACCTTGCCTTTCTCGAAGTCGCCGGCATCGAGGGGAACGGCGACGATGTAGGCGATGTCGAAAGGCCCGCCCCAGCAGTCCACGAAGACCTTCCTGCTCGTCCCGTCGTAGGTCCAGCCGGGCTCCCTGCCCCTCACGCGCTGGTACAGCTTATACTGGCTGCGGTAGAAGTACCAATCGCCCACCGGCATCCTCGGCCAAACCATCCTGAACATGAGCTCGAAGATGTTCATTTCCGAGTATTCACGAAGCTCCTGGGGCATCAGGAACTTCATGGTGAGGATGCCCCTGTCGGTGGGGTTGAGTTGGATCACCACCGATCCAACTTGGCTGCGCAAGACCCGAAGTTCGCGGCCAGAGGTGTAGTGGTTGAAGAGGTCGAGGGCGTCCTGGACCGATGTGGTGAGGTGGGTCTCGGTAAGCTCGACCTCAACCTCTGGGGCACCTAACCTGGCCTTGATCCAGTCCTTGAGCGTCGTCGTGAAAGTTTCGGCGGACATCGCAGGCTCCTCACCTCTATTCTACACCCAGACTAGGAGAGAGTAAGGGGGCCTGGGGGAGGAATAACGAACTTGGAGCCGTCCCAGTACTTCCTGTGGCGCATCAGTTGGGAGAGAGACGGGCCAGCCACGCCACCGCTTTGCTCGGTGCCCCAGGTCAACTCGTTGTCGGCCTGGGTGACGTTCGCATACTCGAAGGCGAGCCAGGCGGCGGAGCGGGCGATACCCACGCTCAGGTGCATCTCGTCCAACCGGCCGTCCAGCCAATTGTTCGCTCCACCCGCATAGTGATTACCGAACAGTCGGTAGGTATTAGATGAGTTCAGGGCGTCAACCGACGTTGTGCTGTATGCTACCTCAATTCCGTCTTTATAAACGGATTTTCGGCCATCGGAGACGCTATATCGAGCTGCAACGTGGTGCCACGCGCCCGTGCCCATCGTGTAAGCAACATCGTTATTCCGCGTGCCATTATTACCAGTCGATGTGTCGCGCGTGTAGAAGGCTGTTTGAGTAAGTGAAAATGCCCAGTAATCATTACTGCTATAACTCATAAGATGGGATGTGGAACTTGGGGTGCTGTCAGCATATGCCCATGCCGAGAATGTGATTTCTGACGCGCCATCGATCACGTTCGGCGCAGTGAAGGCGTCCGTGTTGCTGTCGATATCTACGGCGCTTCCGATCTTGCCAGTCAATCCATAGGCGGGGGTGTTCACCTCCGCCGCTGTGTTCCCGTTGGCGGTGGAATCCGCGAGTGGCGTTGAGGCATCAGAACAATGCCAGACGCCCTTGAAGTTGGCATCCCACACGCCTGATGCCGGTGAATAGGCCGTGTCGCCGGCCTTCTCATAGTAGACGCGCACGACGGTCTTGGTTCCACTGGCCGCGATGCTTGGGATTTTCACCCAGATGGAGGCTGTGACGTTGGACCCTGCACCACCGCTCCACGCCTCGATCTCGCTCGGTATTTCCGTTTGCGTTGCCGTCTCGTAGAAGTGCACGTCCGCGCCTGTCGCCAGGCAGTTCTTGAACACGACATCGAGCGTCGTGGCGTCGCCGTTTGTGTGCGCACTATCGATTGGAAACAGCGCGGGGAAGTCCGTCAATCCGGCTGCCGGGTAGTCAATGGTGACTTCCATGTAGTGCGCGTAGCCACTTGGGTAGGCCATGCCTCAATCCCATTCAGGCAAGATAGGCGGCACAGGCGTTGTAGAGCGCCGTGACCTTCGCCTTGAGCGAGTCGAGCTTGTCCACGTCTGCCTGGTCATACTCGCCCGTTGCGACACCGGCGATCATGATCAAGCGCGCCTGATTCAGTTCGAGCGCCTTGTTGGCGATGACAACGGCGCTACTCGAAATCTGGCTGAGGCGCCCCATGATTTCCTCGGCCATTTTCCTTCTGGTTACTTCCACAAATGCGTCACGGGCCATTGCAGTCTCCTTTCAAGCCGCGTGCGGTGCGGCGTAATGGGCCGGGGCAGAGGATGGCCCGCGGAGCATCCCTTTGTGGGCCGGGCCTTTGGCAGTGTGCCAACCGCGCATTCCCCACCCCTATTCGTTTCACCACTGGGTGAAGTCCATGTTCCACTACTTAGGTGGCTCCGGCAGCGCCTCATGCTGCTCCTCGGTCAAGCCATGCTTGGCGTAGAGGTGGCCGATGAGGCCGTTGGTGTTCTTGAACCGCTTCTCCACGCCCTGCTGGGCGCAGACTTTACATAGGGGGAGATTCGCGGGCATTGTGGCTGGGATGACCGCCCCCATGCTTGGTGTCGGCACCTGCTCGAAGGCAGGGGCTTGCGGAGGAGCGCTGGGGGCAGGAGGTGTGGGTGGTGCAGCCGCCACAACGCGCGGCGGCACCGAGACGTGGTTGGGGTGGGCCCGGGCGACATGAGCGTCATGGAGGGCCAATTGGCCTGTTCGGTGGATCTGGCAGACCCGGCAAATGTAGATCCCGCGCCTTCGTTCGTAGGTGTCGGTTTCTTCCTCGATGGGAGCGAGGGGCTGGGAGGGTGGAGGGCGAGCTACTGGGGGGCTCGCTCTTGGTTGTACCGGGGCCGTGGGGCGGGGTGGTGAGGGTGCGGGGTGAGTGGTGCTGCGGGGCGCGAGGTAATGAGGCGGCAACATCGGCTGCGCGGGGACCGGTGGAGTTCCGGGTCGATCCGGCACCACGACTCGGCTCAAGAAATCGGGCCCGACGTGGCGGCTCCACCACGGATCGGGAGAATAGCCCCCGGGTGGGAACGCCACTTGTGCCCCCGCCCTGCTCAGGAATAAGGGGTGGGGATGAAGGTTCTGGTAAATGACGGCCATTGCGTCCTCCTCGTTGTCGAGATACCTCCGGCACTCATGTGCAAGCGGGACGCCCAGGACTCGGCCTGAGCGTCCCGCCTGGGTGCTACTCCAAAGTAGCGGTGCTACTCCAAAGTAGTGGTGCTACTCCAAAGTAGCGGTGCTATGCCACGAACGCGGGTCTATGTACCTGAGCGGCGATTCTCGTCAAGCCCCTGCTCATGGTATGAAGGCCCCACCGGTTTGGATCACGATGCCGCGGATGTACATGTTGGCGTTGACGGGCTTCCTCGCGGCCCTGTACGCCATGCCCTTGCGGGCCAGAAGGTCATCGAGGATCACGGTGTTCGTGATGTACAGGGGCAGATAGGGGGCCCAAATGTAGCCGGTATCATTGAAGCCGCTGCCCTTGTAGCCCATCAAGAACTCGTTGCGGCTCGTCTCGCCGCCGTCGTTGCCGAAGCTGGGATCGCGGTAGATCGTCAGGTCCTCGACGGTGCCGATCTTGCGGACACCGGCCTCGTTGGAGGCACCGGCACCGCTCGACTTGAACCTGTTGAGGGTCTGGAGGATCTCGCAGAACCCAGGCCCGCCGACGACCCAGTTGGGCGTGACGCGCTGCGTCCGCTCATTGACGGCGATCTGGCCCTGAACCAGTGCGTCGTAGAGGCTTTCCTTGTGCCAAATCCACGGCACGCCAAGCGGGGGAGTGCGGTCCCACGAGATGAGGCCGCTGGCCGCGATGGTCCGGAGGTGGCGGATGATCTCGTAGTTGACTTCCTTGGCGATCTCATTTCTCATGAAACTGACCGCCTCCATCTCCAACTTGAGGCCGTGGTACGCCTCGAAATCCTGGGCCGCTTCGATGCTGTACCTGCAACGCAGAGCCCATTTCCTGGCGGTCAGGGCCGCCGTGGTCATCTGGAGATCGATCTCGGGGGTATTGGCTTGGCCCTCGGAATTGAACTCGTAGTTGGCCACGACCGCGGTGCCCGCGTCAGGGGCGGTGGCGAACAGGAGGTCGTAGGCACCGGTCGCATAGTCAACGGTGTTGACCCCGAGGGGATCGACGGAGCCGATGAGGTGGCCATTGCCGTCATCCACGACTCTCCGGGTGCCGTCCCCGATGACGACGGTGGTGCCCCTCACCGGAACCAGGGCGAGGTTGCCGGTGAAGTGCGTTGCGGCACCGGTCCCGACCCCCCGCGGCTCATCCTTCACGCGCTCGCCGGTGTAGGTATACTCGGTCGAGGGGCCGCGCCGCACGTCGGACATCTTCGTGCCGCGCTGAATGCGGCCCTTGGTCGTGCCGTAGATGGGCTCGAAGAAGAACACGAGGCCGGTCGGGGCGTCGAGGGCTTGGACCGTCACCAACTCGGCGGCGACGAGGTTGGCCATGTAAGCCCTGATGATCGGGAAGACGAACTTCTCGAAGCTGCCGACGCTGACGCTCGAAGTCGCCTCCTTGAGCTTGCGGATGTGACGCAGCGTGTTCTCGTACAAGCGTGCGAGATTGCAGCGCTTGTCCTCGTCCGCGATGCCCGCCAAGCAGTCGAGGATCTCGTCTCGGGCCTTGATGTCCCTGCCGGGCCGTTTCTTCCACGACTCCACGAGTTGGAAATCGGCGGCCCGCCGAGCCTCCCAACCCGCTTGAATATCGAGAATCGGGTTGTCCAGAGCGTCCATGAAAGAACCTCCAGTGGTGCTGCTCCGGGGCAGCTACGTTTGACAGATCGTATCCGATCCGCTACGTCCATCCGCCGAAGGTCCTCCCCCAATGGGGGGAAGCTCCACAGGACTGACGCCTACGGAATCTCACTCACTTGCCTTCGAGGCTAGACATGGCCTCCATGAGGGTCGGCACCCTGGCGGGCTTCACCTCTTCCACGACGGTCTTCGGCCCCTCTTTGGGGGCCTCCTTGGGATCAACGGCCTCCTTGATCGGCTTGGGGGCCGGCTTCGGGTCCGCTACGGGGGCGGGCTCGGGTGTCTCGGTGGGGGCCGGTGCCTCGTCTTCCATGAGCCTGGCCCGCAGCGCCCGCAGGAGGCGCAGCGACTCCGCGTACTTCGCCTCGGCGAGCCGAGCCCTCCGCTGCCACTTCACAGCGTCGGTGCGGAAATCCTCCGCGACGCGCTTCAGAGTGTCATAACGCTTCCCGCCCGCTCTGGCCTTGAGCTCATCGTTCTCGGCCTTGAGGGCCGCGACGCGCTCCGCAAGATGCACGGCGACCTCCGCGCCTGTTGCCGTCCCTGCCATTGCCGATCTCCTTGTCTCAGATTTGTGACCGTCACCTACACTATACGCGCGAGCCTTGGAGCTCGGTTCCGGGGCTTTCGCTTCTACAAGCTTGGGGGCGGGGGGCTGTTTCGACTCCTTCGTCGGCTCTGCTTCCGCAGCCTCCTTCTCTTTGTGGGTCTTAGCGGCCTTATCCTCCTCCGGTTCTTTCTTGCCGCCGCCCACGAGGTCCGAGACTTTGCCGGCGACGACCTTGCCGAGGGCCAGCAAACCCCCCCGCAGCTTCGAGCCATTGGGGCTATTGTCCGCGCCCAATCTGTCGAGAATGGTCATGACGCGGCTCAGAAGATCGGCGAGAGGCCCAGCGGCCTTGCCGGTGTTGATCACGTCCTCAAGCTCGCGCACCAGGGCCTCAGCGGCGGTCACGGTCTCGGGGTCGACACCGTTGCCGCCTGGAGGCAGGGATCGCTCTTCAGGGGTTGGGGGCTCACCCGCGATCTCGATACCGCCCGCGGCGGGGATCTCACCGGCCTGCTCGCGGAGCCTATGGAGCGCTGCCATGACCGACTGGTCCGTCACGTAATCCCAAGTGGTGAGTTGGAAGTCGTCCTTCACGTCCTCGCAACCGTCGCCGCCGGGCATCGTTTCGCCGTCACCCCGTGAAGAGCATCCTACAGCGCATCCGCACCTGAGAAACTCCTCCAGCGTCAAGCCCTCATGGGTACGGAATACCAGGATGTCGCCCACGACATAGTCACCGGGCTCGACCCCGGATTTGTGGCCGGGACCAACTGCCTCGATATGCACGGCCTCGATGAGGTGGCTGCCCTTGGAGAGGTCAGAGGTCCCGCTCGCGGGATGCTCCAACTGGCCAATGACGCGGCGCTCCGCGAGCCGACGCATAAAGGGGCTATCGGCCTTGAAGTTGTTCTCCCATACGCTGCGGCCATAGCGCCGCTTATTGGCGTTGGGCTTGCCCACGGCTTGGAGGATCTGGTTCTTGAGCCGGAGCCTGGGAACGCCGTCGCCGAAGGCGGAGCGATCCCACTCCATCTGGACCGGCTTAGCGAAGAATGGGGCAGTACGCTCGGTAATTATTCCGCGTGGCATTCGGCAGGTCCTCCGGTGAGATCCACTCGTGCGTATGCTCCTGGGGATCATACGCCACGGTGTAGAAGTTCCAAACATAGTCTACTGTGAAACCGGGATCGACGTTTCCAAGACTCCACAGCCAAGCCACGAGATCGTCGGGCACAAGGTCGTAGCTCGACCCGTCGGGGAGCCAGACCGTGATGGCCCTGCCGCCGTGCCTACGGGTGAGGTACAGCGTCCCCGACAGCGCCACGTCTCGGGGCGGCATGATCGGGATCGGTGCCAAAGACCGCCTCCTCGTACAAGGCTGTGAGAGCCGCGGCTTCATCCACCCTTCCCATCTTCGGCTCCCTGCACTTGGGGCACACCGGGGTCTGGCCGATTGGAGCGAGGACGGTGGTGCCGCAGTTGGGGCAGACCCACCGCTTCTGATTCGATACCGCATTGGCGTTGGGTATGGGTGCGACCTCGGCCACAGCGGCCTCACAGAGAGCCTCCGGGGGCATGCCTGCGAGGAGCAGATCGAACGATTCGAGGCCAAGCCGCTTCTTGACGACGCCCATGATGTAGGCCCACTTATCCCCAACCTTGGCCTTCTTCTGTGCAGGCAGGCCATCGTACCGTTTCGCCGTCTCATCCCAATACCGCTTCACCACGGGCAGGGACTTACCCGCATCCTTGGCGAGGCTGCGGACGTTGGCGGGGGGGCTGAGGCCCTTGCGCTTCTTCTTGGCTTCACTGGGCCCAGCAGGCTCTAGTTCCCTATCGAGGGCGGAGCAGCGCCAATCCACCCCATTGAGTACCACATCGACACAGTTGAAATTGCCCCCACGTCCTCTGACTGGGGGTACATCGACCGCTCCTATGATACCTGCCATACCCGCAGGGAGAATCACGGATGGCCGCCCCGCGTACCCAGAGTAGTAGGGTACACGATCTATTCGCAGCCGAACGCGATCTCCGACTCTGAACTTACTCATTCGTTCCTCACGACCCCACAATACCTTCGCGGGGGTGTTCGGGGTACTGGACACGGGTGATCCATACGTTCCCCGTTGCCTCCGCGGGGGTGCCGGGCATGGCGGTTCCCGTTGCCACCTCAATGCCTACGTACTTCCGGGCCGAGGTGGTGAGAATGGCTACGCGGGCATGCCCCACAAGCGTCATTTGGAGCAGACCTGATGCGGCAGTTGTGGAGAATGGTAGGTCATCCCATGTCCCCGTTGCTCCCGTGTCACTATCGCCAAGGGCGAATGTGACAGGCGTAGCGTCTTTGTTCTGAATGAACAGGGCGACCCCACTGACATCGAATGGGTAGTCATAAGGCCAGATGTAGTCACCATGGACGTGGATGAGTTCACGAGAAGTTGGCAGATTCATCGGTTACCTCACTGTTCGTAAGTATTAGACCAAAGCTCCTGTCCATCAGGACCGGAGACTCGAATGAGCGCACTGGACCCATCCTCTGAGCCGATGACATCAATCTCAAGGCAGTCCGCCACACCACCCCTATCACGGGCTTTCACCCGAATAGTCATCTGTCCCGACCTGCTTCTAGGTCCTGTAGCAGCCTTACGCTGCCCATCTACGTCTACAGTGACCCAAGCTGGGCGGACAAACTGGATTTCTGTGAGAGGCTCTTGTTCATCAAGCCCCGTCTCTTGATCCTTATCTGTCACCCTGAGCATAGGGGGGCGTTTGATACAGAGGACATGATCAACGGCTTCTTCGATAGGGTCATGACGCATTGACATTCCCTCTTTGGGTTTTCTACCGAACGGGTGAATGAAGTCCCTACTGGCGGGGCAGGGGATGTCACTTGCATGGTACTTGGCGTGCGGGGGTGCCATGCCCCACTTATTGAGGTGGATCGTCTGCCCGCACTCCGGGCACTTGATCCATTCCCCGTCAGCGCTCCGGCGCTCCATGGCTTCTTCGATGGGGTCTTTACGGCTTTGCATTGGACTAGACTCCCCGACACCACGGCGTCTCCCTGCCTTACTGGGGCGGGAGAACACGAGTAAGTCCGGCGACGACTGCTCTATTTTCCACCCCGCTGCTTGGAGCCGCTCCGCTTCATCGAAGCCCTGTGACGTTCGGAGGTCAACCCTGCGATACTCGTAATCGCCGGGCATCCTGGGATAGCTGGGGTCCATTTCTTCAATTGGGTCACGAGGCATCCGAAAGACTCCCTAATCAAAGTACTTACTAACCACATTGCCAAGAGCGAAGGTGACGGGAGTAGCATCCTTGTTCTGAATGAACAAGGCAACCCCACTGGCATCGAATGGATAATCATAAGGCCAGATGTGGCTGCCGTGGACGTGGACTTGATCACGAAGGGTTGGCTGGTTCATTGCTCGTAAGTCTCCGACCAAATGACATTGTTGTCGGGCCCGACGACTTGGACCTCGGTCGTCTCCCTGTCGGCGTTGACGAAGACGTTGAGGCACTGCTCGATCTGGCCGCGGTTGCGGACCTGAAGACTGATGCCCATTTCGCCCTCGCGCCCTCCGGGACCCGTGGCGCATCTTTGGACCCCATCGGCGACGACGGTAACCCATGCGGGCCTCACCGCCTCGTCAAGTGGCCCAAGTCCCGTCTCCTGATCCCCCTCACGGACACGGAGCATGTGGGGGCTTCGGATACCCAGCACACGGTCAACGGCTTCCTCAATCCAGTCACGCTTTGACATTGCTCTCTCTCTCTTCGGTTACCGGAAGTACTTGGCGATGACGGTCCCGATCTTCGCCACGTCCGTGGGCTCAGGGGTCGGCATTGGAGGCATCGGCTCGGGGGCCGGTTCCCTATGGGGGGGTGGGGCCACCGGGCTGGGCGGCATCGGGGGCATAGGCGGCATCGCCTCGTCCTCAATCTCCTCCTCCCCCTTCGGGGGAGGAGAGCCCGCGGCTAGAGCAGCGGGGAGTGAATCGGAGAGGTCGGACTCGAATCCCTCGTCCGCGGCGGCCTGAAGCGCCTTGGACAAGGCGTCGAGCTTCAGCACGATCTCCTCGCCCTTCTTGGTCGTGATCTTCAATGCCCCTGCATCCTGGAGGCCGCCCACGAGTTTGCCAAGATCGCCCTTGAGCCCAAGCTCCTCATGGGCAGACTGGAGTTTGGTGTTGAAGTCAGCAAAGGAGCCGCACCATGTCTTGGTCTCGGCTTCTACTAGCCCCTCGCCCAGGTGACGGACGGTGACGATGCACCAACGGAGGGGGCCACGTATTAGACCAACAACCGTCTCTCCTCGGGATACGACCGTAGTGCCCCATGCACCCCCCGCAGATTTGGTTTGAAACCCCTTATCCCGAAGGGCGTCAATCGCATCCTCCACGTCCAAGTGGACCTTGAAGTAGTCACTGCCGCCCTCGTGGATTTCAACTCCCATTCCCTGGAACAAGTACCGAGCGGACTTGAGCGAATCCACCTGCCCCGCTGAAACCGGGAGTGCCTCGTTGCAGGACTCAGTGATGGCGGGACCCCAGAGGTCATCGGCATTGCAGGCAGCCGCGGCGTTGCAGATGGAGCATTGGGATTCCGTAATCCCCTGCCGCTCGACCCACCTGCCGAGCTTGTGGCCGTGCGCCGCAGCAACAGCCTCAGCAACGGAGAGGAGAGATTCGGTGAGGGGGTTATCAGCAGCATGGGACACCACCGCCTCACCCGTATGTTTCAGCGGGATTCCTTGTGCCTGTTTGTTACGGCATTGGTTGCAGAGCCCTTTGCCAGCGCATACGAGGCAACCCGGCACCCCACAAGTACTGCCACAACCGGGGCAGCCCCGCTTGCGCTCAGTCAGCCTTCCCTCCGGCACCGTGACGTTGCAGAAGTAGCAGTAGTTCGTGGGATCGAGGGGGCCGCTGCACGTGGGGCAGAGCCGTGCCGCTTTGGATTCGCGGCGCAGTGGCCGTGGGGGGCCCAACCGATCGGGACCAATCTGTGTGGTGATGAGGCGCAGGATCGCAATGGTCGCCGCCTTGGGGTCCATGCGGCCCTCGGCCACGGCATGGACGATGGGGCCGATCTTGTCCTCCATAGGGCCGTCTTCAGTGAGCCTGTTGTCCGGGACGTCTTCCTTGCAGAGGATGCAGCGGTTGGCGACCATCGGGGACTTGCAGTTGGGGCAGAGGTGGGCGGCCTGGGACTCTCCAAGGAGCCTGCCCACGGCCTGCTCCAAGTCCTCGCCCCGCTCCACGGCGGCGATGGCCTCGGCCACAATGCCCTCGGCGCTCTCATCGAGGGGTACGACATCGGTGCTGCTGCACCGCGCGCACTTCCCGGCTTCACCCAACCACTTGGCCCCACACTTCTGGCAGCCTGCAGCCAACGGGGGCTTCGCCCCGACCGGAGCCGGGGGCGAGGAGGGGAGACCCCCGGCTGCCGGTGGGGCCGGGGCCACGGGCCCCGTCGGTGGACGGCCTGGGACGCGGGGCCGAGGGGGCCTGCCTGCACCCTCGGGCTCCTCGGCACCCGCCTCTGGCGGTGCGAGTATGGCGGTGAGGTTGAACTTGGTCCCGCACTTGGGGCACACCAGAGTCGCCGCCTCCGTGAGGTCGAAGGCGTCGAATGGGGACGCGACGTTGCAGTGCGGGCAGGCCACGGCTGGACTCATCAGCAAACTCCTAGCTTTCCCACTGACTCGATGGGCCGTAGGGCAGGGCCTCACGGGCATGAATGAGGTTGGAGCGGAACTCTCGCATTGCCATTGACATCGTGCTGTCACCCGCCGCGGTCTCGTAGACGTAGGTGCGGTCGATCAAGAATGAGAGGGTACGGCGGACGCATGCCAAGTCCTCATCGGGTACATCCGCTTCACTGAGCAGATGATCCACGGCTTCCTCGATGAGGTCTCGCATCAGATCACTCCTGGCTCGGCGTCGCCGGCCATCGGCACCTCGATGTCCACGAGCCCCATAGGCTCCACGGCCTGGGGAACATTGGATGTCTTGGTCAGGGTCAGGGCCCACCCCGTCTTTTCCTCCCCACCGGTCTGGGCCGCCTGGACATCGAAGCCTCTGGTCTTAGCATACTGGGAGAGGGTGTCAAGGACGCTTTGTGACACATCGGGGTAGAAGTAGAGGACGATGACGGAGTTATCGACGCTGAGGTCAGCCCCCGCATATTGGGGCAGGACGCGGAGGCCGTTGATATGCAGCATGAAGTCATCGAGGTCGCGGCCCAGCGGCGTCTCCCGCTTGTCCTCATCCCCCAGCATCGCCTCGGTCCTCAAGAGGACCCCCACCGCAGTGGCCGCGGTCATGCGGCCCTCCACGAGGGCCTCCACAACGGCCTCAACATCCACGGGAGCCATGAGGTCGAGTCCGCATGAGGGGCATCGGCGGGGGTAGCGGCCGGGGTATCGGGGGACACGGAGCCCACAGGATCGGCAGGTGTGGTGAAGCCGCTCGGGGTCGAGCCTACGGTCGTAGGCCCGGTACATACCGGGCGTCAGGCGTACCTGTTTGGACATGCACGTTCTCCTCGCATAGATCATACTGCGAGGAGACGAGATGCGTTAGCTGAGGATGGATTGGATAGCGGCAAGGCAGGAAGGGGAGAGGCGGAACCGCAACTCCGGCTCAGCGGCCCATAGCTGAACTATCCCATCGGGGTTGATGCTGAAGCTGGCAGCGGGTGAGCATACCACCCGCTCCCTGTCGGAGACTCGGATGCACTCCATCCCGATACGCACCACCCCATCGCTCCCCGCGAGGGGGGCATCGACTTCGTCCACAAGCAGGCCGGGGCATGCTGTCTCGATTGCTTGCGCAATGGCTCGCTCGCGCTCCGTTGCGGGGCCTGGGGACCACCCGTACCCATCAAGATAGTTGTCCGCCTCGGCCTCGGTGAGGCCCGGCAGCGCCGCCACAACGTCGTGCTGCTTGTCCCCTGTGTGCAACCTCGCAGAGGACAAGGAACCCTCGGGGGAAAAAATGAGGCTTAGCGTATCACCGTTGGCCCTGTGGAACTCAAGCATCACGTCCCTCCTTCAGCAGGCCCTCCGCAGCGCGTCAGTTCTCCTTCCCTGTAAGTCGCTCGGGCCTGTAGGTCTCCCGCATCCACGCCCGAGCCCCCAGGGTAGTCTTGCCGGCCCGCCGCAGAAACAACCACGGAGAGAGTGGGGTATCCTTCACTGCCGCGGCAAAGTCCTTCTGGCTCGGGGCGTCGTGGTGCAGGGTCCACAGTGCCTCCGCGCCGGCGGCCATGCGCTCGACCCTCAACTCATAGCCGGCGATCCTCGCCGCGAACTCCGGGAAGTAGCCCTTGATCTCCGCGGTGTCTCCGAGCAGCGCGAGGCGGGCGAAGTGCTTCTCCTTCTCGCCGCTGCCGGCATTGACGGCGTGGAAGATAGCGAGATAGCTTGGGTCCTTCACCTTGATCCTGTTGCAGGCCCCATCACGTACCACGTAACCCTCAGATAGAGGAGGCAGGGTAGAGAATGATGCTTGTAGCGCCTCCAAGGTCCGGGGCAGATCGTAGCGGCACGGGCGGCTGAAGGGCCACTCCACTGCGTGCTCAGCCCCTAGCAGTTCTACCTGCCGCCGCCGGTCCATTAAAGCCAACAAGTACAGGTCCTCGCAGTCGTACCTTGTGACGATGCGATTGTAGGGCCCCACGTACTCGCAGATGAAGCAGTGGTCCTCATTCTCGTCGGCAAAGAGGCCGTCAGGCGAACCGCCAGTCTCGCGCTCTATGAGAGCCAAAACACACGCCCTGAAGGTGCCCGGTGCATCGCTGAAACCTCCCTCCGCATCCAGCGTCCCTCGGGTATGGAACGTCCAGTGCTCGCCGTCACGGTAGAAGACGATGAGCGAGCCGTCTACCTTCTCCTCGACCGCGGCGGTCGCCCAGTCGATCTTGGCGGCTTGGCCCTCATGGGCGTTGTAGAACCGCTTGAAGCTCATGCTCAACACATCGAAGGACGGCAGGGCCAGCATCAGGGCCCTGCACTCGCCGTACATGCCGCCCTTCGGGGTATCGAGACCGTAGTTGAGCAGAGCCCGTCTGCCATCAGTCACCACGACGACGCCGTGGGGGGGCTGGCGGATCGCCTCAAGCGCGACTCGTGGAGTGGGGAACGAGCGCAGGAAGTCCTGGACGATCATTGTGGCTCCAACGTTGCGATGCGGATCACCAAGTCCTCGTCCTCCCAACCCTCGTGCTAGCGGCGGCGAGGGGTTCGAGAAGAGGTGACGACGTTGGGGTGAGGGCCGCAATGGATGTTGTGGTAGGAGGGACGGGAGCTCTTGGGTTTGTCCCCGGCGCGAGCGGCTCGGCCCTTCTCGTATGCGCAGCGACGGTTCACGAGCCATCCTCCAACGTCAGGATGCCGGCGATGTCGGTGATGTTGATGTCGCAGAAGGTCCGAACAGATTCTCGGAGAGCGAGACTCCCTTGGCCTCGCTCTCCCGGTCGACTCTCGTCACCAACGAGCGCGTGGCCAAAAGGTGCCACTGTCACTTGCCATGCTCGGTCTCCTTCTTCGCGGCTCGGTAAGCCGTCTCAGCGTCCCGCAGAGCCAAAATCTGCACGGAGAGGCACCCGTCGACCGCAGCGCAGTAACCCCGCGCCAGCGCCGACGCGGCGAGCAGGGCCTCGACCGCCGCAGACATTCCCTCGCGCGTGACAGGGCCAGCCCCAGTCGCCACTGCGTAGCTGGTGATCCGCTCCCAACAGATGGCATTCTCCGCCGCCAACCCGTTGCGGACGGCCTCCAGGTGTGCGACCCGCGCCCGGAGCGCGTCTGCGGCGTGGGCCTCCGCGAACAACTCCTTCGCGTACTCCTCAATGAAATCATCACCTTCTTCAAGCCGCTTGAGCAGATCAGCGTCCATCGGCAGCCTCCTTCTCGGCAGCGCGGTAAGCTGCGATGAATCCATTCAAGACGCACCGATGGGAACTTGACTCCCAATCGGAGTCCAGTGTGAACTTCGCCAGCGCCGACGCGGCGAGCATCATGCGCGCGTGGGAGCCACTATCCGGAAGCGCCGACAGCGCGGCATCCGCAATCGTCTTGGCGTGCCCATAGAGGCCAGGGCGCAAGCCGGGGACAACCCATTTCTCTGCCGCAATGTCTTGAAGGGCCGCCGTCAGCCTCTGGCACTCGGCCTCCAGTTCCTTGACCCGCCCCTCAAGCGCTCGCATCGGGTGCTTCGCACACTGACACTGGGTGTAGTGTTCCTGCGGTGCTGCACTTGTCGGGTGTCCTTTGATCATCATCCCGCACCAAACACAGATGGTCGTGGCCTTGGGGCATTGCCTGCTGTGAGCCAGGTAATCCTGCAGAGCGCTCCCGATTTCATTCAGATCGGCTACCGCGAACAGAGCGCCACAAGGGCAACGGAATCCCATGGGACTGTGGTGCCACTTCTCCAGTTCAGCCTCCACGGTCTCAAGCCGCCCCCGCAGGGCAGCCATCGGGTGCTTCTCGCAGTGCTCGATGTGGTCCTGCATCAACGGGCCGTCGACGGGGCCGGGAACTCGGATGCCGCAGAAGCCGCAGTGGCTGCCCCACGTCACCACGGGGCAGTGCTTAGCGTGTGCCACATAGGCGTCTACCGCGGCCACGATACCATGGGGTGGCGGGCCGATCTCGAACTCGGCTCCGCATGCACACCGATAGCCGCACGCCTTCTGCTCGGTCTCCACCCCTTAGTCTCCTCATGTCCCTCCACCCCTAATCAAGTCATTGCGATCTCCCGCCCCCAACACGATGCCCCATGTCATCCAGGGCCTCCCTCACATCCTCGTACCACTCCTGGCCTAAGCTCTGCCCCATGTCGGCACCAGAAGCGATCAGGGCGGGTTGGGCCGCGGCAAAGCGCTGGCCCACCTCAGACTCGAGGAACGCCGTCACTGCCTCAAGGGTAGTGGTGTCGTAGTAGTTGAGGCACAAGGCCAAGGTACTCTCCAGTAGCTGCTGCTCCCACTTCAGTCTGCATCTCTTAATTGCGACGGCGACGTTGCACACATCCTCTGGGTTAGTGTTCCGGAGAATGGACGCCACGAACTGATCCAACACCAAGTGCAGGTTCCGGGCCGCCCCTGTAGCCTCGACGTAACGCCGCACCAACTCATCCCGTGCCTTTCTCCCTTTTGGTTCCATGTCCTCACTCCTTTATGCTTCCCCCCTGCCGCATCGGGTCGCCTGCATGCCCGGGGGGATAGTGGGGGCCCTGCGCTTGGCCTGCTCCATGTCGTGCATGATCCAGCCCATACTGAACGACACAAAGGCCGCCCCAGCGGGCGACATTCCCTGAGTGATCCTGGCGAACCACGCCGCGAGCTTGATCGGCCCGTCCTGGCCGAACTCGGCCTCGAACTGGGGCACCAGGACATCCATCCCTCACCCCTAGAATCAAGTCACTTGAGCGCATGCTTGGCCCGTGGAATAGCGAGGTCGAGGAGGTAGTGGCGGTCGCTATCGATCCCACAGGCCCTGAATCCATCGGCTATAGCCGCCACGATAGTCGAGCCGCTGCCGACGAAAGGATCGAGGATCTCGCCATCGGGGGGGCAGATGAGACGGCAGAGATACCGGAGCAACGCCTGTGGCTTAACTGTAGGATGATCTGCCCTCACGTCCTGGGGGAGCCCCTTCCGCCGTTCGCTCCTGGATGCCTTGGAGCAGTAGATGAGGCGCAGGGCCTCCTCGTCCTCGGGCCCGTAAGGACAGGACTTGAAGAATCTCGCGGCGGAGCCCGCATCCCCTCTCTTAAGAGAGGGGATGCGCCCGTACTCACCGTAGGTAGCGCCGTTCTCATCGCCGGTATGGCTCGGCTCCGTGCCTTTGACACCCCCTTGCTGGCCTTTGGATTGGGGGAAGCAGGACAGCACGGCCTCTGAGCCATCCAAAATGAGATTGGCAGGCCACCTCCCCCTGAGCGGGGGCCGCTGGAACTCCACCCTCTCCATGTCCCGCCCCGCGTCGGGCTCGGCCCCGATGGCCCCTGAGTCCTTGGAGGTGCAGCGTCCCTGGGGCGTCGCGGATGCCTTATCGGCCTCGGATTCATAGCCGACGCGGCAGGCATCGATGTTCAACCCCCCACAGCGTTGCTTGAGGGTATTGGCGGCCACGGTGCCGTCGAGGGGCTTGCGGCAGAGCAGGATCGGCTCCCAAGCCGGTTTTAGGGCCGTACCCCAACCCTCCCACTGCTTCGCTGCATCTGTAGCAGGAGCCGTTACATCCAGCGTCCGCCTGCCACTCGCGGTGAAGCTGCCGGGAGCAGCCTCGGCATCTGGGTCCTTGGCCTGCTTGAGGTTCCATTCCGGCTGCTCCGGGGGATGGTACTTACCTACAACCTTTCGCTCAGCCCCAGCGGCCTTGTCAATGGCTTTGTCCACAGACAATGACTTCGGGAAGCCGGAGGAGTACACCCACATCAACGTGTCCCTGATCTCCCATCCCGCATCCTCTATGGCACAGACGAGCCGATGCCAGGTACGGGTGCCACCGAAGACCAGCATATAGGCACCGGGCTTGGCGACGCGGAGACACTCAGTAGCCCATGTGGTACACCATGCCTGGAACTTCGCCATATCGGCCAAGCGATGGTCAAGCTCGTCAAACTGCGGCATCTCACAAGTGCAAGGGGTATGGGACTTGCTACCCCGCTTGTGCTTGTGGCAGACCTTGCACATGGGATTGCGTGTGGACGTGAAAGATGGTCCGGGGTTCCTGGACTTGCCATCCTTGAAGCCGAACGCCTGCATCCCGTACTTCCACGGTGCATCCCACTCCTGGCCCATGAACTCAAGGCCATAGGGTGGGTCCGTGACGATGGCATGGAACCTGTTGGCCTCCAAACCAGGCAGGACCTCCAAACAGTCCCCGAGGTACAGGGCCACTCCGGCCTCAACCCACGGTTCCTTCAGCATCCTCAGCCTCCGCGTTGCGCCGGGCACTCCTGCCTGGCGAGACCGCGGCTCCGCTGCCACACGCGAGACAGGTACGGTATGCCCAAGTGCTTCCCACACCTTGGCTTACCTCTATCACGCTCCCCTATACACGCTGTGGGGTACCAGCATGCTGTGCAACTCATCTCTCACGCAGTAACTCCGTCAGTCCCCTTCCATTCTCGACCCCCTCCGTACCGTTCCTGTCCTATCACGGTAGCCTCATCATCGGTCCCGTTGTCCCGGAGGATACCACGGAACACAACCACCTCGATCCCGGACTCGAAGCTGATCAGGACGCCCGCCTCCGCGGGCCTGTCCTCATGGGTGTTGACGACTTTGAGCCCAACCAAGTCACGCCACTGCATCGTCATCTCCTTTGGCCCCCTCCCGCCAGTCCACGAACCGGACCCGCGGGGCGAATGGGTCTTCCCTTGCATCACCCTCAAAGATGACGAGGACTGAGGGGAATGGTGCCCCCACTGATCCTGCTACCCCCTCAAAGTGAATGCGTCCGCGGAGAAAGAGGATTTCCTTGGCTGCGGGGGCATTTTCTTGGAACCATCGAGTGTCTGTCCTTGCCGGCAACAGGCATACCACGGTTGCCCCTGCTTCTGCTTCGATGCGAGCCTTATCGACCCATTTGCCTATGTCTTTTCCATAAGGTGGGTTCAACCAGTTTGCCCCAACATATTCTGTCACGAGCATAGTCTTGAGGTCTATGCTAGGTAGTCCCCTACGATCCCACACCTGCTTCAACCCGTCCTGTTCCGGGCTGAAGAACTTAGGGGCCTTCGCATTGTCCGCGGTGGCGCACACGTCCAGGATGAACGGTTTGCCGATGTGGTGCTCGCACCTGCGGACCAGCCACCAAGGAGTTCCCCACTCCTGGTGATGGGAGCTAAAATGAACGGGGGAGACCGGCATCTTTTAGTTCCTTCCTGCTGTTGATTGAGCCACCACAGTAGCGAGGCAGTGGAGTAATTTGAGGCCGCTGGGGCTCGTACCCGAACTGGCTCGGCAATTGGCATGCGAACTGGCAACTGCTCTAGCAGCAGTCGGGTATCTCCTCGGGAGCGGTACAACGGCTTGTGACGGGGCTATAGCCACTTCCCCAAGCTCCCTCTAGTTCGACTCCCAGGGCCGTTGCCCCTTATCCTGAGTGTCCCCGTCACCCTCATTGCCCTCTTCGTCCTCACACCATGCCGCTCCAGCCGCGGAGCATGGAGTGATACACCCGAACGTGGGGTCGTCGCGGGGGTCCGTGACCCCGCCCTTGGGGTCTACCACCAGGGGTACGACCACACCCGCATCAGTGAGGCCCCAGGCAATGAGGGGCTGGACCTCCATCTCATCACCCCCTTCGTGCATCACGAACCAGCCGTCTGCCGCGATTATCTGGACCAGTTTGCCACTCACTTGAGGTCCCCCTTCCTCCCCCTCTTGCCCCGGAAGTAGCTGCGGATCGCCAACTCGCCTTCCCGCTGCGGTGCCTCGGGCCGCAGCTTCGTGGGGTGAAACCAAAAGATTCCCTTGTCCTCTAGGCCCCGTGGATCAGTCGATGCCCGCCAATGCACGCACATCCCTCTGCCCCCTTCCACGATCCTCAACCCGCACATCCTGCACAGCATCGGGACCAAGTGGTCGTCGGGGATGCTCGTCACGGTACTCGCGGTCTTGTAGGGCTCCGCGAGCATGCCTTTCCGAGCCATGACCTCCAAAAGGGCTGCCGTGGCAACGAAGCATCCACCCTGAACCCCTTCCCCCGGTATATAGGCCGGCGGCGGTGGGCCCCACGCCCGCGCGATCTTAGCCTTGTCTTTCTCATATACAAGGGCCCAGTGCTGGTTCTTGTAGTCGGGGTGGCCGACGAGCCCGATGTCCTCGGCATCGATGAGGCTGAGCAGGTACGCATCCGCTCCCTTCTGGAGCGCCAGGGTGTCGTAGTCGGTACTAAGGAAGTGGGATACGCCCCACTTCGCTTGGGCATGATGGATCGCATCGACCAGGAGGCCATAGAGCCCGGTGCCCCATCCCCAACGGCGTGTGGAGCAGTAAACTTCGCACCCCAACCACTTGCGCATCTGCTCCGCAAAACCGGGCCGGCCATCCACTGCGAGCATGATCGACGTAGTGGGGCCGCAGGCCCACTGGAGCGCGTCATAGGTATCGGCGACGAGGTTGGGGTAGTCGTGGCACCGAATACAAGCCACGAGATCAACGGTACTCACTCAACAATCTCCACAGGGCCTTGGCGACAGCCTGCTCCTGTCGCTCACCTAACAGCGCAGCGGCGACGGCATCCCACCCCGGGAACCCGCCGAAGTTACGGTCATCGATGTAGACATCGGCATAGACCTTGCGGCTCTCCCCAAGGTAGGTGAAGGGGTCAAAAAGTCCCGCGGGTAGTTCGTTCGCTCCTGCGATCATAATACCATGCTCGGAGAGCCAGAGCAGAGCAGCAGAGAGATCCTTGCCCTCCCTACAAGTCCAGAGGATGAGGTGATGCCCCACCGCAGCTAGCCGCTGCAACGTCTCCACGGCACCGGGCAGAGGCTTCCCGATCTCAGGGTACGAGTGCTCCACCACGGTCCCGTCAAAATCCACAGCGACCACCAGATGAATGGCTCTCCTCCTATCCCCGACCCTTGGGTCTCATAGGTCCGAGCGGCGTATCGGGTACGACGATCTGGCTCGCGGCCTGCCGCCGCAACTCCCGAAGCTGAGCAATGACGGCGGCAGTAGCGACTTGGAGGGCATTGGGGAGTTTCGCCACCGCCTCCTGTAGAGTCTTGGCCTCGATTGGAGCGTCGACGGGCACCTGCCCCACGGGGGTCAGCAGTGTTGCGTGGCCGAAGTACACGACCTCCCGATCCGGATCGGGCGAGCCATCTTCCCGCAGAGGCACCAGCACGCGCAGTCGGGCAGATCCCATGTCGGTAAGCGTCTCCTCTCGGTAGAGATTTTTCGCATCCAACTCAATGATCGGCATTCCCAGTTCCACGGCACTCATTCTCGGCTCCTTGTCTCCGCGACGGCCTTCTCGACTCGCGGCACCGCGATGTCCCAGAAGAAATGGGAATCGGCCTCCACACCTATCACTCTGCGGCCCGCACGGGCCGCTGCTTCAATAGTCGTCCCCGATCCCATGAAGGGGTCACACACAACGGTATCGGGTCCGTGTGTGAAGATTTGGATCAGCCGCTCGGGGAGTTCAAGAGGGAATGAAGCTGGGTGGCCTTTGTATCTGCCCGCTGGCAGCAACCACGCATCCTTGTAGATCGAAAGGTCGGGGATAGCGTTCTTGCCTCTCTGGCCCGTGCCACCACGATGGAACCATTGCCCCTTCGAGCCGAGCAGAATCCACTCGTGGCATGGTCTCATGTACGGATCGCTATCACAACCGGCACGGGTCTCATTGGCGAAGCTGTCGGCCCCGTTGCTGCTCTTGACCCACACAATGGGTTCTCGGACGTGGGGATCAATGGCGGCCATCATGTCGAAGACGCGGAAGCCCAGGGGCTCGATGCGGGCCTTACCCACGGTCTTCTCACTGCCCCTATGGCTCCGGTACGCGGGGTCCCACCCAAACCAAGTGTGGTTGAACTTATGGTCACGCTGCCACCTGATGACGGGCGGGACGTTCACGGCGAGCGTCCCGCCGGTGCGGAGGAGCCGGTACGCTTGGCGCAACCACTGCTCCGTGAATACGTAGTAGCGGGGCCACGGCATCTCGTCGTTGACGGTGCCGTAGTCCATTCGGCAGTTATAGGGGGGAGACGTGACAATGAGGTCAACGCTTCCCTCCACTAACTGCGGCAGCACCGTCAAAGCATCACCGCAGTAGAGCGACACGGCCCCATCAGAGGAGGACCAATCAGGGCTCATTCCGTTTCCTCTTTGACATACATCAACACTGCCCTTTGACGATTAGGGATCGTCAATCCGGGATAGCACTCCTTGGCCGTGAGGGTCAGCCGCTTCGCCACCACCTCCATCCTCACGGGCCAGCGGCGTAGCGCCCACGCCGCGAACCACCGGGCCTTGAGGGCCTGCCACCAATCCTTGGGGTACTCCACCCGCATCTCCTCACTGATCTCATCCACGACGTGGCCCAGGATGAAACTACGGAAATGGAGGGCAAAATGGCTAGTCACGTAGTCACAATTCACAGACCAACTGCCGTTGCGTAATAGGTCCTCCGCAACCACAGCTTGGGCCTCTATGGCATAGCGATCCAGGACGATCTGCTTGAGACGCATCTCGGCCATTTTTGCCACGTCGAGTTTAGTGGTAAGGTTCATTTCTCTTCCTTTAATGGGCCTCCCGCCTTCTTGCGCTTCGCGGTGGGACCATATCTCAGTAGGATGTCGAGTTGGGTAGCCAGGTACTCCCGAGTATCGTATACCGCGGACCAGCAATTGGTACGGCTCAGGGCCTTGCAGGCTCGGCGGGCCGCCAGTAACGTTTCCCTGTTGGAAGAGTACAGTGCTCCACCGGCAGCTTCCATCGCCTTATCTAGCAAACAACAGCCGCGACGCCAACCTCGGGGTTTTCTCATCATGCTTTCTCCTTCCTTGCGGCCTCGTTCAGGGGCCGCCGGGCACGGTTGCCTTTGCCGCAACGGCGTTCAGATGGCGGGCCTACCTTTCTCCGCCCATCCCGCAACTCCTCCGTGACTTCGAGGCAGCGGCGGATGTGTGCTTCAAGCGGCTCAGGGTCCCCACGCAGGCTCGCCATGAGGGCTCGGACCGCATTTTGGGCCCAGTGGTGGCCGTTGCACATCACGCCCGCCCCACATTCAATCACGGTCTCGGTGAGGGGGCAGATGATCGCGTAAGCCGCGTTCTCCACGTCATTTTCGTCCAACACGCTTCACTCCTTCTCAGTCTCCCTCAGCAACAGTCGAAACGGCCGGCTCCCCGGCTCCACGGCGATGCGCCCCAAGACCCCTCTGCCCAAGTACTTAGCAACGCATACCCTAGCCGTGGCCCCGCTCCTCCAATGATAGTCGATCCCGGCGAGAAGCTCCTTGATGGTACAGAGGGGGTGGGCCGCCACGAACGCCTCCGCGGCCTCGCATGTGGCCCGGAAGTCGGTATAGAACCGGTACTTCGAGCCCGCCACGCCCATGCGCTGGTGATCGAGGCCACAGCACTCCAAGAGTCTCGTTGGCTTCTTCCTCATGAAACGGGCCTTATAGTCAATCTCCACGTCGCCGGCCTTGCCTACCCGCAGCACCCCGATGCCCTCATTCTGCAAGCACCGGTGCGCCACCGGCCCGATTCGGCTCCCCATCTTCTTGAAGCCCCTGCGGCGCACCTCGGGTATGGCGATGCTGATCCAGTTGGCCTCGTATGCCCAGTACATCGCCTGCTCCAGCACCGCGAAGCCGAAGGTGGTTTTGCAGGCAATGACCCACGCCACGCCGATGCTGCGGCGCAGCGCCACGAGATCAGCCCGTGGACACGAGCGGGCCAGTTGGACCTCGGGGTACACCTCCCATCCATCCGCAACGAGCCATGCGGAGACGGCAGCAGCCAACTTCTCCTCCGGCGCGTTAGGCACCCGCCAGTCTCCGAAAGAGCACCAGGCACCGGAACCTATGGTTGGTGCTGCGGACCACGCCAATCACGCCGTCGAGAGCCCACTGCTTCTTCGAGTACATGGGCAGGACCTGATCGAACCACGCAACGCAGCCCCCGAGCTTTACAACTTTCCAACATTCTTGTAAAACATGATTGCGGTTCACCACCCGCGTCCCATAGTGATCCGCATCCTCAACGGAGTATGGTGGGTCAGCAATGATGAGGTCAAAGGAGTAACCAGCCCACTGAGGACACAACGAGAGGTGGTGGGCATCGCACCTCACGTCACAGTCCGCGTCCTCACGAATGTCCACCCTCACGTAGTCCCCGGGGGCCAAGGAGCCACTAAAGAGGTGCATCACGTCTTTGGCATCGGGGAATAGGGCCATGACACGCTTCACGAAGCCGGGGGGAAACGAGCCGTAGAGTCCGCTGCCCCTGTAGTCGTTGCCAAGCAGCCAGATGCCGTAGATGCGGCCCTGCTGCACCACAGGTGGGGGCCACTTGGGGAACGCTGCGGCATAGGCATCAACTCGGTCTTGGAGGCTGAGGGCCATTCTGTAGGTCCAGTAGGGTCCGCGTTACCCGCTCACATGCGAGCGCGAAATAGTCCTGTCTGATCTCGATGCCAATAGCTTTGCGGCCCACCCGTATTGCCGCCTCCATAGCCGTCCCGGAGCCCATCATCGGATCAAGTACCGTGTCGCCTGGGTTGGAGCTATGCAGGATCGCCCGGGTCGCCAAGGCCATTGGCATCTGCGCGGGGTGAGCCTTCCGCTTCGTGCCCGGTGCCAGGACCGCCTCCTTCGAGGCCATGCAGCCGCCGCTCACGAACGGGATGTCGTCCCAGATGTCCTTGATGCTGCACCCTTTGTTAGTCCGCCCCCATGGCAGCGCCGCCTTAGAGACGCGGCGCTGCACCCCATGGTTGAAAATGTAGCTGTGGGGGTCCATGACGTAGTAAAGGATAGGTTGGTAGCCGAGGCAATATCGAGTCCTGGCCGGCATCGAGGAGTTGAACCAAACGATCAGGTTCCGGAACGCCGCGTAGGTGCCGAGGATCGCCATCATGTCCCCAACCCGCTCCTGCCGCGTCATCACGTAGATCGACCCGTTGAACGTGACTCGGCTACAGATGTGGCTGAGACAATGCCCAATCCACGCCACGTAAGCCTCCGGGGCCATCTCATCCTCGTAATCCTTGCCGAGATTGAATGGGGGGTCCACGAAGGCGAGATGGACGCTGCGGGCAGGCAGCTGGGGGAGGACCTCGCAGCAATCCCTTTTATACAGCGCTACGGAACCATTGGGTGAAGTCCAGTCAGGACTGAGCATTCAGGGCCTCTCGCTTCCGCCGCAGAGCCTTGAGGACCGCCGCCTTCATGTCCTGGATACAGTGCCAGCAAGACTCGCAAGCCACAAGGCCCAAAGGCCCGGGGAGGAGCCGCCAGTGGTGGGTGTGCCTGCGGCACGTCTTGACTTGGCAGACCCGAAATGTAGGTTGCTGGGGCAGCCGATGGCCTTTCCAAGGCCCCTCCCCATTGGGGAGATAGAAGGGGCCCTGCCGCCCCCTGAGATCGGGCTCCCGTGCGTCAACATCATCTTCAGCCATCATCTACTGTCCCGTTGCTGATGAAGACCTGACTCTGCGTTAGGACCGAGTTGATGAGCCTCCGCATCTCATCCGAGCCGAGGAGTGGCCGCAGGGCCTCAATGAACTCCCCCTCGGTGCTGATGTTAATTTGCGCAGCCTTCCTGGGGTAGCGCGGGGTGAGGATCAGCGGGTACATCATAACCCCGTGCCTGATGGATAGCAACGGTATCCCAAGGTGGTCCAAGCAGGGAGCTACGAGGTCGAGCGTGTAAATAAAGTCGGGCTCTGCATCGCTAAGCCGTGGTGGATCAGGCTCTCCCCGATGCACCCGTGCCAGCACGACGTTGCGCATGCGCCGGCCCAGTTCAGCCGCCACTAACTGAAGGACCGCGGCGGGGGTACGCTGCTTCACACAGCCAAAAACAGGAGGCCAGAGGTCTAAGACACACATCACACATCTCCTCTACGTTTGGATGTCTTTCAGCTTCTCTACCTCCGCGAGGCCGTGGGAAGCGACCCAGCCCAAGACCTTGCGGAACGCCTCGACGTAGCACCCAATGAGATCAGTCGTGTTGGGAGGATGCACGCCGCCAATGTAGCTGTGTCGGGCAATGAACTCCGTCGCCACTGGATAATCCTCACCGCGATAGTCGATCCGGCGGCCCCAGGGGCAGGTCCACGGGCAGCCCCGGCCATACCCAGCCCGTTGCTGAAACACGTCCTGAGCCGGGACGGGACGGGTCTGCCACTGGCCCAGTGGCACCCCCTCGGCTCGCAGGGCCTTGACCACGGCGGCCTTGAAGGTGCCGGTGTAGTTGGCGGGGATACCGATGTCCTCGGGCCTCCACGCCACGACGTAGTTGTAGAAGACCTCATGCCTGCCGTACCGGGGCATAGGGGTAGCGACGCCTCGGATGCCGGTGAGTCCCACCGTGAGGCCCGATGCGAGTTCACGTCTCAGCAGATTCCTCTCCTCCAGGTGCCGGAGTTGGGACCTACAGAATGCATTGGCCCACTCCGTGGAGCGGTACATCCACCCAATTCCCAGAGCGTTGTAAAGCCGTTCACTACTAGGCCGGTGGTCTTCCCCGAACTCCCGCATCCTCCGGGCCCTGTCGGCGATTTCGTCGTCGTCGGTCGTAACAAGCCCTCCCTCGGCACTTGAGAGGTTCTTGGAGCGGTTGGTCGAGAAGGCAGTGGCGCGTGCCACAGAGCCCACCCTACGGCCCTTGTAGGAGGCACCATGGGCCTGGCACGCATCGGCAACGACGACAAGCCCATGGATACGGGCGATGGGCAGGATCGCGTCGTAGTCACACGGCATCCCGTGGATGTCCACGGGGACGATGGCGCGGGTGTGGTCCGTGATGGCCGCCTCAATGCGGGCGGGGTCCATCGTCCCATCCACGGGGTCGATGTCCACGAACACGGGTATGGCGTTCTGATGGAGGACCGCCGCGGCAGTGGCCCAGTACGTCAGGGCGGGTACGATGACCTCATCCCCTGGGCCTATGCCAGTAGCGGAGAGGGCGATGTGGATCGCGGCGGTGCCTGAATTGACGACGAGGGCATGCTTCACGCCACAGTACTCTGCCCATTCCTTCTGGAGCGCGAGGGCATTGGGGGCGTGGGTGCCGTGCAGGATGCCGCTGTCGAATACGGCCATCACGGCGTCACGGTCTTCTTGGGTGATAGTGGGCCAAGACTGAACCGCTCCCTCGGGGATGGCTCGGGGGCCACCTAAAATAGCGAGATCGGAACTAGGCATTGGGAGCCTCCTTCCAATCCGATTCTACTTGGCCCCCACCTTCCCCTTCTGAGATTTGCTCCGCTTCTCCCTGTAGGTCGGAACCTTACACTCGCGGTCCGCCATATTGCGGCGCGGTGCCCAGACACACTCCAGAACCCCCGCCCCGACAGCGGCGCGGACCCGCTGCCTCATCGCCTCATGGGCTGTATCTGCTGCTCGCGAAAGTTCCACGACGGTAAACCCCCCGGAATCAGCCTGCGGCTTCCGAGCCTTCTCCAAGGTCCGCAGCAGCGTCAACACATCCATTGCCATTTCGCTATCTCCTCGGTTCTATCCTCCCCTATCCCATAGTCGCCGGCACGATGTCATCAGGCACGGCCCCAAAACCGTGCGGCACCTCAGTCGCGCCCTTGAGGCTCAGCGGCAGCGTCCACGAGTAGGCCCGACGCTCCGATGTGAGATAGAGCCACTGCTTCGGTTCCGCGAAGGCCCCCATCTCGTCCATCGCCCACGGCCCCGTGGGGCACATCGCGCCGTTGATAAACATCAGGTCTTCGAGCAGGTTGGATTGGTGGAAATGGCCGAACTCAATAATCGCCAACCCCTCCTTCTCACGGGCTGCCTTCACCTGCCTGCTGAGATTCCGCAGGATGTCGCGCGAGAGCCCGTAGATGGGGAGGCCCGCAATGGAGTTGCCGCCCCTCACATGGTCGCCATGTGCCAGCAAGACCTTGTGGCCCAGCCGCCTGAACGTGTAGAGCCTGCTGCCCGGAATCGTGATGCCAACGCGCCCGGGGGAGAGGCCACGCACGCCCAGAAGCGAAGCGAGCCAGCAGTAGATCAGCGTGTCGAGGTTCTCCTCGACGTGGCGCTTCGATTGCGGCTTGTCGTGGAGCCGCCCGTGGTTCCCTGCGACGCACTTGATCTCGATGTGCTCGAAGTGTTCGAGCAGCAACAACACTGCTTGGTAAAGGACCCATGAGGTCTGGGCCACCGCGGGAACCGTGGCGAACTCATTGGTGACCTCATCATCGAGACGCAACTTACCGTGGGTAATGTCACCCATCAAATCGAGGTGCAGGGTAGAGAGGCCGTAGAGGGGGCGCAGTTCCTCGATCTTGCGGATCACGTCGCGGCAGAGGACCCAAAGGGACGAGCAGAACCGGCCGAAATCATACTGGGTCAGTCCATCGGTCTGAGCCTGGGTCCACCGCTCATTGGCGTGGCAGTCCCCCAGGAGCAGCACCGCATCCATCCGCTCCAGCTTCGGCGTCCCAGAGGCACGCAACTTCCGCGGCATCGGTAGGGTCGGGGCCGCCGCAGCAAACTCCTGGGCCAGTCTCTTCCAGTCCCCTGACTGCCCCGAGAGCGTTGCGTTCTCACGCCGAAGCCGGCGCACCTCGGCAGCCAGGGCCGCCTGCCCCGAGGCATCCGCAACCGCGGCGATACGGCGGGCTTCATTATTCTTGGGCATCAATTCTTCTCCTGGGCGTTCCCGCCCGCGCTCCCAATCCCCCACCAACCGAAAAAAGGACCACAGGCAACCAGTGTCCATGTGCGAGCGCCGCTGCGGCGTAGGCAAACACCAGGAGTGCCAGTATATCCTCCACGAAGACGATGAGGCCACAGAGGTTCCGCTGGCCCCGCATGAGAGCCTGTATGCGGTGCATAGAGAGCCACCAGCCGACGAAGCCAACCGCGGGCAGGCTGATTAGTACCAGGAGGCTGGGAAGATTCATTGGCGGCCTCACACATCAAAGGGCTTCTACTAGAGGAGGCTGCTCCGAGAACCAGGGGCAGCGGGTCACCATCAACGCAAGCTCATTGTTCTTGCAGACCTCCAGAAGATTAGCGGCGATCCTACACTCCTGGGGGCATCGTGAGCAGTTGAGGCACAAGCATTGGTGCCGGCGCAGCATCTCCATCGGCACATTGGTCCAGACCTCCACGCCTTGATGCTCCTGCTTCTCAAGCCTCAAATGGCCCACAAGCCATTCTCCTAGCCCTGTGGCAGGTAGAAGAACTGGAACCCCCCGTCACTCAACGCCGTGAGCCGCTCGATCACGAGGGGGCCTTCATCATCATACCAATCCGCAGTGAGCGCTGCGACGGCTTGGATCTGCTGCTGAGACAGCACAGGGAAATGGTGCTGATTGAAGTCCCAGGGGCCAACACCGAGGGCCCTCGCCAAGTCCTTGGACTGTGCCGTGGTGACGCAGAAGACACAGCAGGCAAAAACGAGCGTACCGGGTTTGGTTTCGGCGTAGTAGTTATTGGCGTACTCAAGGTAGTTCTTCACGGCGGGGCTATAGGGGCCGAAGGCAACGAGTTGAGCATCCATACCCATCAGCCACGTCCTTAAGAAGCCTCGGGTCTGCTGCATCGTTCTTCATGATCACACGCGATCGTGAGACGGACGTAGTTGATCGCGTCCAGATACGTGTCCCACACACCCTCATTTTGAGGCTTGCGATCATCCAAGTTCTGGAGGCGGTCGATCTTGAGGCACAAGAGGATCGCTGCCATCTGCGAGGGCCGAACAGTGGTGCGGAGCAGCGGCGAGATCATCGCGGCCATCCGCTTGAAGTTGCTGAGCTTATCGGCGGTGGCATAGTCGGCGCTCTTACGCCGCGAGAGTACCAACGCCTCCTGCTCTAACTGCGTGATGAGAGCCTCGAACTCCATCCCGGTCATGCCGCCCCTCCTATCCGACCGATGCACTCACGATAGAGCCTCACGCAGTTCCCACAGTCCCGGCACAGCGGCGACTTGGGGGAGCCGCAGAGATGGATGAGCCCCGAGCGGCCCACACGATACTGAATATCAGATGTGACCTGCAATTGCCGCTGTCCCAACAGGGACCAGTAGGAGTTGAGGATGTGGGCCTTATGCCCATACTCTACCCACAGTAACACCGGGGGGATCATCCGGGCATCGGTGTACCGCATCGCCGTGAGCAGCACAGGGACGCCTTGGGCGACGTAGTGGTCGGCTAACGCAACCAAGGTATTCATCTCCCATGAGTTGAACCTGATCCTCACCGCCATGACGTTGGGCGGGCAGTCTACGAACAGGGGGATGCGCCCGTTGCAGGTGAACACCACGGGGCCGGGGAAATCAAAGCGCGGTATCGAGGTGTTCCAGTAAGGCTGCCTGTAGTAGTACCTGGCCATCTCAATCAGGGTCCCGCGCGTGAACATGATGGCTTTGTCAGCGGGTAGGCCGAGGTCAGGCAGCAACCAGTGGCCCTGTGGCAGCCTGATCTTGCCGTCTTGGTTACTGTCATGGCCATCATTGATCCTGCAGATTTTTCCCTCGGCCTCCTCGGGTGAGGGGAATCGGCTGTAGCGGACCGACTCGTAGTAGCCTGGAGCGTTGAAGTAACAGCAGGGGCAAGGTGCAGCCTGCATCGGCGTACCCCCACCGGGGCATGGCCCGATCTGGGGTCTGCATGTCACGATCTCACTGCCTGCGGTCTTGGGGTTCTCTGTCAACACTTGCCGCTCCTTTCAGGCGTGCCACAGACCCAGCGAATACTGTGGGGTCCACCTCCATCCCAATACACTGTCGCCCCGTCTCCAAGCACGCCATGGCAGTCGTTCCACCACCCAAAAACGGATCACACACTAACTCGCCGGGCTCGGTGAGGTTGGTGATCCAATGAGCGAACCAGTAGACCGGTTGCCCCCACTTGTGGTAGCGCTTGTCTTTGCCCCCACCCAGGATGAGGTCAAACGGCGTCCGGGTGCCTTTGCGTTCGGTCTTGACAAACCACACCGCAGGCTTCCACATGACCGTAACCCACTTGCCGGGCAGCCTCTTATAGGCCGTATGGCGCATCCCCCCAACCCACCAGTATCGTAGACCTGATGCCCGCAGCACATCGAGAATATCAGGTAGAATGACGTGCCCCGTGAGGGCAACCAACGAGCGGCCTGGCTTGAGGAGCCTGTAGGCTTGGGCTGCGAACGGTGCCCATACCGGCAGGTCATCTACGCGGTAGGGTGGGTCGGTCAGGAACATGTCAATACTGTCGCTCGCCATCCGTTCCAGCAACGGAACGCAGTCAGAGCAGTAGAGCTTGAGGCCGCCGCGCTCCCATGACATCTCAGCCAAGCCTCTGCTCCTCTCGCTCAACCTTCAACCTAGCGATAGCCGCCGCCCTGACTTCGGGGGCGACGACGGCACAGCGGCTCTTGTAGTTCTCGTGGCAGAACCAGCAGGTGAGCCCGGCGCGCCACGCCACGCCATCCAACCCTACGTCCACACCACAAAAGCGGCACACCCCGATCTGGTGGTGCCACATCCGCCTGGCGATGCGGCGGGTCAGACGATACAGGCCCAGCCACAACGAGAGTCGCCGGCGGAGGCTGTGCCCCACCCACTGGCCACGAGCATCAAACCGGGAGGGGCTGTATTTCCGCAACTCGCGCCACTTGCTCACCGCTTCCTCCTCCTTGCCCCCCGAAGCCACTCCTCCACGGTCTTGATTTCAACGCCCTCACCAGCGTCTCGGAGGAGGCGGCCCACCCTGACCTCTACGGCGGCCCCATGTGACTTCCGCCAGCCTTTGAGCAGTGCCATACCGTCGCACCGGCAGATCGCGGCCACGTCTCGGCGCATGATCCGGCGGAACAATCCTCTAGGAAGGCCGGGCGTGAACTCATGGAGGTGGAGGAAGACCCTATCCATCTCGGGAGGACTGATTACCCGATAGCCTGCTTTACGGAGCTCGCGGGCCGCGGCGTCGAATGCGGGGTAGCCCCACTGCCGCTGGCCCCGAATTGGCCCAGAGAGGTACAGGAGCTTGGATCTGGCTCGTTTCACTGTGGTTTCCTAATGCGTAGCCACCGTTTATGAACCCACCTGTGGTCGCAGATGAGGCAGGCAAATCCATGTCCCGTAAAGGCGGACCAAAAGGTCAGCAATTCAAGGCTAAGTGCGCGGCCTCCACACTTAGGGCAGGGGGGCCACCAAACTTGCGGGGACCAAATATCCTTGCTCTCTATCGTAGTCACAGACACTGCCCATCCCCAATGGATGTTCAGTTCCACCAGAGACCGTATCACGACAGCGTGCTATCAGGTACAGTCGTCCCCTCTACTTGGGGCGCGACCTCGCGGGCCACGAAGGCTGCAACGTCTGGGCCATAGGCCCCAGGGAGAGGATCAGTGGGCAGGAGATCGCGGACCCAGCGCCAGCCTGTTTCGGGGGGCATCTGAACAAGAGCCTCGGCCTCACCCACCATGTTCCCAAGTTCCACGCTCTCCGGTGGCATCACCCTAGCTACTTTGGGCTTGGGTTTCCCGGTCCAGGAAAGGGTACAGATCAACAGCCTGTTGTTGGCATCGCCCCATACAGTAACGCGCTTGTGGAAGCAGCCCCAACGCCTGACGGTATAGATGCCAGGCTGCATCGGCAACCATTGCTGGCCCTCACTACCAACCCATCGAGCCAACCAGAGACAGATCGGTCGGGGGGCGCGGTAGACTTCCTCGACGGTGTATTTGTGAAACTGCATCACCATTCTCCTCAAAGAGTGTTTTCGTATCCTCCCCTATGGGGAGGATACGAGAGATACCCAGGCTTGGTTGCTCTCAAGATAGTGACCGCACCATTTGTTGTACCTCACAGCAGCGAGTAGCTCCGTATACGCTGCCTCGTCCGATACGGCTCTGTAGACTAGACACTCTGAAATTGGGGTACTCATATGCTACTCCACGGGACACTTGCTCACGGCTCGGGGGCTCGTTGCTTTCCTCCACGCATCATTCATGTCCTTGATGAACCTACGTTCAAGGGAATCGCCTTCAATCCCAGTATCGGGCCGCAGGAGCAGCATAGGGACATGGCCGCGTCCCCACGCCGCATGTTCTACGTCCCGTGCCTGCTTCAGGGTATGGACGGTCTTCACGCCCCCATAAGGCCGCCATGTCCCGCCCCAGACCGATCCCTGCATCTCCTGGAAGCGAGCAGTGGGCATCCGTTTGGCCTTCCTCATCAGGTTCTCTTCACGCGAGCCGTCGTGACTGGCAAAGTGACCGCAGACGGTCGCACCATGCGCAAATGGACACGGGACAGAGCGTACCATCCACGACAGCAACGATGTTCCGACCCCTAAGATTAGAATCATAATGCTCAAGGGTACAGAGGCCGGCCCTTGAGCGTTGGGCAGTGGCCCCCGAATCATCCGCCTCCAACTCCACAACGACAACGGGGTCCGGGCTTGGGATGCCCGTTGGCCCTGTGGGGCCACCTGAGCATCCTACGGTCCCTGTTGGGCCTGTACTACCCGTGTGCAGGATCGGGGTGCCGCAGCAGGAGCACAGCCGCCTCAGACACCCTACATCGATTGCCCCACGACCCCCTGCGGAGCGGACGCCATCAGGGCACCCCTCACCACAGGGTGCCACAAGCCAGTGGGGATCAACGTGGATGTCCACGGCATCGGGTGGGAACGTAGCAGGAGACGCGGGCTCCAGCACGGTGCCTTTGGTCCCCACGGGAATCTTGATGTGGGCGCTGTACTTTCGCTCACCCTCAATGAACTCCACCCGATCACCCACGGCGAAGCCGGAGGGGTAGACGTAGGGCTCTTTCGGTTTCCTGCTGGGCTTCTTGACCAGCTTCTTGTTAGAGCATAACTCAAGCACCGTTGCGGGGAGATGCCGCTGTAACTCATGGATCAAGAACGAGACAACCTCCGAGGTCGCGTCAATTTGGAGGGTGTCCCACATCTCCTGAGCGCACTCATCATTGAGATTGACCCCGAAAGGCACCCTTACATTGCCACACACCAGTTCAATCGGGATTCGGGACATTACTTGCGTTCCTTCCTAAAACACGGTGATGCCACGTCGCCTTATCCCGGAACTTGGCGACGAGGCGGGTCTGCCACGCCTTGAGTTCGGCATTGGTCAGTGCCTCCGTGAGCCAAAAGTCGTTTGAGCACTCATCAGTCGTCCCCCACGCCACATCCTTGAACCGGGCAGGGTCGGCCTTGTAGACCGCGGTGCCGGGGTAGGGGCAGAAGAGCGTGAAGCTGTACTCATCGAGGTCGAGGCCAGCCGCGAACTCCTCGGTGTCCAGCAGGGTCTCGTTGGTCTCTCCGGGCAACCCAATGAGGAAGTAGCCACGGACTTTGATGCCGGCGCGGTGAGCTAGCAGACGAGCCTTATAGATCATCTTGCGGGTCGTGCCCTTCCCACAGGACCGCAGGATCTCGGAGGCCCCGCTCTCCACACCAATCCCTACCGCTTCACAGCCAGCCTCCCGCATGAGGCTCATCATCTCGGCATCGACGGGGCCCGCATGGAGGTCGGCGAAGAAGGGGAGGCGGAAGTCCCGCTTGATCTTCCCGTGGCAGAACTCTTTGACCCATCGCTTGTCCACGTTCCAAGTGGCATCACAGAACCTGGCAAAGTCGAGCCTGTACTCCTCCGCCACGCTCTGCATCTCATCGAGTAGATCACCTACTGGGCGATGGATCATGTCGTGGCGGCCCAAGACTCTCTGGCCATCGGCACAGAAGATGCAGTGGTAGGGGCAACCCCTGTGGGCCTGGAACGAGGTGATCCGCTTACCCGTATCCTTCTGGGCTACGGCGATGTTCCGCTCGCACTTGATGAGCTTGCGGTCGGGCCAGGGGAGATCAGGCCATGATAAGATGCTGCGGGGGCCATAGGTGATCCGCAACTTAGCCCCCGGTTCAATGGGGCCTTGCCCCAAAATACTCGACATGGCCTGCTCACCCTCCCCACAAACTACGTAATCAAAGTCCGTGCAGTCCTGTGGCACCGCTGAAGCATGGTAGCCCCCAATGACAGTCAGGGTATGGGGCGAAGCTTCCTTGATCTGCTTCGCAACGTCGCGGCACCACGCATAAGTAGGAGACGTTGCAGAGAACGCCACGACATCAGCCCCACAAGAAGCGTAGACGATCAGTGAGCGGTCATCGAAGCAGCCTTGGAAGAATCGGAGGTCAACATTGGGTACATGCTTGCGGAGGTAGGCCCCAATGTAGCCGAGCCCCAGGGCCTCCCAGGAGTTGAAGTAGGCACCGTGAACTAGGACGACGCGCATGGGCAGTCACTCCTCTGCCTTAACTTCCTTGACAGGAGATGCCACAAACTTCACCATGTCCTCCGGCAGGTGCGTGTTGTGGAAGGGTGCATAATCGGGTGACACTTCAATGGTCCACTTACAGTTGAGCTTCATGCCTTTGCCTCGATCTGCTCCGAAATCGCCACAACCCTGCCCTTCTCGTCCTTGATGAGCTTGATGAGTTTGATCCGGCCCGACTTGACCGCCCTGTCCCACCGGAGTTTCTGCGGCTCAGGGAGAAGCCGGTAAGGGCAGCAGATGGTGCAGAACTCATCTCGATAGTAGTCGTCCGGGATACGGTGATCGCGGACCACGGCAACTCCAGGAGCCAGGACAGCGAGCCCCATGGGGTAGGTGAGGATACCTGTCTCCAAGAGGTGCTCCAGATTCTCCGCGAAGAAGTTGACGATCCTATAGGGCCTGCCATCTGATGCGGCCACGGAGAAGCAGTTCCCGTGCTTTGAGGGGAACCCCATCTCCAAATAACCCACGAGAGTTTGCCCCGTGATCTCCGAAAATGTCAGTAGTTTCCTCTGCATTGGGTTTCTCTCCTCAACAATGATCGAGCCAGAGTTCCTCCAGCTTGTCCTGCTGCCTGTCCGTCAGATCATCCCCTCGTCGGTCATCGAGGGATTCAATGAAATCGAGTTCCCATTTCGAGAGCCCCGACTCCACCTCCAAGAGGTCATCCAACATGTCCTCCCAATTAACGGGGATGTCCATTGTGGCTCACCCTCAAAGGGGCCGGGTCTGATCCGTCGCCTCCCCACATCTGCACAAACCCTCATCGCGGGGCACCTTCTCTAGCTTTTCGCCCCTATGGTAGTGCTCCTCGCAGTGTGTCCACGCGATCCCATCATTGGTCAACACCGCAAGATGAGCAGGTGGAGGGCTTACGAGGATGTAGTCGCTCCGCCGCCCGACAAGCCCGAAGGCGGGCTCAGCGTCAAGCTCGGCTTGGAGTATGTCGTAATCGGCTTGGGTCGGGGGGTGATCGAGGCCGCAGAGGTGCAGGATCTGAAAGCTATGGCTCAGCGCAACGATGCCGTGCTTGGGTTGATCCACCACTTCTATCTCTCCTTCTGACTCACGTCAACGATACAGGCATTGCCGGGGATAGTTGCGTTCAGCAATGCCTTCTTGCCCCCCTCTGGCCTCCGCCGCTCGATGACATCCTTGAGTTCTTGCAGCACAACATCTGCCTCATTCGGTGCCCGTGCTTCGGTCTGGGCCGCGATCCTGCGAGCCACGGACCTGCTGGGGCAGGGGGCGAGCCCCAGCGTCTCCAGGGATACCTCAGCCTCGGGGATGCCGGCATGGCGGTCGAACCACCCCGATACATTAAGGACACCTTTGCGCCGGTCCACGATGATGTTGATCCCCATCGCTCCATTAAAGTGGTCAATGATGACGTGAACGAAGCGGCGTCCGTTTACCTTGGTCTTGAGGACGTAACTGGGGGGGAGTTCAGGTGGCATGCTTTGTCTCTTTCCGCAGGAGATAATCCTCCCCATGCAGCTTGAGGATGACCCTACCCACACGCTCATCAAACCGCTCGTGAACAGGTTTGATCACGATGCCCTCGCGCACATGATCGGCACCAGGCATTGTGGTCTTGCCGTTAGCCAAGGCAGTTAGGTCCGGCGACCAGGGGCCGCGGTAGAGCAAGGGCACCAGGGGTAGCCCGAGCCGCTGCACCAACTCCACCATTGAGTCATAATCAAGGTAGGTGCGGGTCATTGTGTCCAATGCATCGAACACGGTGAGCAGGTACTCGTCACGACCCGCTCCATACTTGAGGTCCTGCACCTGGCCATAGACCTCGCCGTAGATGGCAATGTTGGGGGTAGCTTGCAGGCAGTTGGCCAAGGCGTATCGTTCCGCAACTCTCCACCACATGTTGGCGGCATCTTGCTTCTTGATACAGGTGTGTGAGCCAACCCACAACCTACCATCGCGGTGTAGGAATCTGCTACATGCCCCATGGACTTTCTCGGTGATCACTACCTCCTCCCCAGGCACCAGCACCTCACCCCACCTGCGCAGCCCCTCAATGTCGGTGTAGACCGGCAGGAAGCCTGGGTCCTTCTCATTCTCACCCCCCATCGTGGCAGGATCAGGTGGCTCATACTTAGTAATGCCAAGTATGTCCGCTACATCTTGCCCCTCAATCCATGTGGGTTCAGCAGGGGTCAGCAAGCCCATTGAGAAGATACCGCGAAGCCGCTTGGCCTTGATCCTGTTGTGTCCGTCAAGGAACGCCCACCTGGGGTCAGCAACGGGGACAAGCGAGTCCACAGGGACGTAGACGGCAAGCCCCCCTTCCTGGAAGTCACCTGTACGGACAACGAGGGGGTAGTCCCAGACGTGGGTGATCGAGAGGGTATCCGCGTTGGGGTGCTTCATTATGGGGCCAACACGGACGACTTGGACGTGGAACTCACTCATGATCTGTCTTCGCCAGTTTACGGAGCTTATCCAGTGGTACGTAGTACTCGGGGTAGAGCCCACGTAGCCAATTCTCAAATGCGATCAACCCCATGCCCATTGGTAGAACATTATGGCATGCCCTATCAGTTAGATTTGATAGGAACATCATGTCCCGGTAACCCTTGGGAGTATCAGCGGGGTGGTTTTGGCTCGGCGTCGGTGCTCCTGGGTTGCCAGGATGCCCAGACGGTCCTCTAGCGCCACACTTGCAGCTTCCGTACTTGTGCTTGTAGTCCACGTGGCAGATAGGGCAGATGTATGTCCCCGGAGGAGGGGCAGGGTGGGGGGTTAGAATGTCGCCTATGTGCCACTTGACCTCCTCGGCGATGTACTCCCCAAGCCTGCGGAGCTCATGTGCACGATCCTCCGCGGCTTCGGGCAGCAGGGTAGCAGCCTGCGGAATGGAGAGAGGAGGCGGCGATCCCTGAGAACCTGGACGGCCGGCTGGCTTCGGTCCTATCGGAGGCCCGTTCACCCCGCCTTTACACACCAGCCCCTCGGAGAGAGTTGACGGCGGAGGTAATGCGGGATCGGGGGGCTCGATCCGTTCGGTTGGCGGGGGGTTGTAGCCCCGGCGGGCCTTGCTTTCAGGGCTCTCGGGGTAACTACCGGTCATCGCATGCTTCAGCCACACCTCACGAACCCGCAGCGCCGCGAGCTTGCCGCGCCTGTCGGCGATGCGCCGCCACACTCTCATGGATAAGCCAAGGGGCTTGTCATGAACAATAGTAACACCCATCTCGAAATCCTGCGTGGCAGTGACCCGAAGGCTGGAGAGGGTTTCAAGTTCGGTCTCAAGGGCGGCGATCCGCTCCCTGGTGTGGTTGAGACGATGCTCCAAGAACCAATGGCGCAGACTCATGCCTTGCTCCCTCTATGGGCTTCGCGGACCTTCACCGCCTCGGGGTCGTGCTGCCTGCAATAGGGCTTGCCACCACGCTCGACCGCGGCGCTGCGGGGGCAGGGGTGGAAACTCGCCACTGAGGCGAGGCCATCGCCGCGGTCGTGTACCCGCTCACAACACCGTTCTTTCTCACTCATCATCACCTGGGTCCTGCACCTCCTCCCTTGCAGCCTCCAAGCATACCTCGCATGCCTCCACCTCAATAGTCGTCCCATCCCGCAGGACCGTGGCCTGCAAGTTCGCTCCACATCGGCAGACGACATCGACGCTCACCGTGATCTCAAGCACGGGCCCTCTCCTTCTCTCCCCAGAAATGATCCAAGGCAACTTGGGTACACAATTCCTGGAACTGCGCTCCTGTCATGCCCTCCCCCCTTCCCACATGCTCCTTGATCCGTTCGGGGCAATCAGCGAGGATGCGCTGAGCCACCTGCATCCGCTCCTCGGCCCCCAAAGGGCCCAGAGCTATGATCCGGTCAATTCGACCCGGCCTGGTTGCCCCATTGCCTCCTAAAGCTGGATCGAGCAGATCGGGCCTGTTCGTCGTGATGATCGTCACGACCCCATCGGAGTTCTCGACGCCGTCGATGACATTGAGCAGCGTATCGAAGCTCACGGGACTGCCAAGCTCCCCGCCCCTCGTCACGTTCTTCCTGTGCTCAAACGTGGCATCGATGTCCTCGATCAAGGCAATGCAGGGGGTCCTGTTCTTGAGCCAATCCCAGTTGCGTTGAAGGTCGCGGCTGGAATGGCTCGGCAGGTGCAACACGATGATGGGGAGGTCAAGGGCTTGGCCGATCCCACGGACCAGCGATGTCTTGCCCGTGCCGGGAGCGCCCTTAATGAGCCAGCCTCGATGCCACGGGATGCCGCGGCTCCTGTGCCAGTCCGCGGCGGCGAGCCACCGCCTCAGTTCAGCCACGGCGGCCCAGACCTCAGACGGAAAAGCCAAACGGGCCAGTGGGTCGGCGTCAACCGAAAGAGCCTCCCCCACATCTCCCGCGGCCCATCCCACGAGGTGCTTGTCCCAGAACCAAGCTCCATCAGCCGCGGGGGTCTCGGGCTGAGGAGGACCGAAGGATGCCGCGCGCTCCTGCCCATTTCCATCCCCGATGGACCCATAAAGCCTGGACACGGTGTACCGCCGGTCCGTGGAGCCTGAGTCCTTGTGGCGATTGTAGTCTTCGACAGCAGCGATCAAAAGAGGCTCAATCCGCATGAAGCCCCGCGGCACCAGCAGAACTAGTGCCCCCAACCCCTTCCCCTTCTCGCCGTTGTAGCTAACGTGAAGCGGAACGATACCCCGCCAGAATACTTGGGTGGTTCGCCCCCGAGCCTCATACGCAACCATCTGCCTCCTCCCCCTGGGCCTGACATGGGGCCAGTAGGCACTGTAGCATCTAGTGGTGCCACGGGTGGCCCTGCACGTCCGGACCAGATGCCCCACCAAGGCTACACCCAATTGATCCTCAAGTTCAACTCGGATGAGGACGAGGTTCCGGAGCCACGCAAAGAGGGCCTTGACTTGGCCCAGCAAGGCCCCGAACAGACCCCCTATGGCCCCACCGGCCAAGAAAGATGTGCCCGCATTCATCTTGAGCCCCCAACGGGACAATCCACTTCAATAGCACCCGAGTACAAGAACCTAGCCTTGCCGTCCCAGATACCCGTATACAAGGCCCGCCCCTTCAGTGGTGCGAGCCCCACGTCCTCTAAAAGGACTTCCGCTCCAACGGGAATGGAATACAGGAGCAGGGCTGGGGGTGCGCTGACCGTAAGGGACCTGCGCCCCTGAACGTAATGAGGGTAGGGTATCCACCCAGGGTCAGGGACGTAGCGCGGCTCCACCACGTCCCCACAACGCAGGCACACCAACTCCACTTCCTCATGTTCGTCCAAGCAGTCCTCGCACCGGTGGGTGTAGCGCCGCTCATGACACGACCGCTTGAGTCCCTTGTGGGTATGTACCCTACCGCATCCACAAGTGCCCCGCCACTCCGGATCGGGTATGAGGTCGGGGCCCCTTCTATTGATCTCGGCCATTTCTTGTCGTGTCTCCACGACGACACCGGGCGGCATCATCCTCACTTCCCCTTACCATTTTGCATACGGCCACTCCCGCCCCGTCATTCTCTCATAGCGTAGTCGCGCGCGGCGGCGGGACTCCGGGTGCCAGTACGCCCATTGCCTCGGCGACGGATGAGCGGCGCGGAGGAGGCGCATAAGTTCCTCACACGCATAGGTGAGGGCGGCCTGGCCGACGAAGCGTCGAACCCAGTACCGGGCGAAGACCTCGGCCCGGAGATCGCATAGAGCATCAAAACCGGCGAAGGTCACTTACTCCTCCCCCGGGTCATGTTGTAATTGAACCCACAGCCCGCTCGCCTCCACACCGTGCAGTAGCTCCTCAAGATTATTGTCATTTGTCATCAGCGGCTCTCCTTGCAGGCACGGCGCAGCCGTGCAAGCTCATCTGTAAGAGCAGCACACTCCGCCGCGGATAGGTGAACCCCGGTCAAGACACACCTGCTGGGTGCTTCAATACTTTGTTCTGCAGTCTCAAGAGCAGCCATAGAGCATACATGCCCAGCGGTGTAGCAGAACTCTACCCCACAACGGTGACACCGGCCCACATCGACTTTTTCCCCGTGGAATCTGTGCGTCTCGAATACGCCCCAGTCCTTCGCCTCAAGGTCAGCCATGCTGAGGCAATAAACTGCACCGTGCCTGCCGACCTGCTCTGGCTTCGCTGGATCAACCGGCAAGCACCAGCGCAACACGTTGTCCAGCCCGTGGCATAAGACGTTTGTCCATTGGCCTCTACGAACCGCCATATCTCTACGCTTGCCCTCTAAGATTGCGTCAGGTAAGTTCATGGCTTCTCTCCTACTTTCTCTGTAGTAGTCGCTTCGCAACCAGGGCATCGAATCTGCCCACCCTGGGGATGGTCAATTACCCTAGTGCCTTTGCATCGAGGGCCGCCCCCATTCTCTTGTTAATATCGGCGACGGTATCCCACGAGCCCCGTCCCTCCAAGTATCGCTCGAAATCCAACAAGGCATCCAGTTCCCACTTCAATTTCTTGAAGGTTTCAAGGTGGCTCGGCACAAGTTCAGCCTTGCTGTTCAATGCGGTCTCTCCTTCGGGTAGCCCACCAAGGCCACCTGGTACGTCACGTTCACGGGTGGCCACTCCAAAATGACCCTCACTGATGCCATAGTCGCCGTGACGTTGACGCCCATGGCCTCGGGGCAGTAGATAACTATGGTACGAGGGGTTTGAGGATAGGGACCAGGAGGCGGGGGCTGATGTACCAGGTGCTTGGGGGCCAACCGGATAGCATCTTCCAGGTAGGTTAGGTACTGCCTGACACGAACCTCCTCCTTGAGTTTCTTCCGAGAGCCACTCTGCCAGTAGAGGCAGTTCCTACACTGTCTCTCTGTCCAGTTGGGATGCTTGGCTCGCATCTTCTCGACATGGGAGGCAAGATCAAACATGGTCCAGACGGCCCAGATGGGCTTGTCGAGATCCAGCACATCCCCCAACAGTGGGGCCTGTGGGGGGCATGAGGGACGCTTGCCGTGGTTAGGGCAACCGTACTTATGGCCGGGGTATGGCCTGTAGCAAAGGCCGCGGACCGAGGAGTCAATGACTGGGATCACGAGTTGGTAGGGCATCACACAGCCCCTCCATTTTTCCCGCTTTGTGGCCCGGAGAACGGCAGCAGCGGCGGGGTGCTGCCGCTCGCAAGCAATTCGGAGATTCCACTGGCCATCCGCTTGCCCACGGTCCCGCCAGTGGGCAGGAGCAGCCACGGAAGGAATGCTTCCCAAGCCTCCCATATCCCATTCTCAACAGCCTCAAGTTGGGCCTTGAGAAGCAGGAGCAGGACCCGCCATTGCTGGCGGCACTCGCGCTCCCATTCAATCAAAGCGTCAACCTCGGAGCGGCGTCGCCGCTTGCCGGGGGTGAGGCGGAACCGCTCGGCAGCCGCATCGGGCAGGGTCAGGCTCACCTCCAAGTGGAGACTGCGGTAGCAGAACTGGACGAAGGCCCGCCGCGACCGCACGCTCTGGCCCACCACGATGTCATCGCAGCCGTACCGGCGCAGCGTCCCCTCGATCTCAATGCGGGAGCGCTCGACCGAAACATGGGTTGAATTGGCAAAGTGGCTCATTTCACACCCTTCCGGTGAAGCCATCCCGGCTCCATCCGCCAGCGCGAGCAGTTACGCCAAGCCGCCTCGGCCCGCCTCTGGGCCCACTCCCGAGACAGGGCATAGCCCCTAATGAGGACGGTGCGGCCCGTCTTGTTCCGCCGCTCCACCAGCCAGCCCCAGCATTGGTGGTCCCCAGACCACCACGTGATGGCCACAAGACTGCCGGGGCCTCGGGGCTCCTCCTCAACCACGACGTTGGTTCCACGCCCACTGGTATCGCGCCAGTCCAAGTCCACGTCGCGCTCCGGACCGGCTCAGAGCCCCAAGCCGTCCCTGATCTCCTGGGCCGCCTTGTAGTAGAGTTGCTCGATCAAGGCGAAGTGGGCCGTATATTTCTCCTCGTTATCAGGATCACCACGGAGGTTATTCACTCGGTCCAGCGCCTCGGCGACCGCCGCGATCTTGAGGGCGTTGTCGAGGTGACCCCGCTGCACCACAGGGGGGCTGACCGAACCTGTGCCCGATGGGGGCTGTCCGACACCACTTCCATTCGACATCTCAGACGCTCCTTTCCTTGTGTGGAACAAAAGGCTCACTCCTACATAACACGAAACTGGGAAGCATACAAGTGATCCACCTCGGCTCTTTCCACCCACACGCGCTCCATGCTAGCCTCCTGCTCTCGAAACTGGCGGTGCAGGGTATCTCTGTGGGTATCTGCCAGAGCCTCTGTGCTACACACGGAGCAAACACATAGGGCATCGAACCCTCTGCCACCAATCGTACCACGAAAGACGAGCCACACATAGGCAGACTGTCGGCCCTGGTTGAGCACAAGGGGGAGGTTGACATGGGTTGCGCGTTTGGATCTAGCCACATCTGGCCTCCTTACTAGACGTTACGGTAACGTCCCCTGATCTCCTCGCCGTAGTCATGACCATCCACCCTAATGCCCCTCCGTATCTCGGCCCGCTTGTGGGCCCCAATAGGAATGTGGGCCGTGGTAGAGTGGGTATGGATGGACCTGCCGCAGATATGGCAGACCCACACAAGGGGCTCGCCCAAACTCTTCCTGCCGTCTCGGCCCAAGCCATCATGCCTCAATGACTGCTCTCCCTTTCTTAGGAGTCGAGCGGCGACGATGCAGGAGGAACAGGCCGTAGAGACTCGTGGATGGAGTCCCGAGAATCGCCACGAGTTCCTCCACGAGCGGGCCGACCCGGGCCCAGCACCGGGGACAGACCCAGATGGAGTCCCCGTCATCTATGGGGACCCAGAACCAGCCCGTGGCATCCATTACCGCCCCCACGGCGCAACTGGGGCCGGTCTCGTATGGGTGGGTCGCTCCACAATGACAAATCAGCATCGCTATCTCCTCACTTCAAGAAGCATGCGCCCCCAGCAATCATCACAGTATCGTCCTGCGGTGAGGCCGTAGCCGCTCCTGGGCTTGCCGGGCTTGTCACATGGCACCCACTCCCCCGTGGCAGCACGGACATAACACTGACAGTGGTTGCACCCGCATGGGGTCAACGCTAGGGGCTCACAATGCACGGCGAACTTGGCCATCATCTATTCCTCGCTCAAGAGGCTTATCGTCAACATCCACAATGACGACCCGGCGTGAGCCAATCATTTTCTTGACACGCTCCTCATCCCCCCACCAGCATTGCATCCCCCAAACCACAACGCCGCTGTCGAGCCTGATGCAGGGATTAACGTAGGCGTCACAGAACGCCTGGGCCAACTCCGCGGAATCGAAGCCAAGAGCCCAGTCCCTCACAATCTCGTCATAGGAAAATCCGAAAGGACCGAAGGGAGGGTGCTGCTCGCCAAGATAGGCGCCGTAGCCCAGAAGCCGCACCTCCTCGTCGCTGGCGGAGAGAATAGCACCAACCCTACGCGGTTCGCTCAACCCCCTCTCTCCTCCTGTTCAGCGGCCTGCGCGGCCACTTTGGCATTATGTGGGTCAAAACTGAGCACGTGGTCCAGCCCACTGAAGGCACATGCCGCCTTCTTCTGCCACGCAGTCTTCTGGCCACCTCTGTACGTCTTTACCAGGAGGGCCCGCAGAGCCTCACGCTGCTGCGCCGCCCTCAACCTGATCTTCTCAAACTCCCGACAGACTTCGTTCAACGTCCCACCTCCTTTGCCAACCGAGCCTCCTCGGCCTTGAACCTCCTGCCGAGCTTGCGGAGCGTTGCCAGCCATGCTTCACGGGCATCATGGGGCACCTCACGGAACCGGGTCGCCCCAGGGCACATCTCATTCAAGGTAGCTGAGGCGTGCTTGGCCAAGGCAAGAGCGGCAATGAGATAGTCGTCGTACACACTCCGCTTAGACATGTCACAACTCCATCAAGTGTCCAGGTATTGTTTCCGCCGTCCGCCATCACGGCCCAAACGCCTCGCGTGGATACCGTCATCCGAGGCATGGCGGAGAGTATGCAGGGCTCGCTCCTCCCCCTCTATTACCGCCTCGATCTCCGGAGCGAACCCATTAGAGTACTGGGGCCTCCGGCACGCGACGCAGCAGTCGTGCCAACGCCAACCGTGGTTCGGTTTCCCGCAAATGAAGCACGGCTTCGCCGGCATCCCATTCTCCTCACTATCCATCCCCACCCCTAGAATCAAGTTGGGTCACGATAACCCTCTTCTTGACCCCAAACCTCAGAGCTTCGGCATGTGTGGGAAACCACACATCAAGCCGCCGTCCCTTGATTGCCCCTCCCTTATCGAGGACCACGAAGGTCTGGCCCGGGAAGCAGGATAGTGCGATCCGAGTCCCCCGTGGCAGCACCCCCCAGTCCGCTGCAACGACACCCCACCTCGCACGCTGGCCCGAGGCCGTGATGCCGTAGAGTTTATGAGCAGGGGGCTTACCGCAGCACCGCTCGCAGGAGCAGAATGCCGTCACGGTGTATGAGTCCGCAGGGGCCAGGGGCGAGTTGAACATGAGGCAGTAGAGCAACAGGCACAGCATCACTGCTCCTCTCTCTCTCCTCCCACACCTAGAATCAACCCGGGAGCGGCCTCTACAAGCCCCAAGGACGCACATGGCAGCCCCTTGGCTGCATCCGGGAGGGATCATTGGGCCTCTGGTGCCTCTAAGGCCCCACATCGCCTCTTGAGGGCCTCTATGTCTTCCTGCTGTAACGCTGCAAGGCCCAGCAGAAGCTCCTCGTTGCGCCGCTCCTGCTCGATGGTAGAGTCAATCGTGGCCAGGATCGAGTCGAGGAGGCCATTGAACCGAGCGTGACTCTCGGTGTCCACAGCCTCACTCCACCATCTGTGCTTCAGGGGCTCGATCTCGGCCTCGACATCCATGATCGACCGCAAGAGCTCGCCCTTGCGGGCGAAGAGAGAGACACAGCGGTCGAAGCCATCCCCACTTTCGAGGATAGCGCCCTGCTCCCGTGTGATGGCCAGAAGCTCTCTGTAGACCCCTGCTTCCGCTGCATAGGCAGCGGGGAGTGAATCGGCCAAGCTAGCCATTGCCATATCTCCTGACCAAGATGGGGCTTAAAGCTCAAAGATGCTCCTACAGGTCAGACCAGCGACCTGCTCGATGGTCAGCGGTGTCCCCCGCCGTGACCAATAGAGGTCGCAGCGATCACACTGGTAGTAAGCCGCTCCATCGTAGAGCCTCCGCACCTCAACGGTGACAGTGGGGCCACCGCAGCGCGGGCAAGAGCCTAGCTCTACGTCGAGCCTGTCATGGGTAACCACGGTCCTACTCCTCCTTCGGCTCCATGGCGTCAAATGCCTCTTGGCACTTCCTGCACCATCTCCACCCGTGGCAATCGCGTCGGGTCTGCGGGTCGGCGGCATCCCCACACTGCGGGCAGGGTGGGAGGATACCGGCAAGCTCAAGCCTAGCCTCCAAGAACCCCTGTATCCATGCCGTTGTCACGGCTCCGGAGCCAACGTTTCGGAGCACGATCCCAATCGCTTTCCGCAGGGCATCGCGCTGGGCCTCTATGTCACAGAGGTAGTGGCACACCATCCAACCCTGTCCATCAGGAACGGCATCGGGGGTGCCCTCGGGGCACGGGGCCCAGGAGGAGGTAAAGCAGACCTCGCACACTTGCATCCGCGCCCTCCACTCCTCCAGGACGGCCCGAAGGTCCGGAGCCATTGATGCATCGCGGAGGTAGCGGGTAAGCTCGGCGTTGGACATCTCTTTGGGGTTCATTGCACCACATCCTTCCAAAGTCACGCTGCGAAGTCGCGCAGCTTGAGCTTCCACATCAAGCGTTCGCCCCCACGGGTCAGGAGCAGCGGCACGGTGCGGGCCACGATGCCCTCTGCCATGCCACCGCAACCACCCTCAGCAGGTCCAATGGCCGTTTGGCCGCCATGCAGGATGTCGAGAAGCTCTTCGCGGCTCGCAGGCAGCGCTCCAATAGTCCCGAGATACGGCACGACCATCAGGCCCAACTTGTTCGCCACGTCCTGGACATTAGCGGGCTCAAGCCACCACTCCCCCACCAGCGCGTCGAAGATGCGGAGGGCCATGTTGGGGCGGTAGATGCCACCCCTCTGGATACCTGCCCCGTAGCCCTCGCCGTAGATCGTGACAGCGGTGCAGGCACAATCAGGAAACGCGGCCCGAACCCTGTCGGCAGGGAGCGTGTTCGCCAGATACTCAAAGAACTTGGCAGGCAGTTGGGCAGTGTCCGTCCTGCCCGTGTAAGCAACCGAACCATCGTCGCGCAGGCAAACACGGACGTTGGTGCCGTCAATCTTCTCCGTGACGGCCCACGAACGGGGCAGGGCGAACTCGGGCAGGCGCAATGCCTTGGGCACAACCTTAAAACGCTCGTCGCGGTCGTAGAGGGTCTCGATCTTTGGATACTCAGTATCCACTGTATCTCTCCTATCAAACCCCTCCCCCAGCCCCAGCCCGCACGGATTCTCACCGTGGGCGTTGGCCAGCACTCAATTCGCCTCCCGCCGCCGAGCCACACGCTCCGAGGCCAGGGCCTGCGCCTCCAAATCATTCAATGCCTCTACCATGTCCTGGCAGAGGAGCCGAACCGCCACACGCTCCCGCCGCGTGAGACGGTCCAGTTCGACCCGCTGGTCATTCTTGTCCATGATCTCCAGATGCAGCGTCTTCACAACATACTCCTCCTTCCCTCCCACCCCCAGAATCAAGCCGGCGGCCCATTCTGATAGAGGGCGTAGCCATCCAGGGCTGCCCGCAGCAGCGGGCTCCCCGGCAATGAGTCGATTCCCGCCTGCTTCTGGGCCCACACGAGGTAGGCACTCATCAAGGCGATGAGATAGATGCTGGACCGGGGGCCGAAGTAGGGGACATCGTAGGTCGGGAACCGGCCCTTCTTGTCGCGCTGCCACAGCGGGTACTCACCGCTCCGTTCGGAGGCGAAATCCGCGGCCTCCTGGGCCTGAGCCGGGGTGAGCGTGGCGAACCTGCCGTAGCAGTCGGCGGCGTAGAACATCACAGCACCGGCCATCATGGGGTCCATCTGAGCCATCTTGGGGTCTCCTCTCTCAGTACTCACTCGGCAGCATGACGACCCAAAGCCTGCCGCTCGGGCGGTCCTGGGCCGCGACGTAGAATGTCCACTCCCCCTCCTCGAAGTCGACGTAGTTGAAGTCCTGTTGGGCCAGGACCGCGGTTCCCGTATCGAGTCTGCACGCGAGCCGCGCTGTCTTGTCGGGACGGACCGTCAGGGTCCAGACCTGGAACACCGCGCCAGGGCCGCCCTTGCGGATCACGTCGGGGAGGTGGGATGCGATTGCCTGCATCAGCCAGAACGCCCCACTCTCGCCCCCGTGCTCGGCCACGTAGAGCGCCCCATCGGTCAGCACGACGTTGCGGAACGGGAAGCCGAGGCGGGTATACCCCTCCGATCCCGTGAACTGGCTCAACTCGGTCTGGTCGATCATCGGTAGCTCCTCCTACAGACAGGCATTCTCCTCCCCCCACCCCTAGAATCAAGTGGGCCTAACTAGCCGGCCAAGAGTAGCCACAAGGTTGCGGCAGCCGCCGACCACCCCAACGACGAGCAGGGCGGCCTTGGAGATGAACCATCGCCGCCATTGGTGAGACAGGGGCGGTGGGACCGCGGGCAGTGGTGGGGGCAGAATGGCTGGCCCTGTGGCCGGCAGCAGAATGTCCGACTGAACGATCACGGCGGGGTGGAGGGCGTCGCTCACGGTACGGATGACGGGGACAACGGGCTCGATTGGCTTCGCCCGCTCCAGGGGCTTGGCTCTCGCCGTCGGCCGGCGTTCCCACTTCACCCGCTGCACATTCTCCTCTACCGTCCTAGAAGGGAGGAACGTGATTGTGCGGGGTGGCCGCTCGGCCCAAGGAGCCTCAAAAAGGATAACGCTCTTCATCTCGTCCACCTCGGCGGGAAAGGCCCAATGGCCTCTCCGTTCCCCTGTGGGTAGCCCCTCATCCCACAGATTGACCGAGATGGCTCCACCCCGCATCTTGAACCCATTGGGGTGGTGGGCCATTGTGCAGAGCCCATCAGGCTCCATCGTCAGCGACCACCGCTGGCCATCCCCCGCATGGCTTATCTCGACCGTCACCCGCAGTTCGAGGTACGGACCCCTCGCGGTTCCCAGCCTGCTTCTGAATGTGCCAGCAGGGTAGTACAGTCCTGTCACCCGCGCGCTCCTTAGACAAGCCCAAGAAGCTCAAAATAGTGCCTTCTCCCTCCACTGGGTGTACCTGAATAACGGTCAACCCAGCTTGTAGGCGTGCGCTGACGCCTCGTTAGTCGGAGAAGCAGGGGGTGGGGGGACTCGAACCCCATCCTCGCAGCCCCACACCCATGGTGGCGAAACCGGTAGCTAGTCGGCCCCACCACAACAGGATGAAGGTGACAGGCAGGTAGCTAATCCTCCTGTGCCTCTACAAGGGGCTGCGCGCTCTAACCCTATGAGCTACACCCCCGCGGGATTCCAAAGAGCCTTCGATCTTCCCTCTCACCCCTAGAATCAAGTGGGCTCAGGAAACCTTGCAGGCAGCACCCGACGGTTCTCTGGGAAGCCTCTCCAGAGGCCCTGGCAGCCCCGTGGCTGCGTCCGGGGGAGGCTGGTGGGCTTCTGATACCTCCGGGCGGGTATGGGCCCTGAAAGTGGCTCCTGGGAGGGGTGTTTCGCCGCCACTGTCCTCAATTCAAGGTGAAGCTGAGGTCAGGCTGGAACGCCTGCCGCACGGCGGCACTGTCCTCCTTGATCTCCGCCGCCATGGCCTCGTCGTTCCGGCAGGACTGACAAAGGACATAGAACGGCACCAGGACGTGCCCGTTGGGCAGGATGGCCCCCGCGAGACCCCCTGGCAGGTAGCTGACCACACCGACAATGGGCTTGGCACCACATCGCCCACAGCCGCAGCCCCGGCCCTGGAGGACAGCGAACGCTGTGGCGGCGGCGAGGCTCAGTGCCTCATCGGCCAGGGGCAGCGGAAGCTCAATGCAGGCTGAGGTCAATGGCTCGCTCCTCGGGTTACCCTCCCCTCACCCCTAGAATCAGGTGAGCTTGCCCAGGAAGCAGCGGGACCAGTCCCAGCCAAGACAGCCGAGGTCCACCACGGGGCCTTTGTGCTCCCATATCCTGGGGTGAAACCTGTAGTAGGGCAGGGTACCGGAGCCCTGCTGCAACTTGGCTAGAATGTCCTGAGCCGTCATCGCTCTCCCCCTACTCGCTGCCGCTGGAAGTAGTCACGGTCAGCGGACAGCACGGGGTGGAAAACCTTGTAACCCTCGTTCTCTGCCCCTCGTGGGCTACGCCTTGGCTTGCACGTAGACCAGATGGGCTTACCGAGGCACACCATACTCAACCCCAGAGACTTACACACCAAAGGCAGCAAGTGGTCGTCGGGCAAACCAGTCCACCGTCTCGCCTGTCTACCCGATTGCAACAAACCACTCTCACTCAGTCGTTCCAAGAGTGATACGGTGAGTAGGGTACAGCTACCATGCAGCCCCTCACCAGGTACGTAGGTCGGAGGGGTAGGCCCAAGAACCCTGCTCAACCTCGCCCTATCCTGACCGAACAGGCGAGCCCAGTTCGCATTCACCCTATACTTGCCAACCAGCCCAATGCCATCCGAGGTGACATGTCCGAGCAGAGCGGCGTCTGCGCCCCGCCCTATGGCGAGCGTGTCATAATCAACGGAGAGCGTGTGGACCCAGCCGTAGTGTTGGTGCAGCCACGCAACGGACTCCATCTGTAGCTCAAATAGCCCCGTACCCCAACCATGCTGCCGCGGTGAGCAGTATGTTGGGATGCCATTCTGGATTAACTTAGCAGCAAGAGCGGGGTTGCCGTCTACGGCACAAAAGACAAGGGTACCCTTCGACTCGGTGGACCACAACCATGACTCGCAGGCATCACGAACCAGAGCCACGTCGCGGTGGCAGCGGATGCACACGGCAAGATCAAGCAAAAAGCCACTCCATGAGAGCTACACCACCCACGGGGTCAATCATGGTAGCTCTCCACCAGCGCCCGGGCGTTGCCACCCATGATGCGCTCAAGTATCCTGGGGGGAAGCCCCAATGAGTTGATATGACTAATCTGCGGAACGTCCTGGTCATCCCTCACGAGGTCGGACCCAAAGAGAAGCCGGTCACTCCATGCTTCCAAGAAGGCACGCCCCCCATCCTGCAAACGCCGTAACGCACCATAGCCCGACATGGCAGACAGGTCGCCGTAGGCATTGGGGTAGCCACCCAAGACAGACTCAAGTGCCCCTGGACGTATGGCAGGTCGGTCGATCTTGTTACTGTTGAGATCGTCCTCAGTAATATCCTGGCTAATTTCTGCCCACCAATGCGTGGCATGCAGGATGAATGCAGTCTCCTTGCACTGAGCAAGGACTCTCCTAAGCCCAGGGAGTCCTACTGTATCAACCCCTCTATTCCCCGCCAAGTGGATCAATACAGGGAGCTTGAACTCTGCACAGATGTGATAAACCTCAATCAGCCTGGGGTCATCCACACCTAAGTCCATCATGACCTCACCAAAGCCCTTGGCACCCTGCTCTACCCACTGCTCAATCAGGCTTCGCCACAAACCACGATCCACTACCCTAGTGTCCAAGCAGCAAAAAGGTATGAGCCTGGACTCCCCCGCCGTCGCAGCAAGAACTTCAGCCGACGTAACGGGGTAGAGAGCATCGAGGCTATCGTAAGACATCACGCACGCGGTACCAATACCATGCCCATCCATCCATCGCAGGAGCGAAGTAGAGGTGAAGTAACCCCATCTCTCTCGTATACGCCCTATGTGGGTGTGGATGTCTAACACAATCATCGCCTCAGCACCATGCCAATGAGTTGACCTTCTACTGCGTCACACCGTACTGGGAAGACTAGGCGACGGCCTACGTACCAACCATCCTCCCAAGCCCTCCAATAAGTGAGGTCGATCATGGAGTCGAAAAGGGTAGACCACCTCTGCACATCCTCTGCGCAGATAGTTCGGCAGCCGGGGGTCGCTGCTTCCACGCTCTGCCGAACGTAGCCACTCCCTGTCTTCGTCCTGTGATCATGACTATAGCCACAGGTTATGACAATCACGGCTCCTGGCTTGGCAACCCGAGCGATGTGACCAAGAGCGGCGTCTTTATCGTACACATGTGGAAGGGCACTGACGCAAAACACTGCGTCATAGGCTGCACCAGGCAACTTACTTTTACAGATGTCATCCTGGGTCACCACCCCCGTCGACGGAGAAAAGTCAGTAACCGTAACGTCGTAGTTGATGCACATAAGCATTTGAGAGAGAACGCAGTATGGCCCGCAACCCACATCGAGAACTCGTCTTCCCCTAGCCTCCTTTAGCCAAGACAGGGCGTAGGGGTACTCGACAACGCGCTCGAATACTTCAGGAGCCCTCCAAGTACGCCAGCCGCCCTCTTTTGAGCCATACGCTGCTGCTCTTATTTGCACATTCACTTCGGTCTCCTTACTACAATCCCAAGCCAGTGTTTAGACTTGCCAGACACCAAGCGAATGCTCGTAACAAGCTCAAACTGATGCCTGCAGCACAGAGCCAAAATCGAGCCTCGGTCATAGACCCTCAAGTGATCGGCACTCATCACACCACCTTCCGGCACTGTGACCACAACTACACCACCGGGTCGGAGTACTCTCTTTGCCTCAGCCAGGGCTTTACCATCATCCATCACATGTTCCAAAACCTCGCCCATTAGAACTGTATCAAAGCTGTGGTCATCGAGTGGCAAAGACTCCGCCAAGGCAGGAAGAAGTTTGGCGTGGACACCCACGCTCATCAAATTGAGCTTGGCTTGTACGAGAGCCTCCCGACACACATCTACTCCTACAAGCTGTTCCACGCCGGTAACACGAGACGCCACAGCTAGCCCCACCCCATTAGAGCAACCCACATCCAATACGGCGGGTCCGTGGATGTACTTCGACATCCAATCGAACCGTGCGCGCAAGTGGGGATAGTGCTTATCGCCCGGAGACGACCACCGCTGCCACACTGTGTCAAGACGGGTCGTGCCGTTATTTCGGTCCCTTACGAATGCAGCCTCGTCAGCAGTCAACACAGTAGTAATGTCAGGGAAGATTTCTCTATACCTCACTCTATGTGTATGGTTAGCCATTGCCGGGAGTGCCTTATCCCAATAGGTCTCGAATGGGTGGGAGAGGAGAGATTCGAGGTCAGTTAGGCTATCGTAGTGGATAACATACGGGTCGAGGTCGCTCAAGCCATTACCAATAAGGTTACAGTTCGTGATAACAGCCGCGCCACTGGCAAGATACTCCATCAGCTTCGCCGGAATGAAATCACCATAACCACTCTCCGTAGGGCACACCAGTGCAGCAGCTTTGTACAAGGCATCCCAATAGGAATCTTGGTCAAGCACGTCATTTATCGGTGGTGTAAACCCAATAACATGCCCCATCTTGCGGTAGAGGTCAAGGCGCTTCTCATAAGCCCCTGTTCTGCTCCTATAGCCACCAACAAACCAAACGCCCGACCTGCCTGGGTAGCCGTTGACAATACGCTGCTCTGACACTGACCATCGAAGGCACGGCACCCCCTCCCATGATGCTGCATTCTCAAGACGTTGATAGTATTTCTGCTCCGTACCCATCTTAGGACAATACTCCGCAGACCTACGATTCCATACAGGCTGCCTACAATAGAGCTTATCAAACTGCCGATACCATTTGTCATCCTTCCTATAGTTCCATGAGTCACACTCCACGAAAACTTTGACAGTTCCTCTAACTTGCCGAAGGTCTGGCAACCATTTTGCATAACGACGGCGCACCGTCCCGTAGAGGTAGTGGGGCTGGAAGGTGTCAATAGCGCGGTAGAGAGCCGACAGCGAGAGGTCGTGAACAAAGCCGGGTCCCCATAGACCAACCTCGACATCGGGTCCAACCTCATACATCCAATCGCTGTGGGAGGCGGCATTGAAGTTGGCTAGAGATGCTTTAGGGTACAGGAAAAGAACACGTACCATTACTGCCCCCTCCGAAACACAGCACCAATAAAGTCAGGCGAGGTCGGCACCATCCTCTCCAAAGTGAAGCTCTCACTAATCTTGTCTATGACAACCGAGGGACTAGCCCATATCATCGACTCGAAGTTCCCCAGTTCGACGTGGCTTCTCCCCCTCTTATCCTTCCACCGTGTGGTCAATTTCATACTCGTGGATAGCTCCAAGAGGAAATAGCCGCCAGGCATTAGAACTCTAACAACCTGCCCAATCACCTTATCTAGGTCGAATGAGTGGTCCAAGCAATTGGTGTAGACAATACACAAGGAAGAGTCAGCCGCAGGTATTGAATGGAAATCCCCCACAGTCACGTAGGGGTTACTCTCGCCAGGATACAAATCAATGCCCTTAGCGCCCACGAACCCAAGCTGCCTCAACGCAACGACTTCTTCCCCCAGCCTAGCCCCCAAGCACAACACCCCAGGGCTTCTAGGTAAGCCCCCAGTAAGTATCCCAAGCCTGTCCACAATCCGAGATAACCTCTGGTTGAATGCAGCCTTGAACTCTGCTATTCCTGTCTGGAGTTTCGCGGCTTGGTGCTTGATGTATGACTCGTAGTCAGGGTAATTTCGGTAGACAATGGGATTAGCCACGCCGGGACTCCTTGAACAGCCGTTGGGCAGTTGCTACCATAGACGGAATCTCCAAGAGAGGGAACCGAGTACAAACACTTTGGTAGTCAGTCGTGTGACTACAAGACAAGAAATAGTCAAAGTAGCCCATGTAGTAAGCGTAGAAGAAGCTATCCATCGGGTCAGGATTGGGGCGTCTGACTCGCCACAATCCGGTATGAACACCGTGGTGTGGACCAGACCCCTCCCAGTCTATTCGGTTTTCTTCTTTAGGTAGTCCAATCCCGGACTCTACCATAAGGTGGTAGAGAACCTCCTCGTTTCGCTGCTTCCCAAAAGCACCTGCGAGGAGCCTTCGCCTATAATCCTTGAGCAAGCCGCCCACAGCTTCATAGTAAGGACGCCTTCTAATGAAGTGCAGGCCAGACAACCGCTCCTGCCTTGGTCGCAAGCAGTTACTATAGGGTAACCCGTTAGCTTCACAGTGGCTTATATGGACAGCCTCAATACCCCGCTCCTCTGGGCAGAGCAAAATGTCTACGTCACCGATGTAAGCATTCTCATACGGCTCAAACACCAACTCATCCAGGAGCCAACGCAGTGTCTTGAGTGGCTGCCCTTTCAAAGGCAACTCTGATATGGGGTCTACGACAAAGCGATAGTCATGATCTACAGGTACAGATGCTCGTATCTCCGCTGATACTCTATCCCGAGGGGTTGTCACCACCCGCAACCCGTAATCTGGATAGACCCGTGACAGGAACCACATGAAGTGCGGGAGGTATCGCTCATAGCCGCCACCAACTACCAAACCCACACAAGTACTCATGCCCACACCATATTACTTTCGATGTAGTCCACGGTCTGCTTGTATCCCAAACGCTGACCCCACAGGTGGCTTGCGTCAGCCACATCCCTATAATACGCAGGATCATCCCTCAATCGCTGGAGAGCTACGTACAACTCCTGTTCAGTGCAGGCTTTGACCACAGGGCAGCCCCCATAGTAACCAACGAACTGGCACTTGCCCCCACCGTAAACCGTGGGCAGACCCAGCCTCATTGCCTCCAACCCGCTCTTGCCCACACCACCAAGCGGCATAATCTGGTCCACAAAGACATGGCACCTCGACTTGGTTTCGATAGCCTGGACATAGGGGACACCCCGTAGTATCTCAATCGGGGTATGCAGTTGCTTGCAGACACTCTCAATAAGGTCAGTCCCTTTATCCTGCCCCACAACATGATACTTGGCTCCTGGGGTGTGGCAGACCGTAAACTTCCTGAAGGGTGTGGAAGTATTGACAAGCTCAAAGGGCTGCATCAACGGCACCGCATCGGGGTCGCACCACAGAAGGTCGCACATGGCGAACCTGCGAAGGCATGGCAGCCCGCCAACGTAACTATTGATCTTGTCGTGCCCAGCCCTGTACCTCGTACCTGACCAGAAAAAGATCAGGCTCTTACCGGCGAGCCACTTCGCTACAACGCTATTGCCTGCATCAGGAGCATGCGATAGCCTCATGCCCGTCTTCTTACTGAGGTACGCCGCAACAGTGATCAGCCCATGATAGTCACAGATAAACAGCTTCTTCACTCTGGACATTAGCCGGTCCACTGCCGCAAAGTCCTTGCCAACCATGAGACCGTCGCCAAACTGGTAGGGGGATGGTATCGCCGTAATGAGGTGCGTCTTGTACCGAGCCGAGTAATTGCTGAACGCCTGGTTCAGGTTGACTGCACCGCCAAACCCGCCGTGGTGGGATACAAAGAGCATCTCTTCTTCACGCATCCCAATACTCCGTTGTGAGCCAAGACTCACCCACGTTGATATAGTCGAAGACCGCCCGTGCCATCTCGTGGTCTACCTGCCCCACCCGCTTACTCTCAACCTGTATAGCAGTAAGAATGTCATCCAGTCCCCCCCACGGGATCGCGCTCGGCTGTCCTCCATTGTAAATCGACCTACGACCCATAAGCCCCAACTCCACCACGCTATTGGCGATCCCATCATGGGGCGTCAAGCGTATCCCCAAGAAGCACCGCTCGTAGATACCTCGAAGGGCAACGCGGTCAAACTGGTACGGACTCTCCACGACGTTGACGCCGAAGCCACACCGCTCCACAACGCGGTCAAGAAGGTCTTGGCGATAAAACTTGGGCTTGGTCTTAGGTGCGTAGGCGTAGATTTCTGAACCTAGCGGGGTCGGTGAGAAACCATTCATGTCCGACCCCACAATCGGAACGACCTTGCAGGGGACGTTAGCCTTTGCGAGATCGTCCTGTATAAATGAGGATATGGCAAGGTGCCTCACGTTAGGCTTGGTCATGACTTTCAATGCCGTGGGTGGGAACTTCATGATGTCGGAACCCCGCCATAGCACTATGGCTAGCCCTTTGTGCCTAGATAAGGCTTGGGCATCGTCAGGTGTGTACAGCCCATAGAAAACAACGGGGGCGGAGGGATCGGTGTAAGGACTCAAGCCATGCCGATCCACGAAGGGTCCAAATGACTTCTTCACGATCGCACTCATCCTACACTGACCGATCCTACTCACGCCTTGCCCCTCATGTATTCTAGCGACCTCTGCCGAATCAGCTTATCACACGCCTTTTGCTTCGCCCTACCCGACGTTGACATGCTACCAGGTCGTGGGTGCCGATACACGTAGGTCACCACGGGTACATGCTTAGTCGCACAGCCCGTCTCCCCAAGTAGGACGGCTATCTGATAGTCTACCGCTGAGGAAATCGAGGTATCGAGACCCCGGCTTTTGCGGTAAAAATCCAGGGACCAGAACTGCTGACACCCCGCTCCCCACCACCCACAGTTACAAATCGCGCTCCATAGGGTAGTACCAGGAGGGAGGGGTTTGCTCCACCCGTGCCTATCGGTTCCCATAAACTTCCAGGCCGTCCATACATAACCGACAGACGTATCTTGAAAGGGGGGTACACCCACGGACAAGCTATTAGACATCAGGGTATCATCACTGCCCAAGAACGTCACCACGTCGCCTGTGGCAGCGTCCAGGGCAGCTTTGAGGGCGGCGGCACAACCGCCGTGGGGGAGCTTGAGCAGGGTAACAGGCTGGCCCGCTATGAGGCTTTCCACAACGTCGGCAGTATCATCCGTCGAGCCGTCATCGGCGATGATCAACTCCCACTGCTTATGGGTCTGGGCGAACACAGAGCGGATCGCCTCAGCTATATAGGGGGCAGTGTTGTAACATGGAACCAACACGCTTACCACTTTCATGCTCTCGCTCTGATATTCACAGGCTGCCATTCCCCTGATGGAAGCTGAATGCCGGTGACATGGACGGAACGGCCTTTGAGCAATCGAATCTCCTGCTCCTCCTCACCCAAGGATGGTTGGCAGCGGGCGAACAGCGTCCCCTTCCAGTCAACACTCTTTGATGGAACCGACGCCCGGAGGACGACGCAGGGGCCCCCATGCCCCCAATGGCACTCCGCTTTGTCCTCCTCGTCAGCCCAGTAGACTCCAATCCCCCGTGTCCGGATGTGCTGCCACACCGTAGCGGGATCAACCGGGTCAACGTCGATGGCCCGGTACAGCACCAGGGGGTCGGACATCCCAGCAATGCCCTCAAGAGCATCGTCCAGAGCCCGCTCGATCTCTTCCCGAACCATCTTCTCCGCACGAGCATCCACCTCCACATCCGTCGCGTCGTCCCCAAGATCCTCCCGGGCGAGGTCAGCATAATTGTTTATCTCGTCCACGGAGTCGTGCAGCACCGCTGCAACCATCTCCTCCCGCTCCTCGTCGGTCAGTTCAGGGGCGAGGCTATAGGTGCTGGGCTGGAATGACTCCGCGACCTGCTGCCCCTGGTCAACCACCCGTTTCACAACGCCAGCCCGACGTACAGTAGGGGGTCGTCGCTTACTTGCTTGCCTTGCCATATCATCATTCACCCATGCAGGAGCTACGTCATAATCCTGCTCTCGCCAAATATCCGCACGGTGGTTCCCATCATTGATCACGACACTACCATCCACCTCACGAGTAACTACGATAGGAGGGAAGCCCCTACCAAAACTCCGCTGAAGCTCATCCTCTGGGTAGGACTCAACCTCAGAGCGAGCCTGCAGCTCACGGGCGAGTAGTTCCACGTCGCTGTCATCATACCCATCATCGGGGTCCCACGGCAAGAAATCGCGCCAGTTATCAAACCCAGAGCGATGATATTGCGTCTCCCCCGCGGTCCACCTCTCCAGCATCTCCTCAGCCTGCTCCATAAAAACAGGGTCAAGCTCTCCCTCGCCCTTACGTAGGGCTTCTGCACCCTGCTTCTCCACACGCTGCGGCTTCAGGTCAGCTAGGTCAACCATAGCGGTATAGACAAAACGGTCTGGCTTAACACCCACGAATTGAGCCACCGTCTGCTGCGTCCACTTACCGTAATTGTCCGTAGCATCCCAATCATGCTCCGGCGCTTTTCCCTCGTAGTCATCCACGGGCTGACCAAGAGGGGGCACCGCAGCTTCAAGCAGGCTCTCGGTTACTTGCTCCCCCTGCTCGACCAACTTCTGGATCTGGTCATACCCGTTCTCGACCACAACCTCAGCGACCGGGTGCTGGTCAATGTACCTTCGGGCATTCACCAGCTTGCCCGTGTGCTTCAACGCCCGCAACGGCTCACGCGACGTGATCGCTCCCAACTGAATCATCTGTGTGGTTACGTCCGCGAGCTTCCCCTTGTCCTTACCTACCAACACCCTCCTTCGAACTTCCTCTCCTTCCACGTCCACCTCATCCCCAACAAGGAAACCACTACGTTCCTGGGGGTTCTTGAGGATCACACGAAAGGTCTTGCCGTCTGGGGTCTTGGCAGTAACTTGCTCGAACGGGAAGGGAGCTAGATCAGGATGATCTATGCCTACTTGTTCCTGTATCCCGGACTCGTCCCGCTCGACCAGCTTCTGAATCTGCTCATGTGCGTTCTTCAACAGTGCGGCAAGTCCGAAGTGTTGGGGCTTGACCCGGTACATCTCCTCCCACGTCACCCACCTATGGCCCTCCGTCTCCCAACCATGTCCAGGCTCGAACTCCTCCGGGACGATGCCGAGGAAATTGGAGTACTGGAACCCCTCAGTAGTATAGACATAACTCGGCACTAGCTCCATCGAGCCCGTGTACCCCGTCTCCTCAATGAACTCGCGTCGAGCCGCGGTCTCCGGTGCCTCGTCCTCGATGCGACCCCCCCAGATGCCCCAAGTGTGGGGCTCGTTGACCTCGGAGCTACGGTAGGCCAGCAGGAACCGGCCCGTGGAGGTGCAGAGGGGGAGGATGCCTGCACCTTGATCGCCCCAGAAATGGCGGCCAGCAGTATTCGCGTAGTAGGTGCCGTGGGGGGTAAGAGCTTCGATAAGGGCACCGGCATTGACACAGCGGTCCAGATAATCCACCGCGTCCTCCTGGGACAGGTAGCGATGGTGGTGGGTTATGTTAGAGTCCCACCACTCAAACTCCACCTCTGGGCAGTCATCAGGAGATTGGCCAGCCACAAGCTCCCGGAGGGTCTGGAGAGCGGCCACGGCAAATGGTGCTTTGCTGCTGCCTATCTGTACCTTGAACCCTGAACCATCGTCTCCGGGACGGATACGGATGCTCCCCGCATCCAGGGCAGCCTGGAAGCCATCCTTGCCATACTTACGCTCAGCCCTAGCGACATGGTGTAGCCCACCACCCCAGGCATTGGTGCCGTGGTCAAACGAACCATCAGACCATACCCATGCACCATAGGGACCAATCTCGTAGGGGCTGAGGCGGGCTTCCTGCACACTCTCCTCCTGCACCTGCCCCGCGATCTGAATCCACTGCCGCACCAGGTTCTTCATCTCCCACACAGTCATCGTCTCACCGGGAACCTCGGACTCAACACCGACCTCTGTAGTTAGCTCCACCGTAAAATGTGCGGAGGTGTGGGCAAGAAGGTTCAAGAGGGTGAGGTATGCAGCATTGGACGTAAGCCCCGCCATTGGGGGGGCACAACGCACGAACAAAGTAAGGTCCTCTAAATTGACAAGGATGCCCCCATGCTCAATACCCAAGCGGATGCCGGCGGCGTCATCCCGATCATCATCCGGGACAGCGGGCGCATACTTGTCATAAGCCGCCTTTGCATGGAAATAGCCGGTCTCAATCTCCCCATCACCCCATATCCACGTCCCATTCTCAGCCACGTCCTCAATGCTCGCGTAGGCTTCGGAGAGAGATTCCACCACACTACTAGCCTTTATCCGTAGCTCACGGAGCCTGTCCTCAAGGGGGGTCCAATCTACCGCCTGACCAGCGATCACCCGTATATCCACGTCAGACTCCCCATATGGCCTCTCAAACTGGCCTGTCTCCTGATTTAGCTTTGCACCACCACCGGCAGGTTGGCGATGATTAGATAGTCTAATCTCTAGCCCATCCTCTCCATCAAACAACTCAAATTGTAGATACCATGAGTCTGCGAAATCATGACAGTTATCTTGCCCGCCTAAGTGAATCAAACCCACAGACTCACACCGCTGAATCACCTCATCTGCTGCCAGAAGCAGGGCATCTCTATATGCAAGAGCCGCTTGGTAAGTCTCCTCCGCCTCCTGCTTCTTTGCAGCATCCTCTTCGTCTTGCTCGCTATCACGTAATGCAGCATCATAGAGACTTGCCTCCCACGCCTCGTCCGAATCGTAGTCTCGCCTTGGGAAGGCATCCAGGAGATCGGGTAAGTACTGCCTTAGCTCATCCGGCCAGTCATCCCCTATAACCTCACACACCACCCTGTCCAACTGCCCCACGTCATCCACGACTTTGCTCTGCTTGAACCAGGCACGGAACTCCGGGGTGTCCGTGGCGAGCCTGGGGTCGGTAGCCTCCGTCAGGGCTTCTGCCGTCCAACCGGGTTGAAATGGGATACCAGCCGCGGGCGCTATGCGGGGGAAGTCCATGTAGAAGTCATCGGGCAACCCCGCCCGCTTCGCATGCCTCTTGGCCAGCGCCAGGAGCTTAGCGGCCTTGCGCTCACACTCCTCAGCATCCTTTGGGTAGCCCAGCCGCTTCCACTCCTCCACCTCATCCTGTTCCTTGATCGCCATCAAGTAGTAGTGCGTCGCAAGAGAGTAGGACGGAATCCTGTAAGCCCCCTCACTCAGCGCCATGTCCAGCGAGCCCACGGTGCGGGCATCCACCACGAACCGCCCTTTGCCCATCAAGAACTGCACCGCCAGTTCATACTGAGCCTTCCAGTCAGCCCGCTGCCGATCCTGCCAATGGGTGAGAAAGTCCCGGTCAGTCCGCTCGATTGCGGAGTAACCCGGCATGCTCCTGCCCTGGAAGTAGGAGAGGTCCTGCCACTGCTCCCCCAATTTGATCTCAGTCTTCTTGCCATCTTTCCCACTGAACGTCACGGTGCCAATGGTGAACTCTTTGCCTGTCAAGGAGCCGTCACCCACGTATCGTGTGATAGCTTCTGGCTTCAGGTAGGCAACCGTTGCGTGGGCGTGGTACTCGGGGTGCGTGTCGGTACACTTGAGGTTATCCGAGACGAGCTTGTTGAGCCGGTCCAAGCCGGCACTCTCGATGTCGTACTTCAACACAGCGGCGTTATCCGAGGATTCGCTAGGAGGGAAGGATGAAAGCTTGCCAAACTTGATCGTGACCCGCTCCTCGCCCTTGAGGGGCTTCTTCACTTCCTCCGGGTCGGAGGTGTGCAGCCCGTACTTTATCGTAATGTGGGCCTCTGTCTCCCGACCATCCCCCATCAAGTCTTCGTCCTTGACCCGCATACCCTGCGCGAGTATGCCCTCCTTAGCCCCACCAATGAGGTCGGCTTGCAGGCAACCATAATCGTGGGTCTCCTCATTTAGAGCCGCGTCCAACGCACCGATGGTGCGAGCCTCAAACGTAACGATCTTCTTGGGATTAAATGCGTCCTTTAAGTCGCGCAGCAACGCCTCGGGAATGGGCCGATAGCGCTGTGCCTCCGGGGGCACTACAGAGACCCAACCAGTCCGCGCATCGTACCTGCCTTTGTAGAGTTTACCTGCTACTCCTGGACCAAACTCTATGTCGTGTGATCCAGGAAGGTTGATCCCCTCGTGATCCCTAACATTGATTACCAAACCCCCCGGCCCAGTCCACATCCAGATGGTATGGATAAGACTTTCTTCATCTTCGTCCTCTCCCCCCTGATCGTGCCCGATCTGAAAATAGAGTTCAGCGGCTTGATCCGCAGGGTCCTGATCCTCATAGGGATCAAAATTGGGGTAAATAGTAGATCCCCGCTCGGTGGCTTTTGCAACTTCCCGCTTCCACGATACCGGCCTCTTGGCCTCACTCAGCATGCGGTCTAGCCCCCCTACTGTGGCCTCAGCGGGCACCCCTCGGGGCTCGGGCCTGGCCCGACTTGGGTCATAAGCGGCGGGTCCCGCTGTAGACAAGCGCTGGAACTCCTGCTTCGCCAGTTCCATGATCTGGTCTACCAGAGCCTTCGCCTCCGGATCGCCCTCCACGGACTGGTACAGGACCCGGTACTTCCGGGTATCCTCCCACCGGGCCTCCGGCCCCTTCTCCCGCACCAGTTCCCAGTACTCAGCCGCCAGTTCCGTGGCATACGCCCGCTGCTCCCCCGGCCATGAGAAGTAGTAGCCGGCATTCCTGGAGCCGGCGTAGGTCGTGGGCCAGTCCCCTAAGTCCGTCCGTGCCTTGTCTTCGATGGCGTGGTAGGTCTCGTGCGTCATGATGCCAGCAAACTCTTCCACGAATCTCCTATCGGACACCCAAAGATAAATTGCGCCCTCACCGGGCGAGTACATGCCCCCACTTCCAGCCCCGGAATCAGCCCCCGGCGTATACGTGAGTCCGCCCCCATGCGTCTTGATGTGGACCCGCATCCCAAACAGGTCCCAGCGAAACTTGTCCAGCACCTTCGGGTCTTTGGGCGTAGGAAGCCCCGATGCTTCCAAGTCCTGGATTATGATGTCGATGGTCCGCTGGCCGATGACCTCACGTAGAGTAACGGTATAGTCCACACCTACCGGAATCTTCCCATTGAGTTCCTGCGCCCATCTGCGGGCCTTCTGATAGATCAATGCTGGGACCAAAGATTCGACCAGCAAGTCCAGTTCGCCCACGGTGTGGGCATCAGCGGACATCGCATCCTCAATCACAGGGGCCTCGCCTGCCGGGGTGACGGAGTCCAGGGCGATCTCCTGAATGCCGGCCCTACCGGGCTGCTTGTCTGGGTGCCACGAGCCTGTCCGCCTAACGCGCCACACCCGCGTCGGCGTCGCAGAGGCCAAACTCGCCAAGGGCTTGCCCTTGAGGACCCGGAGGAGCTCTGCCCTGTCATAACGGGTGAGGGCCCGGAGGATTTGCTTGCCGGCCATCGGCACCGCGGGGTAATCCCCACCAAGTGCGAGGCGGAGAACCCTGGGGGTAACGTGCCGCTTAGCAAAGTCGAGGAGCCAATCAAGGCTCTTGAGAGTCTCGGCAGGGGTGTAGCCCATGTCGGGATGTACCCGCACGAGCTCGGCATAATGCTCCGGCCTCTCTTGAACCATCTCGATCCACAGGAGAAGGCCCCCCACATCATCCTCATCAGGGTCCACGTCGGTCAAGGCGGACCCTGGCACCTCGAAGACATAACCCCATGGCTCCTCCTCCACAGGTATGCCGGGGTGGTTAGCGTAGGAAACGGCCTCCCCAAAAGACGGAGTCAGGTAGACCGCTTCCCGCCGAGCCTGTTGCCATCCCCGTTCCCTGCTCCCCCCTAACGGCTTGAGGCCCTCCCGGACAATGGCATCCGCTGCGGCTTGAGTGGGGCACCCGTGGTAGTAGGCCGTGGCCCGCATCGGCTCATCGGGGGTTGGGGCCTCCATGAGGGATTCAACGAGGTGGGCCAAGCTGCCGATGGACTCCTCAACACCCACGTCATATTCCTCATCATTCAGCTTTGCCCCATAGTAGCCAGGCTTCTCGTAATACTGGTGGGTCCAGTAGTCCAGCATGTCCTCTGGTACTGTGTCGGCCCGTTGCCACCGACCGCCGATGAGAATATCGTACTGGCTGGGCTCAAGCACTCGTTCCTCATAGTCGCCAGTGTCCACATATCTATCATTTGGGAATGCCCCACACTGTTGCAGCCTATCGTCCAAGAAATGAGCGGGGATACGGACGGCGACCCTACTCCGCGCGAGGGACGCATCATCGAGCCAATTAGCCTCGGTAGTAACATAGAACCTGTAGGTTCCCTCCTCATCGGGGTCCTGATCCGCCCACCTGTTCTCCTCCCGGGGGATGTCCACAAAAGAGCCGGGCATATCACCGGGATGGGCGGTGTAGAGGCCCTGCCGCAACAACGCTCGCATATCACCTTTGGGATGATAGCGGTAGTAATAGCTTCCCCTGTGCTGCTGATGTGCAACCGTGTCCTCGGCCAAGGACTCCTCAGCCCTACCCACGAGCAAGGAGGACATGGGGACTCGTTCCCAGCCGTCTTGTGGGTAAAGGTTCTGCTCCGGGCCCTGGATCAGGTCCTTCCGCCACATCCTATCCGGCCTCAACACCCCGTGGTGAGCAATGACAATAGGGCTCAGGGCAATAAGCTCCTGCTTCTGCTCCGGTGTCATCAGGGTAAGCAGACACTTCGTGTTCGCTGCCAAGGGGTTCTCCGGGTTATCCTGCTCAGCCATCTGCCACAACCAGTCAGGGCATGTCTGCCCGTACTGCCCATCCCACGAAAGAATATAGGACACCTCGGAGTCATCAGGCTCAACATCCATGAGAGCGGAGCCGGACACCCCAAACACGTATCCATACCGCTCGTCACTATTCGAGGCATAGTCCGCGGCGACCCCAAAATCAGGTGTCAAGTACACCCTACCACGAGTTGGGCAGGCTGCGGGTCCACCCATCTTATCCCACGGTTGACTATACGATCTATCGGGTTGAATCCCAGACCTCGCAATCGCCCGTGCCTTCCGGGTCGTGGGGCAGCCGTGGTAGTACATCTTCTCGGCCTGCTCCTGTGACGGAGGAGGGGATTCCTGAAGAGCCTCTGAGAGCAGGGAGGACAAGGGGTACGCTTTCCAACCAGACTGATCCCAATAGTGCCCCTCACCAGGATGACGCAAGCGCCAGACCCGTGTAGGCACCACAGGCCCCAGATGGGCCACGGTCAATGGCCTCTCCCGCATCACCTCCTGCTTTTGCTCCGGGGTCATTCGCCGGAGGATTTCACGGGGATCGGCCATGTGGGGGCTACCAGGATCGACCGCAGCAGCTATATCATGGAGCCAATCGGGGGTATCATCACCCCACAGGAGGCTGCCCACCCTATCCTCATCGGGCTCCACGTCCTGCAGGGCCGAACCGGGCACCTCGAAGATGTAGCCATCAGGCGGGTAGTCATCGGGGATTCGCGGGTCATGCCCGGACGTAAGAGCATATTCCACAGCAACCCCAAAATCAGGTGTGAGGTACACGCGCCCCTGCATCGGCTCCACCCGCGGAGACCAATGACGACTCGGTAACTGATCCGGTCTGATCCCAAATCGAGCGATCTCATTGGCCCTTCTTGCGCTGGAACAACCATGGTAATAGGTCTGCTGGGTCTGTGTCTCAGAAGGGGGCGGGGCCTCGATGAGCATGGCCCGGTCAAGGGACCCAATAGATTCGCCTACCAACTCAAACAATAACTCCCCACCCGTTCCTCTTACAGGTGCCCCCTGCATCTCAGGGAACCGCTGCTCGATTGCCTCTACAGCATGATGCACCTTCAGTTTCGCCCCACGATCCCACCTCTCCCACATACCATAGAACTCAATTCCCCACTCCGCCTCCACAGCATCAGGTGGGTAGAAGCAACCCCGCTGAGATATGATTTCCTGCTGATCCACATCACACAGCAGCCCACCTCCCTCAGTGTAGCCCAAGACATCCCCACGCTTGTGTCCCGCCCTCCGAAGCAACCAATCCAGGAGTATTGGCACATGATCTTCCACTGTGGTCATCGTGACCCTGTAGGTGTCCTCATCGCTACCCTCCTCATCATACTCCTCATCATCTTCTATCCCCCACTCCCGCGGCTCCCCTTTGACAGACACCCGCAACAATGTTAGCAGGGCTTTACTGCCGTCCATTGTCAAGAGCCCAGTCTCGCGTGACCATACAAAGTAGACCTCGCCCAGCTTGCGGGAGAGCAGGGCTTCCATGGTCGGTCGCTGCCGGTAGCGCCGCTCCACCTCCGTAGCCGCAGCGTGCGCCCGCTCGTAGTCCCATCCCTGAAGCATCAGAGATCGCTCATAAGTTTCGTGGACCAGCACAGCGGGCATCTCAACGGGCTGGACGCCGTTGTCGATCCAGATTTCGTCTTGGGGGATGAAGGCGTAGCGGCAGCCATTCCCGCCCTGAGAGAAATCCAAGTCGTAGGTATCGCGGACGGCCCTGCCGTCCACGATCCAGACTTTGAGGCCCTGTGTCGTGCCCCAGTAATGGATGTAGGGGGAGGGCAGCATGTCGTTGCCCTCAATTAGGTGGGCCACTACGCATCTGCGTAGCAATGAGCAACCGAAGTGATTCTATTTCCTTTGTCTGACTCTTGATCGCGTCCTTAATCTCTTTGAGGCTTTCATGAACCACCGTAGCTATGACCTCTGCTGCGACGGCCTTATGTTCTGCTACGGTCAAGCGCGCACTCACTTGTGACGACACGGCCCATGTAAAGGCGTAGGCCCCGCAAGGAAGAACGATGAGGAAGCCGAGCGCGGTGAGGAACGCCCATAAAGGCGTCCTACCCTTGACGCAAGCGGTGCGGTGCTGCTCACAAGTCTCGGTTGTCACAGGCGTAGGCATCATGGCCCCCCCCCCTTCTCTAATGTAGCCCGCTCGTGCTGGCTGTGGCAAGGATATACTCCTTAGCTGTTAGATCACAGGGGACTGTGACACTCCACAACCAACCTTGAACAAGGTGCATTTTCCTAGCACGTCAAATGACCGGAGACTGCCACACATGTCCTGAATCAGCCTCGGGGTCGAGCAACGCTACCATGAGGTCGCGCGCCGCCGCCCCACCCGATCCAATGATGCGGAGGACCTTGGCCGAGGTGACCTTCTCCACGCGCAGATCGGTCCCACCCCCATAGGCACCGAGGTTAAACGTGGTCACGAGATCGGTCCACGTTGAGCCATCCACGGAGCCCTGAATCTTGAGTGCGAGGGTGCCGGTGGTGAGGTTCCACAGGACGAGACAACGCGACGAGGGGTTGGCGGAGTGGATATTCAAGACGGTGCCGGAGGCCGCGGGCACGGGGAGGATGTCGAAGCTGACGCCGATCATCGGGGTCTCCTCTCCAGACGCTCCATGAGAACGCCCTCACGCCACCGCTGGGAGGATTCCAGGATGAGACGAACCGCCGCAGCGGGGTTACGGAGGACCGTGCTGTTGAGGTAATTTCGAGCCCGAGCCAAGCGCTCAGGAGTCAAGTTCCAGAGACGTTGGGCTTTGGCATCCCACTCACAGGACCCGGGCGCGTCGTCCTCAAGTCCCGCGGGGCCAAGTCGCATTATGTTCTCCGGCACAGCCACGGGACCAATACGGTCGATGCCGACCCACTGGGCCTCACCGGTCTCAAGCTCCACGAGGCACTTCAGCCTACGGGCGTCCACAACGACGCCTTCGAGAGGGCTGCCGTCCTCCATGATGACGAGGACGGGCATGCGGGGGGTGAGACCCTCGCGCGGTAAATCATCCACGAAATGCTCGGCGTCGCCCTTCGAGACGCCCTGCCCACCCTGGCCCCCCTCCAAGGGGTCACAGGGGGCCGCGAGGTCGTGGCCGGGGGCCTTGATGTCGAGCACCTGAAGCACGGTCTGGATCGCCCCGGGGGCGTAGTGAATCGTGACCGTGGGCCTGCCAGGATCATTGTCGCACCTGATTCCGTGGCCCTCAAGCTCCGCGATCAGGGCGGCACGGGCCGCCAGAGGGACGGTAACGGCATGTGACTTGCTGCCTCCCTCGGGATCGTTAGTAGCAGGCACGGGCTTGGGAGGAGGAACGGACATCGGGTCCACGGCCTCCTTAACAGCCTCGCCCCGTGAACCACGCGCCCAATTTCGCTGCCCACACCGCAAGCATGTACGCGGCGTGAACATTCCCTCTCCCTCTGGGTCCCACAAAAATGCTCGTCTGCACTTCTCACACTGAAGCCGCATGAGCCCACGCGCTTCGGCACCGGGCCATATTGTCCCCCGCTCCCCCTGCGCTACGACCTTTTCACTTACCCTCTCCTCAGCCAGCAACTTGTCCACATCCGCGAGCAGGCCCTCTCCGCCCTCCCATCCCATCACGTCCCGTCCCGTAAAGTAGCCTCTGGGATTCGATGGAATAGGCTCCTCGGGTTCCTCCTCATCATCTTCGTCTTGAAGTTCACCCTCGGGTTCCTCACCCCCCACACCCGGCGGCTCGGCAACGCTCAGGTACTCATCGGGCAGGCTCGTGATGTCCTCCAAGTGGCCCCACCAATCCTCCGGGAGCGTCGAGGGCCTGCCGTCCCAGTCATCTGGAGCCTCTACCACACCAGCAGCGACAGCCAGCGCCGCTTGGTCCCAGACAGAATCGACATAGAGCGTCGATCCATCCTCAAAGTAGACCTCAATGGCCCCACCCGTCCCCGGTAGGGTCCAGACCTCGCAGGGGACGTGGCCGGGAGGCAGATCACTGGCCTCCTCCTCGTCCCTGCCTACAGTGAGAGACGCGAAATGGGGGTCACCCGCGGCGACCTCGGCCAAATAGCGGTCCACCTCCTCCTCAACAGGAATCTCGCCCTTCAACTCCACATCCTTGCCACCACGCTTGGGCCAGCCACCCTTCCCCTTGGGCTTCTTACCCTTCTTGCCCTTGCCACGGAGCCACGGCGGCAGGCCCTTGCCTCTTTTCTTCGGGGTGGGCTCCTCCTCATCATCCTCACCGCGGTCCATGGGACCCTTGCCCTTGAGCAGCTTGGCAATCGCGTCGGAGTCCTTGCCCTTGGGCTTATCCTTGGGGCGAACGTCTTTACCCCCTGGCTTCGGCTTCAGCGGAGGTTTACCCCCCATACCACCAGACCCCTGCAACTTGTCTTTGGGCAGTTCCGTCCCATCCTCTTCGTCCTCTGGCTCCTCCTTGCCCTTGGCCCACTTAGTCTTGAGAGCGGCGGGCATGGGCGGGCCGGGCCGTTTCTTACGACGTTCCTCGATGGACTCTATGATGGGAGCCGCTGCAAGTTGGTCCTCCACGGTCGTATCCTCAATAGACGAAGCAGGGTCAGCAGGGGGCTCGTCCCCCCGCAGATCAATCTCCGTGAGAGCATCGGCAGGGTCCGCATCCCCATCCACGGCGGCGGGAGGGGACGGAGCAAATGCCTCCACGATCTTGGGAAAGGGACGGGGCGCGGGAACAGGAGCAGGAATCCCGCCCAGCATCCCAAGCGTGCCTTCATCCAGGCCAAGTTCCCCAACGGGAGCAACGGACTCCACGATGGATTCACCGCCACTTGGGCCCATCATCTCCAAGAGGCCCGCCTGGTCATCGGGAGCAGGCTCGGGCGGGGTCGGTCCTGGCATAGGGGGGAGGGGTGGCATATCAACCATCAAATAAACTCCTGCACGTATTGGCAGAGCACGACGACAGCTACAAGGTATTCTACGGGGCAGGGGCAGGCCGCGTTTCCCCTACTACGGCTCGGGAGCGGCGACAAGGGATGCCCACCGGATGATGTAGTCAGCGATGCCGTTGAGGATGCTCACCGTCCCATCGTTCCTAATGAAGTGATAGACCCCCTCCGCCAGCACCCCCATGGAGACCCTGGGGAGGTTGCAGTGGGCACGGAAGCTCGGGGGCAGATCGACCTCGACCAGGCATAGCTCATCCAGAGGGAGTTGCAGGCTATAGCGGCGGACCCCCATCGCTATCCCCGGGCCCCCCTTGCGCCGGTTGGGGAGCAATACGTAGGTGGGTTCCTCCTCCAAGTCCCCCTCCACCAAAGCGGGCAGCGTAGCCCCAAAGCGCACATCTATCGGGGCGACACCCGCCGTGATTGCGAAGCCGCGCCGCTTGGTCTTCGAGCGCGAGGGGATCATGCCGCCCACGACTTGGCTGGGGTCCATGAATACATGAAACCGCTTCCAATCCGGCTTTTCGATAGGCTCACCACTACCCGTCGCGTACACCATCCCGGACCCCTCACCATCGGTCCAGGTGAAGCTCTTTTGGAAATACTGCGCCGCGATCTCCAGGGCGTCCGCAAACCCGATCCCGATCACGGTGAACCCCGGCTGCTCGTAGACTTTCGGGGGCGTTGCGTCTGTGTCCGTGTAGGTGCCGCGGGTAGGAACGAAGCTGAAGCCCCTGTTCCACAGCACCCAGGCTAACTGGGCGTTCCGGGGATCATTCTGGGCATTGGTATCCTCATCAATATAGGCAGTGAGCACCGCCATCGGGGTGTGCTTGAAGTGCTGGAGGAATCGGTACAGGCTCGCCTCAAAAACAGAGGCTTTCCCCATTATGCGGCCCACAGCCCGTTCGACTAACGGGTCCACAGCACTCTCCTTCGATTCCCTCGTGGATTCATTCATTGCGTCCCGATTCTTCCACCTCGTGTTGAGGTCCAGGACCGCCGCTGCTGTCACCGCATCGATGCGGCGGGTATCCGTGGGCCATGTCTTGGGTGTATAACGAACCGTGGCCCCACCAATCAACGAGGTGACATCGGCCCTGCCACCCTGCGTCATCTTACCGGCCCGGCCCAATTCGCTGCGTGGTGGCGGGAAGTAGAGATAGTCACCGACCCGGACATCCGCAAGTGCGACACGGGGCAGGGCCTGTAGGGCCGCCCGCATCTGCTTCGCCTCAGCCCGGAGATCGAGGTGTTGGGTCTCGGAGCGCAGACGCTCGACATTGAGCCCATGCCCCTCTGGAGGATGCAGCGACGGTCTCCACGTCTTCACTCAACGCCCCCCTCCAGATCAACGTGCTTGTCACAGACCTCCTCCCCGCCGTCGAGGCACATCCAGCCCGATTCCAACTCGTCCCCACAAATCGAACACTCCCCAGGCTCCTGCTCCGCAAAAGCGTCAACCTCGAACTGTACCCATTTGTTGCCATCATCATCGGTGCCGCTCTTGCGGGCCATGCCTTCGATGTCATGGAGGATGATCTTCTCATCCCCATCCTCGTCAGGTTGGGCTAAGGCCCGCTCTGTTTCGTCAACATCGTCAGCCACTTGGGCCGCGAGACCATCCTCCTCCGCGGTGTTGGTGGCGCACTCGTCACAGATCCCGTCGTTGTTCTCAAGCTCGTCCGCATCGATCTCGCCGTGGCACCGCCGGCAGTGGTCGAGGTCATGGAGGACGGCTTGGTTGTAGTCGACATGCCCCTCCTCATCCCCGATGTCACCGGGGAGGGGAAGATCGAGGGGGCCGAGATCATCATCACCGGGGTCCACGTCCTCAACCCGTGGCCGCCGCCTCTTAAGGGAGAAGTCGGTGGCGCAGTGGCGGCATCGGCAGTGGACGAGGTTGCCCAGGGTGCCCATGACACACTCCGCCGCCCTCTGCTCGGAGCCGCAGGCGGGGCAGGTCATCACCCACTCATCCTCAACGGCCCCGATACTGCGACGAACATCTGCTTCACTCATTGGATTTCTCCACGACAGTTGCGGCTCGCTTGAGGAGCGCCAGTGCCCTGCCCTGATTCCGGCCCAAGAGGCACAGGAACTCAGCGTAAAGCTCCACGTCAATGCCAAAGTAAGTATACGCTCGGGCCCCAATCCGCACCACGGCCTCTTGGGCATCGGCCCTGTAGCGGATCGGAGTGAGCCATCGCTGCCGAGGCGGGACTCGGACCCGCGCCGCGGACGATTCCGCGGTTCCACCCCCGGCTGCCTCTCGGCAGGTGGAGGATTCGGCAACTAGCCCCACTTTAGATGGGGCGGGATGCATCTCACACACCCCCTTTCCTTAGACCACTCAGAATGATGTGCTATATCCTTCCACCCCTAGAATCAAGTGAGGTAGGGCCAAGTAGTGGAAGTTTAACAGCATGGCATCCAACGGGCCCTGCGCCGACGCGCGATGCCACGAGCCACGAAGGCCAACTCGTCGCAAATCGTCACGAGCCTAGTGGTCCTGTCGAGGCCGTTAGGCGTTGTGGCCCTATCCGCCTCCTCGCAAGGGTCCCACAAGGCGCAGCGCCTGATAAAAAAGCTCGTAGACTGGCTACACATGAAGCGGCGGTACGTTCGCTCCAACTGCTCGTCGGTCATCGCATCAATATCGGCGGGGTCAATCGTAGGAGCACCGAAGATGGCATATTCAGCATTGGCCAGCAGGTAACGGTAGGAATAACCCCACAAGCCGCAGACCCTGGCAGCGAGGTCGCCCAAACGGTCCCGCCAGCCCTCGGGGAGATGCACTGGCTCGCCCGCATAGACATCGGGGATACGGCGGACCCTGATCTTGTAGCCAGCGGCCACCCACTCCTCCAGAGGGGAGGCCCACAGCCCATCCGCGTCGGCGCTGGCACACCATATCCGCTCCGGGTCCGGTGCCTCGTTCAGGATCGGCTCGTGCTCGCGCCTCACCACGAGCCAGCCCGCATCGTATGCCTCGCGGATGTGCCGCTCCTCCACAGCAGTCATCGCGTGGGACCTGTCGCCTCCGGTGAAAAATGTGATGATGTCCCCCAGGATGCCGCTGCGGCGTACTCCCAGAGCATCGCCTGTCAGGATAGTGGTGTTGAATGGGCTAGGCACGTCAAATCCCCAGGAGGGTGCGGCAGGTCTGGTCGATCTTGCCTCCCTCGGCCTGTGGCTCCTGGGCATAGTGCGCGGCACGTAGGGCCACGCGAGCCGCCGCGACGACATCACAAAACCGCTTGCCAAGGCCAAGGGACAGTTGTTCGAGGAAGTAGTGGGTCATTGCCCCACAGGGCCGCCCGTTCACCTCCGTATCCGCCGCGGTCTGATCGGACTTACAGCCTGACACGTAGGCTAGTGGGGCAGTGGTCAGATTCGGAGTGGCACCACTGGCGGGCTTCTTGGGTCCGAACAGGACGTTCCAGAAGTCAGTGAGGATCGAGAGGATGCCCCTCGGTGCGAAGCCGAGCTTGCGGGCAGCGGCAAGGCTCCACGCAATGTCAGGAGGCACGGGATACGACCTCGGAACAATGATGAGGGGGTTGGCGAGGGGCATATTCCGCATGAGATCACTGCTTGAGCAGGAATCCGACATCACGAATACGTTGACCCCAGGAGGGACCCGCGAGAAGTAGTCCGCGAACTCCTTGTCCCTGACCGCTGTGCCATCGATGTCATTCCAAGCGAACGGCCTAAGCGCGTACACCTCATCCATTCCGTCCAACTCTTGCCTCGGATTACGGGTCACTACCTGTGCCCCATGACCCGACTGCGCGTAGAAGATGCTATCCCCCGGTTCGACATCCACGAGCCACGCCATACGCTTGGCCCACTCCTCCTTAACTGCTCTATCATCCAGCAGGAGACGGAGATCAGCCTCCCTCCATCCCACGGACACGAGAGCATGAGCGTCATCGAGCACATCATTGACGCACCCACGAAGTGGGGCCGTCGGGTACGTATTGATCCCACACAAGAAGCCCTTGCGAGCCATCAGGGAAGCCCCTACCAGGGGAAACGGCCTATCAACAGCCGCCGCGTTTCCGCGTTCTCAGCAGTGACATGGCTAGCGACGAAGACCCCCTCCAGGATACCGCACAGCCCCGTAGCGAAGGTGAGCCCCGCTTTGAGGGCGGGGTGGGCATCGAAGTAGAAGGCGAAGCAGGTGCCCGCCAGCCCCAAGGTGGCCACGACGGCGGCCCAGAAAATCTTCTGCTTGTACCACGGCATCGGCAAGCTCCTCTCATTCTACCTTGCTGTACTCATAGACCCCCCGTATATTCGCCCACATGAAGCGACCGGGTGAGGGCGCAGCGAGAAAGGCATCATAAACTTCTTGGGGGACGCCTGAGTACCTATAGAGGCTCGCGTTGTGGAAGCGGACCTCCAGAACCTGCTCATCAGGGTCATAGGCAATGGAGGCCACATTCGAGGACGTTAGCGGAACATGGTCACCCATCATGCGCGTATCTCCTCTTCTATTCTACGGCTCTCCCCAAGCCAAGCATGCGACCAGAATGTGTAGTGCCACTCGGGACACCCCGCACGGCATCTAAATGTGGCCACACATCCATTGTGGCCAGCCAGTTCCCCAGGACACGAGCAATCGGGGCAATAGGCAGCGGCCACACAATGAGCCAACCTGGATTCGCACGTGTCCCCCCGCGGTGCCTTCCTGATGAAGACGCCCACGCTCGTATGGGTAACAGGTGTAGGCATCTCACCTCGATCCTCCAAGGGCAGTGGCAGTGGGTTCGGGAGCCGCCATCATCGGTAGCGGCATGTTCCCGGCCGGTTTTTACGACCTCTCCACCCCCACTGCCACGCCGGGGACAACGAGCCAAAGATCATCGGAATTATGCCTTTGGCAAAGCAGACGCTACCTATAGGGGCTTGACAAGCAAGCCACGAACCCTGTACCCTGTCGCCGGTTGGTATCACCCCGCCCCTCTTGAGGAGAGCGTACATGCTGCCTGAGATGGTTCCTGGTTGGGTTTTGTACGTCATCCTTCCTGTCCTCGCCGTGTGTGTTGGCTACACCCTGCTCTCACATCAGGCGGTCGCGGAAAGCAAGGTAAGCCAAACGGCACTTGAGAAGGAAAATACGAGCCTTCAGGCAAAGGTTCGTGAGCTTGAGTCGGTAGTAGCGAAGTACGGGGTCATAATGGACAAGTTTGACACAATTGGGTGTATCCATGATCCCGTCACCGGCAACGTCAGGTACATCTCCAGAAGGTAAACGCCAGACCCGCATCATCCTCCTATGTAGGATGTAGCTGTACACAAGCATCACAGGGGTAGCAGAGAACAAGACTGCGACGACCCAAAGCTGACAGTCTGTCGCGTCTGCCCCAAGCCAGTCCATTGTAAGCAATCGCCACATCGCTCGACCTCCTTAGCTACTACCTGTAGGGGTTGCTTTGTCAAAGGCGTAATTCCGAAGATCATTCGTCGTGGTGTGCTGTTACGCCAAAAGACTCAGGTAAATCCCGCCCTTACTCGCCACTGTGTCGCGGCCGGTACGGGTCACGAGGACGTATCGCTTTCGGCGTCCCCCGAGTCTACTCCTTAGCCGATGGCTGCTTCTAAGCCTACGGTCCGCGGCGAATGAGTTGTCAAGGAGCCAATCCATCCTCCCACACCTAGAATCAAGTCGTCTCACCACCTATACTCCTGCGGCGCTCCAAGGCAGGCCCATCAAGCGGCGGGCCCACGCCACGGGGACAAGGCTCTCCCCCGATCCATGCTTGATGTGCAGCCACTTGATCCGAGCCCGCTCCGCCCCACACCACTCGCACCTCTCGATCAAGAGGACAGCCGTGGCTCCCTCCGGGACCACGGCCCCTCCCGTCAGAGGCAGCGGGGTTGGTTCCATTAGTTCAACCCTGGCACGGTGGCGAAGCTGATAGTGGTGGAACCCGAAGATGCACCGGAGCGGCCTCACCTTTTATCCCCCACACCAAGTTGCCACAGCGCCCACGCCGCTGAGACCGTGACCTTGCGGGTCCACTTGCCGTCCCGCCACGACGCCACGGCCCTCACGGCGGCGCAATGGGGGCAATGCTCGACCCTCACATCAATGTCGGTCCACGAGGGGAGAGCCGCACGAGCCCCCGGTGGGTACATGTCGGCCCCTTTGATGGTCCCGACCACCCCAGGGGTCCAATCATGTAGGTGAAGTAGGCACCTAAACCTCATGGGCATCCTCGTGGGGCACGGATTCGATTGGAGGTTCGAGCACATCCACAACACGTTCCAGCGCCGCCAACTCGGACTGGAGTTTCCTGGTCCGTTGGGCCAAGTCGGCCCTGCGAAGAACATCGTGGGCTCGCCACGGCAACGGCCTGCCCGTCACTCCAAGGGCACCGGGCCGGCAGTCAAGCGGGCGATTCCACCGCTGCTGCTCCAAGCCATCGATCTGAGCCAGGAGTTGAACATCCCGTTCCACAGCATCCATCGAGCATCTCCTCAGAATCCGCAGAGGCCCCTGATGATACTGCGGGCTAACCCTATGCCCACACCCCAAAGGACTGCCGCCCCAGAGGGTATCGCGGGCACCTGAACATCATCCCCAGGATTTCCGGCCTGCTCGCAGGGCTGGGTTCCCTGAACAAGGGATGCGACCGGCGGGTTCTCTGGGGGCCAAATGCGGACATATCTCCTGTAACTCCTATAACTACGCCCTCTTCCCCTTCCTCCACACCCCATCCGCCAAGCGGTACTCACGGCAGATAGGGGCGAAGCCCTTGGGTGCAGCCACGAGGCTGCTGAGGTCGAGGAAGCCCCCTACCTGGGGGGCGAAGCCCTTATGTACAGCCGTGAGGCTGCTGAGGTCGAGGTTGCCCCCTGCTTGGGGGGCGAAGCCCTCGGGTACAGTGGTGAGACTGCTGAGGTTGAGGTCGCCCCCTACTTTGGGGGCGAAGCCTTCGGGTGCAGCCACGAGGCTGCGGAGGTCGAGGTCGCCCCCTACTTGGGGGGCGAAGCCCTTATGTACAGCCGTGAGGCTGCTGAGGTCGAGGAAGCCCCCTGCTTTGGGGGCGAAGCCCTCGGGTGCAGCCACGAGGCTGCCGAGGTAGAGGAAGCCCCCTGCTTGGGGGGCGAAGCCCTCGGGTGCAGCCACGAGGCTGCCGAGGTAGAGGTAGCCCCCTGCTTGGGGGGCGAAGCCCTCGGGTGCAGCCACGAGGCTGCCGAGGTTGAGGTTGCCCCCTACTTTGGGGGCGAAGCCCTCGGGTACAGTGGTGAGGCTGCTGAGGTAGAGGTCGCCTTTCCATGCGAGGGTCTTGCGGGGCTTCCCCGCACGGGTCAAGAGGACGCTCTTGACCTCAGCGAGGCATTGCCTCGTCGCGCTCGCGGTGTGGGAGTCCGTCCACCAATCGGGCTCGCGATCACCGAATCGGAACTGGTATTTGTCCCATTCGTAGAGTCCCCCGGTGGGGACGAACTCGACGGGGGTGTGGAAGCGGCTCAAGCCGCCTGTACCCCCATCCTCCCCAATCTTGTGAGTGGCACGGTTGGCGATGTGGGAGTCCTCCTGTTCGGAGAACAGGACCTTGACCTCCGAGTCATCCACCCTCACGGCTTCGCCGGAACGGAATTGGCACATCGTCAAAATCTCCTGTACCACTCCCACTACTTTACAGTCGTTCGGGCCAAATGGCTCACACATTCGCCGCAACGGAGACCGGGGGCGGGCCATCCCCCTGCTCATTCGGGCATCCCGGCAGATTGTCGTCCCGTTTGTCAACAGCATAGCCCTCATCGGTCTCCACGGAGACGACGGCGAAGAGGTCGCAGGGGTCGCCCTCGCAACTCTCGATGTACATCCCGTGCCCGTCCGCCACCTGGTCCAGGGCCTCGTACCACTCCTGGTCCAGGTATGCCTCGCGGGAGCCGAGGCCGCGGCACCACGAGCACTCCACGGGGACCAGACCCCCCTCGCAGACGAAGCACGGGAACGTCATCGTCGCCTCGACATGCTCGCCGCGGGCCTTCGCCAACGCCGCGACGCTGCGGTGGCCCGAGCCACCACACCATCCGCAGGCCACGGGGTTCCTGGCGTGGCCGGTGCCGCGGCACCTGGGGCAGGGATCAACGTTGCTGTTGGCGAACGGGGTGTAGTACTTGCCGCTGGGGGCCAGGGAGAACACGGTGCCGAGGTAGCTGCGGCCCACCCTCGTGCCGGGATTCTCCTCGTCGTCCTCAAGCCCGCTCAGGGCCTCGGCCTTTATCGCGCCCCAGTCCCATTTCCGCAGGGCAGCGAGGTAACGGTTCTTTGCCATCCTATTCCATCCTTTCTCTCCCCACCCCTAGAATCAAGTCAAGTCGTCCACAATCTCGTCCCACTGCTTCGAGACCCGCACGAGTTGGTCCTTCTGGGCTTCCTCCTCGGCTACAGCCTCCGCCCACTTCTCAGGGTCGCGCAGAGCCTCGACCTCGCGGGTGATCAGGGCATCGAGATACTGCGGGGGCAGAGCGTCCAATTCCCAAGACTCATCCCCGTAGAGGTCGCGGTAGCCCGCGAATCTGGCGTCGGTCTCCTTCCCAGGGTTGGGAGGGGCAGCCACCTCCCGGACTTGGTCCATTGTCAGGGCAATGCGCCGGAGCAAACCCGTCTGGCCCGTAAACATCGCCAGCCGCTCCCCATTATCTCTACTCATGTCCAAGCCACTCGGATCGTGGTCGCCGAGATGCAGGACCACCACTCCCTGCCCATCCCGCAAGTGAGTCCTGATCCGCTTGCTCGACTCCCACATCTCACTCTGAGACAGGTAACCCCTGCACGAGAGGCAGGGCACGTCGAGGCGGACGGCAGCCTGCTCCACGACGCCGATAAGTGCATCTTTCTCTATCCAGCATTCCACCCGCACAGGCTGGGCCGCCCACTTGTCAATACGGTACTGGCTCGCACAGGCGTCAATGATCTCCTGGGGCGAGCCCCAATGGGCCTTCTCGCGGATGTACCGTGTCCTGTCAACCATCATATTCCAATCCAACGAACCGGCGAGGCGGGCATCGTTGATGACGCTGCCGAGCCTCTTGTACGACTGTTGGGTATTGGGGAGGTAGCCGCCGGCAACGAAGCGGTAATACAATTGCCGCAACGTCAAATCATAGCCCTGGGCAGCGTAATCCTCCATGATCGCGCGGGCCCGGTCGATGATCTCGATGCTGCCGGCACTGAACCGCTTGGGGACGAAGCAGACGCAGGGCATCACTGACCTCCTTGCTCACCACGCCAGCGCCGGAAGAGCCTGTTCTCGACACGTCGGAACACGGTCCGGGGACCATGCACGTCGCGCCGCACACCCAAACGCCACTGCGGGGGGGACAGCAAGTGCGCGAGTTCATGGATGACAATGGCGACGGTGCGCATCCGGCGCTGTGGACCCAAGTAGATGCTATAGGTCGGAGCGTAGGCACATGCTCCCGAGCGGCACCGTGAGGGGCGGCGGGTGGTCACAACAGGGGGCCGCATTCCCTCAGCCTCACACAGCATGTCCACGACAGCCTGGGCCTCGGCCAACGAGACCGCTTCGCCATGTTCGGGGCGCTGCCAGAAGTCGGCGGCGTAACTCACGGCTGAGCCTCCTCGTCCCCCAAACAGTCGCAGTCGGGCTCACACGGCTCCAAGCCCATCCCCATGTTGTTCAGGAGCCGCCGCATCGTATCCTCAACCAACTCATGGCACTTTGTAGCGGCCCAGCAAAAGCCTCTGGGAGCCTCGGCCCGGCAGTCATGATGTCGAGTGCCGTATTCTGTTATCTTCGCCCCCACCTGTCTTGCCAGCGTGCAGCAACGAGAAAAGCAGGAGCGCTTGGGATCTTGTGGGCCCCGTTGGGCAATCTTTGCGAGTTGGCCGTCCCGCTCCACTTCGAGGGTGATGGCCAGACCCAAGACCTCCTCGTAGGCTCTCTCTGAGCCTTTGCCCAGGAGAGCGGCATCCTCGCACGCCGCCATCGCCCGCTGCTCCTCGGGGCGGGTTGCCCATGCGGGCCTCCGCCCACCGGGCCCGCACCGAGACCAGTCCCGAGCCCCGTCCTGGAAGTCCTTGATATGCTTCCACTCGTGCTGGGCCGTGGCAAAGAAGCTCTCAGCGGACGTGAGGGGGTCAGTGGTCCAGTGAGGAAGGACGATGCTGAAGTAACCCCCGTCGGTACTGACCCACCGCAGTCCAACGTAATGGCTTGTACCCCGCTTGCGCCGCAGGAGCGGGCGAGTCGCCCTGCACCTATGAGCCAGACCACTGGCAGTGGTGCCTCTACCACGATTGGCAATCACGATGACCCCACCGGTCCTGGCCCCAATGGAACGGCCCGCTCGGGCCAGCAGAGGCTCCAAAGCCTCATCAGGGATTGTGGTTCTGTTGTAAAGCTTCATGTCCCCCTTCCCCTCTCCATCCGCGCCCCCTCCACAAGCTTCACGCCAGCCTCTACCGCCACGGCTCGGAGGCCGTGACAGGTCCCGGTCCCGGCGTAGATGGTGAGCAGGTCCGCCCGGTAGGTGCCCACGAGTCGCCCTCTATGGCGTAGGCCGTAGTGCCGCGGCCCATCATGACGCAGCACGAACCCGAGCCGCTTCGCTACTCGGCGCAGGCAATCCCGCGCCCTGTCCTCAACTGACCTCTGCTTCCTCACCGCGCACCTCCAGGTTCTCCGCATGGACGAACAGGACAGAGAGGCCCATGCCGAGGTTGACGAAGCGGCGGCACTCCTGCTGCTTCTCCTGGGTCAGCCCCGCCAGCTTGTAGGCGTAGTCGTCCCGGTCCAGGAAGACGAGGTAGCCTGGCCACTTCACACCCGTGATGAGGTGGCGGTAGATGCGGTGGCTGACCACGGTGCCAGTCAAGGTAAGGGCTACACCAAGCACCCGAACCTTTGTGCCCAACGCGATCCGTTTCATTCTCATCTCCTCATGCTCCCCTTCCACCCCTAGAATCAAGTGGGGCATGAAAAGAATTGGCGGCCATGGAGGCCGCCAGAGCGTTCCCGGTGCGTTAGAGGTAGTTGGGGCCTAGTGGATGGGGAAGGACGCAGCCACGACGCTGCCAGGTGGCTTCCTGGGGTTGCTAGACAGGCACATCGGCTGGATCGAGCATGCCACGGGCACGAAGTCCGCGGGTACGGAGCAAACCACGGGCGATCTGCTTCTCATCGCCGGTAAAGCCATCCCAATACTGCTTGGCAACATCAAGGGCATGCTGTGCCCGTGGGTAGTTGTGGGATGCTCGTAGCCGTTGTGCGTCTCGCATGAGTTCAACGTATGCCTCGATGTCACCCATAGCCACATCGGACACATCCTCAATCACAGCTTCGCCCACACCCTTTTTCTTCAAGATGTAGGCGACACGCACCGCGACATTATTGATGTCCACGGCGGGGCCACGGTACGTCGAGGTGAGCCACCGCGCGAGATCGGCCCTGTTGCTGGGGTCCGTACCGGCCTCCTGGCACGCCTTGAGGAACGCATGGGCCGCGGCCAACTCTTTAACCCCAGCAGCGAAGTCCGTGGCGGTGGTCTCGGACAGCACGTCCGCAACGACCTGCTCCAGAATGGTAGGCATCGGTTAGTCTCTCATTCCCAACTCGGTTTCGATGACTGCCCTGCTACGATTGGCACTTCGCAGGTAATTCCACGCTTGGCTGACCCAACGGACTAGCCAGCCCCAAAAGCCCTCGGTGAGGGTCGCTTGGTCCACTACGGCCTCCTGGGGAGGTGTGGCCACGTCGGGGGCAGCGGCCTCCGGCGGGCGCTCGAACCTGAGAATCGGGTCCCCAGGAGCCAGGGTACGGCCAGGCGTGGTATGCTTGGCCAGGAGATCATCGATCAACTTCTTGAGGTCCGCTGACATATTGGCAATCTCGTCCACGACCTTATTGTAATGCCTAACTGGAGCGCTGATCCTCGCCTTCTGCTGCTCCAAATAGATGCGTATATCATCTACCCACATCTCCTGATTCGTGAACCCCGCCAGCAGTGGCATAAGCGTCTTCACCTTGTCCCCGTACTCATTGGTGAGGCGGGCAACCTCCATCTTAGCCTCCCGCAACTGCTCACCAAGACGCACGGCGAGACGGGCCACTTCAATCAAGGTGTCGCGGAGTTCGCCACGAATGCCTGGAATTATGGTTTTGCCAGCCTCAGCGACGGGCGCAGCAGGTGCAGCAGGCGCGGGTTTGGGGGAGGGACGTGGCGCAGGAGCGGGGGCATTCGCGGGCTCGGGCTCCTCAGCCAGCACGTCACGCACCACGGCATCCACGATGGATGCACGGTCGAGGGACTCCATGCCCCTCACCGTGCTCTTGCACGGAATGCGCATGTGGACATGCTTGCCGCTGGGCAGCGTCTTGGCTACAGTGCTGGGAGCGATCTCCTCACCGCAGACCGAGCAGGTCTCCTCGACCTCAACAGACTCACCCCTCGGCTTCGTCGCCCCTTTGCCCTTCTTGAACCCCGTCTTGGCGCGCAGGGCAAAGAGCAACTCCCCCATCTTCTCTTTGTTGTCTGGCTTGCCCTTGAGGGCCGCGATCTCTTTACGGAGTTGGGCCACGGTTTTGCCCTCATGCTCGCCTGTTTTCTTGATTTCCACGTCCTTATCCCACTTCTCGTTCAAGACGGCATCAACGGCCCATGCCAGATCGGTCTTCACGTCGTCACTCCTTGAATGGTTCTGAGGTCTTCGCGGCTCAGCACGCGGGCCCGGACGACCCGGCCCACCAACGGTCCTGAGAGGACCGGCCCGGCGACGATGCCATAGGTCCCGGTGGTACTCACTTTCATATCCACGATCTGGGGCTTGGCCCCGAGAGTTCTCGCTTTCACCCTCTGGCCTGGCTTCACGCCCCAGGATGATTCCTTCACAACGTCCCACACGTCACCCTCACCCCCAATATCAGGATTGGTAGCGTGTGGAGAAATGGGCAAAGTCGTGGTGAGGGGTCTTCCCTCCGGGCCGATGGTAAGGCGGTCGGCGATTCTTTTGACCTTCCCATAGGAGATCATGCGCCCCAACCGGGTCCGCCTCTCATCACTCTTCACTTCATTCTGAAGATGGCCCTCAATCCGCATTGGAGCAAACTTACCGAAGGGGATACCTCGTGCGGGGTCCCACAACTGAGCCGCTTTGATGAGGCCCCAGTACGCCGTGGAGATCGCTTCGTCTTCCCCCAGGAAGTGGTGGTAGCGCTTGGCGATGTGAAGGGCGAGCTTGATGTTGTCCAGAACGAGTTGCTGCTGCACCGGGGTCAGTGGGACCGGCGGAGCGAGATCGGTCCGCTCCCCTCGGGCCTCCGCGATCACGAATGCGAGAGCATGGGTCAGGACTTCATCCCACTGCGGGTCAGTTGCGGCCATCGTCACGACTCCGAAGGGGGGGCCGCCCCTGTGAGGGTGATCGTCGGCCCCAGTCTAGTCAGGATGATCGCGGCGGATTGAGCCACACCTCCAATCGTCGCCGTCACGACGACAATATCAGGGGTCTGGGACGCTCGGAGCCACCCGCTCCACAAGCCCACTTGGGGCGACGCGATCATGCCCCCTCCTGGACCTTCCGGCACCAGTAGTCCATCGGTCCCAATGGCAAAAGCCCTGATCCACGGGCGAACCCCACCATCGGGGTCCACGGCAGCCCCCGTTGCGCCGGTGAGGTTGGCGACGATCAAGACGAAGCCCTTGAATGGGGTAGATTGCAACTGAATCGGCATCGCTTACACCTCTCACGGTAGCAAGGTACTGAGCCGGGCCGTGCCGCTCGCGGGTATACGCACCCGCCTATATACTACACCGCGGATCGGCTGCATGTCAAAGTCGTAGTCTTTGCCGGGAGCCAAGCACATCTCCCAGTACCCCGCGGTGTCCGTCGTCGCCTCTTTCTTCTGGGGGATGTAGCCGATCCCGCCTGCGGCCTGAAACTCCCCGGCCTTGGTGGTCCAAGCACATACCAAACCACCTACAACCGGCGTAACCCCACCGGCATCGTACTCCCAGTCATAGATCAGGACGGAGCCTGGCTCAATGTGGCCGGGGGCAAATGCCACACCTATGTACGTCACCGCCGTCGTCCCGGCTACGGTCAAGGTCTCAGGGGCAGTGAAGGTGTGGTGGGCCAAATCGGAGAGATAAACGGGATAGGTCTTGGGGGCAAGCGCGGTGCCCGGGAGCATCATCCGGACCTGTCCGCTCGCATCGGTAAGCCCGACCCACAAGCGAACCGTGCCCGTGCGGTCCATGATCTGCACCACGGCCCCTGGGATACGGGTGCCGCCTGTCTCCTGTACCGTGATCGTGACACGGGAGCCCGTTTCGAGGCCCGCTCCGGGGGACTCGGAGAGGAAGGTGTGAAGCTCCGCATCCTCCCCCTGGTACGTCCCAGCGTTACGGAATCCAAAGACATAACCCTCCTCTTTGCCGGCCTCATCCCACACGGCTCTAGAGAACGTGTAGGAGTACAGCCCGTTGAGAGCCGTGGCGTCCATCACAGCCCAGTTGGTGCCCCCCGCGGCGACGAAGCGGGACGTGGCGAAGTTCGCCACATAGTCGTCGCTCTCCCTCCGAATCGTCACCTCCGGGCTCTCGCCGGACACCCCCATCTGGTCCTTGTCTAGGATCTCTATCAAGACCGTCACGGGGTCTTCAAGGATAGTATGACGGACTGTGGCGGACTGAGCCAAAAATAGACTCCCTTCTAGCTCTAGTTTACTGCTAGGGGGAGGGAGCCGTTCGTCTCAGGCAGCCAAGTCCGAACGTCTTGCCCACCTCCCCAAAGTCAGCCCAGCCCTGTGTAGCCAACGCATGTTCATACGTGGGTCGCACGTCCCCACCCGCATGAGGCGTCCCTGGGGAGCAGGAGCCCTCGGATTGCCGCTTCGTATCATGAAACGCCAAGAAGCCGCCTGGGGCGACGAACTGGCTGTAATTCTGCCAGTCCGCCTCCACGCATTCAACGCAGTGGCAACCGTCCACGACCACGAGGTCGAACTGGGGGCATAGCCCCCGCACCGACTCGACCACATCAGTACTGGGCCCAGGCACGATGTAGATCGAGCCATAATGGTAGAGGTCGGGGTCAATATGGGGGGTCACGGCTTGCAGGGGGTCCACACCGACGTACACGAACCGCTTGCCGTTGTGAGCGCACCGCCGCATCATCGTCATACCGGTGCCACAGTTGAGGATGCCGATCTCAAGGATGCGGACAGGCTCAGACGGAGCAGCATCGATCATCTCGAATATCTTGGTGATCTCATCATCATCCATCCGTGAGAGCTTGTCCTGTCCAGGAGCCTTAGCAGAGGGAATCACAGATGACTTCTTAGCCCGCAGCTTCTCTTTGTCGGCACCTGCATAGTGCAGAATACGGGCTTCTGGATCAGCAGGCTGCCGAGCCAAACCATAATCAGCAGATGCCGCCCAAACCACAGGGGTCTTACGTCTGTCCAGAATAACAGACAGTATCTCGTTATCGCCCTTGTAATCAAACTCCTTGGGGTCGAGGCAGTTGGTAGCCCACTCCTCGACCATTGGGTTCCCATGCTCGGTACCAAAAATGCCGGTGCAGCAATGTGGGGCTTTGGTCATCCCAAACCACGTCGCGTCCCGTGTCTTGGCATACTCAGGTGGACTCATCAAGTCGGTACGAGCAGACACTACTTGACCATCATGAAGGTCAGCAAAGTGCTTGCCAATGGGTCCACGTACCTCCGTATCGAGGTCGAGCCATAGAACCTTGCGGAACGGGGCTTGCAGAATCGCAGAAGGCTTGCGGAACCAACCTTGTGCATTCTTGGGAGCAGCCACGTCATAAACAATACCCCGTTTGCCACACCACTCCTTCCACTCCGCATCGACGCCGAAGCAAGCGAAGGCAACAGGGATTGTGGGGTTATGCTCGGAGTAACAACGGTACCACCAGTCCAAGAGGTCTGTCTGCTCCTTGCTCACCCCCACAACCACACCCCGCTCGTGCATGACGTTGTGACCCCACCGGCAATGCTCCGCGTCCCTACAATCCAGGGTTGGGGTCCAAGCTACCGGCACAACACGACTCGATGTGGCGTCGAGGGCTTCAGCCAGTGGGATATAGGGCAATACGTCATTGGCTTTCGAGCCTGGAGTACAGCTAATGATCTGGATGCCATTCGCTTCTCCTTCCTGACGAAGCAGACCGAGACGGCGAGCCTGCGCGTCGTAGAGCCGCTTGTTGAGTGCCCGCTGCTCCTCGGTCAGGACTATGCCATCATGGTAATCCCTACCACCACCAAAGTCACAACCGACGAGGTGAATACGCTGTGCCCCAATCCAAACGGCGAAGTGCAGGGCGGTCTCGAAGGAATTGAGCAGGGGGGCGGTGAACTTCACATCATGGCCCCTCCGTTCGAACATCTGGATCGGATGTGCCGTGGGGTCGATCTCGATGAAATGGGTGTTGGGGCAGAGGCAGACCTTACGCCCCAACACGAGTGACTCCGCGAAACTGTTGCGGAACAGCTTGACGAAGGGTTCCCATAGCAGGGTATGTGAGAAGGCAGAGGGGTGGTCCATGCCTATCCAATAGTTGGGCTTGACCTTCGGGTATGCCCGATTGACTGCAATCGTCACGACACCTGGGCGGTAGAGCAGGGTAGGATCAACATCTGCCAGTGAGGGACCGGGGCAGCATAGATAGACCTCAGCACCCAGAAGGCACTTAGCAAAACTCACGTGCTGCCATGCACGGCCATCGTGGCTCCAAATCATCGGTCACTCCTCGTTTTGTTGGGATCAAGCAGACTTCCATCGAATCGTAATGTCGCTAACACGAGCATACTTGGCATTCTTAGAGTACAAATCACAGTGCAGCACGAGCTTATCGCCTGCGGCGAAGCCAGTAAGCTGGGCACCGGTGAACTTGACGGGGCTATTGCCTTTCCTAAATGCATTCCACTTCGTCCCCGTCACAGACTTGTTGCCAGTCGAAGTCAGCCTGACACCGGTTCGACCATCCTCATAGACCTTCACCGACACCCGATTGTCTGTATTCGTAGCAACCTCAGTACAATAGTCGACCAAGACAGCCCCTGTGGTACCAGACTTCCACGACACCCAGTCCGTGGGGAGCCGCCACTGTGCCACGACCCTGAATCCCTTGAAGCCGGTCGTGTTGGTCTTCTCCGCCGAGTAGTAGTTGAACTGGTAGGGTCCGGTCACAAGGATGTCAGTTGTGAGATTGATACCCGTAACGTTGACACCACTAATCAGTGACAACACGGCACCAGGGTATTCGGGGGTAAGAACGGTCACCTGGTTCGTGGCGTAGTGGTTGCCGCCCCCTGTGGGGCCGGTCGGACCCGTCTCGCCCAACCCTGTCGGTCCCGTGATACTTACACCAGTAGAACCTGTATCCCCTGTGGGACCAGGAACGGTAGAGGCATCCCCTGTCGGACCCGTAACACCTACACCGGTAGGTCCAGTTACCCCCATTCCGGTTGGGCCAGTCTCCCCTGTCAAGCCAACACCAGTAGGACCTGTAAGAGCATCGCCTGTAGGACCGGTTTCACCAGTTATTCCAACTCCTGTTGGACCAGTCTCACCAACGCCCGTTGGACCTGTAACCCCAACTCCGGTAGGGCCCGTAATGCCAATGCCGGTAGGTCCGGTCAGACTCTCACCAGTGGGGCCAGTGACACCTGTAGGGCCTGTAACAGATTCCCCCGTCGGGCCTGTGATGCCGATACCCGTAGGACCGGTGACGCCTACACCTGTTGGTCCAGTAAACCCCGTGCCAGTCGGACCAGTAGGACCTGTGGTCCCTATCCCCGTGGGTCCAGTGACACCTGTAGGGCCTGTAACAGATTCCCCCGTCGGGCCCGTGATGCCGATACCCGTAGGACCGGTGACGCCTACACCTGTTGGTCCAGTAAACCCCGTGCCAGTCGGACCAGTAGGACCTGTGGTCCCTATCCCCGTGGGTCCAGTGGTTCCTACTCCCGTGGGTCCAGTGGGACCCGTGACACCCAAGCCAGTCGGACCCGTAGGACCAGTCAACACGTCGCCCGTAATACCTGTTGGCCCCGTAGCTCCTACGCCAGTCGGACCCGTGATACCCTCCCCCGTAGGGCCGGTCTGCCCGGTAATGCCAACGCCCGTAGGACCCGTGATACCCTCTCCCGTAGGACCCGTACCCCCAGTGGGACCTGGAATAAAGGACGCATCCCCAGTTGGACCCGTGATGCCACCACCCGTTGGACCTGTATCCCCAGTGGGACCTGGAATAAAGGACGCATCCCCAGTTGGACCCGTGATGCCACCACCCGTTGGACCAGTTGGCCCAACTGGGCCCGTGCCCCCAGCCCCGGTAGGACCAGTGGTACCTATCCCAGTAGGACCGGTGGGTCCAATAGTCCCCACTCCCGTCGGTCCAGTCGGTCCTTGTACCTTGCTAATCAGTGCCATTTTATGCCCCTGCTATGGCAGCATCCAACGCCCCTACGGTCTCTTTCTCTAGTTTACCCCCACGACGCCTGCGGCGGGGTTTGCGTCGTGCCGCCCCAAGCGGTCGCTCATAAGCTCCCACGGCCCCGCTACCCGTGAACTCCTGCACTGCTTCCTCCACAGAAGCCTCATCAGCCCTATCCGTCGCCATTGTATAGAACGCCCGCAGTTCATCCTTTGATTGCGGAACCAGGTTGTGGTGGTATCGGTCGTGAGCCACCGCCTGCTTCCGCGTGAGAACGCGGACTACACGGGCACCACTGGGATCATCGACCCAGAACTCATTGCCAAAGCCCCTGCTGACCTGCCAGTACTTGTCCCGCGGCACCCCTGACATGTCGATCTCTGCAACGTACCCCCGGTCCTCTTTAGGGTACTCACAGAGCCAAAACTCCAGGTGAGACGTGATCATCAACTTCCCTACCTTAGCTCCACCAGATGCCATCGAGGACATATCCCGTGGACCCTTCAACAGATCAATGGTAAAATTAGGGTCAGACGTGACGTGCCAGTACTTTCCGTGCTTGATCTCCCTACTATAGTCATGCTCAAACTCCTCGAACGATGCACACTTCCTCGCCTCAGCAGCCAAGCCCATGAGAGCCCGCGGGATGCCGGTATGGAAGTCACGGGTCTCCTGCACCGCCTCACCCACTACTGAGGAGAACGGAACGTAGCGCTCACCATCCCACCACATCAAACGAGCGCCGGGGAACTTGTCAAGTACGGCATTCAAGAGAGCCTGTGGTACATCATTTGGGTCGGGGGGTATGAAATCCCCCTGCCCACCATGTGGACGGGCAAGCTGTTCATCCCATGTCCTCTCGCCCCTGATCCCAACCTGCTTCTTCTCCACATCGTACACACCCTGCCACGGGCTTTGCCCCGTCCAATGAGCGGCGATGTAGTAGGGTCCAGCCTGACGCAGTGTGGGCGTCTGATCTAAGTCACTATAAGAGGTGTTGTAGAAGTGTTGGGCTTCCGGGCTGCCTGCCTTCACCTGCTGCCCCCGCGCGGTGGTATAGAGCTTCTGCTCCTTCTCACCCCACGACCACAAGATGTCATCTAAGCTATGCCCCGTACCAAAAATGGTATCAAAGGTACGGGGCTTGGTCTCTACCAACGGATCAGATACCCCATCCACGCTCTCATTCATCCACCCCTCAATCACCTCACATGCCTGCTCGGGGTCGTCGTACATCTCAGGTACTTCACGAGCCAACCCCACCCGGGTGATGCAAGGATTGCCCCGAATCAAGTCCAACAGGCTTCGGCATGCGGCAGCAGCAAGACGGTCAATAGTCACATCCAAGCAACCACCCTGAAAGTTCAACCGGATCGCTCCATCCACCATAGCATTATCCGCCCTGCTCCTAGTCATCATCTTCCCCCGACCAATTCCGGGTAATGGTCCATCATACCGCCCCCCACCGGGATACCCCTTATCCGCTGCCCCATCCTCATGCGTTGGGTATGTCTCCATTGCCCCATCCGGCCATATCCATGTCCCATCCACTGAGACATCACAGCCCTGAAGCCTGAGGTCGTCATACTCCTCGGTCAATGCCCTGTCAAGCCCACCAATCGACTCAGCAGTCCTACGCGCCACCATCAACCTCTTGGCACCCCGAACGGTCTGCATCAAGTCCCCTGTTGGCTCACCTTCCCAATCCTCATAGCCCCCTCTATCGGATTGGGTGTAGTACATCTCCTCGCCCAAGAACCCAAGCTCAGCCAGTGGCCGCCACACCCCCTGCCAGATCCCCTCTATGCGATCGGGTGGAACGGCTCGGTTCACTACGACATCGTTATAGTCTGGCGCAACCTCAAACCCCGAGAGATCAACGCGCAGCAGCACAGGAACATAGGCCATCCCCTCACTCGCCAGAGTTTCCCTGAAAACAATCAGGCCATAGTACGTTGCTTTGTGGGGACTGAGCCCAAAGAACACTTTCCCCACAGACTCCGCCCCCAAATCCCCACCCCAATGTGTCTCCGTCGCGGGCACCAAGCCACGCTCCAGGATTAAGGGAATGCGGTCCGCCGAGGTGCAGTGATAATAGTAACGGGACCGCCCAGCAGCCTCCACGAATCGGGCCAAGTTGCCAATCGATTCCGTGGCCCCCGGCGCTTCACCCCGGGGCGACACGTCCTTGGTGTCCACGGGGCCCTCTTGCTTCTCGATGTCCTTCCACGTCTGCCTCGGGACCGTGCCGTAGTGGATGAGGACCAGAGCCTTCTCACGGACCTTTGGCACGTAGGGGCGCAACTCGATCACGGCAACGATCCGGTTCGAGCCCGAGTACCCAATGGGCTCCACGGAGCGGGCGGTCTGAAGTCCCCACCCCCGGCCATGCTCGTATTCCTTCTCCACAAATTGGCGGAGAGTAGCTCCAATCCGAGCCACTATGGCACGAAACGCGGCCTCGGCCTCACCACTATCGGGGACGGGTGGGGCGCTGCCATACTCCCCTCCGGTATGGGCATACTTGGATTGCCACTCGTACTCCGTATGATCCCCATAGTCTTTGGCGAAGTAGGAGACATAACGGATGACACTAGCCCACCACGCCTCCTCGACCATCGGGACCAAGGCAGCCCACAGCCGCTCGTCTATCGGATCATCCTTCCAGTAACGCTTCAGCATGTCCCGGAAGTCCTGGACGTAAGCAGCTTTGGTATCATCAAGCCATTTCTTGCCCTCCCCCTCAACCCAACCAAACAATGTGCCAAAGTAGAGTTGCGTTGCCACATACTGGTTCGGGATGCTGCCCTTCAGCGTGTACACCAAATCATCCTCGTCCACGACGAGGGAGCGGGGCTGAAGCTCCAGCACGATGATAAGCCAGGGGCCCTGGGGGCTCCATTTCTGGGACGAGGAGATCGCGGTGCCGATGCTGCGGGCAACGTAGGTGCCGCCGTAGCTGGCCCGCGAGGGGGTCTGGGAAGTCGCATGGGGGTCTTCGGCCCACGCCCGCTCCTTGGGATCGGGGATGAGGCCCTGTGAGAGGATGCTGCGGAGGAACTTGGGGGATGTGCCATGATACCAGATGGACCGGAGCTTGGCGGCACCACCATATCGCTCCTCAATGGGAGCAGTCGGCCCCACAGACACAGCAGGAGGGGACATCGGCCGGACCGTATAGTCTACCCCAAGCTCCTGGGCAACCCTACGGCAATACTCCCCAGCAAACTCCGCACCAGGCAAGCCTGCCTTACCCTCGGAGTACATCGCCTGCTCCATGGCCCAGACCGTATCCTTGATCCGCCGGGGGCTTAGCCACCCACCAGGCGGCTTGCCAGGCCGCTTACTAGCCGTATAGCCCATGCCATCCACGATGGCCGTGATAGACTTGATGTTCGCCCACCCCAGGACGACGAAATCTAGGTCAGAGAGGTCCGGGCCGGAGCCCGGCGGATGTGTATGCACCACATCAAGAACCCTGTCTCTACGATCCAGAAGGGCATCCCTCCAAATAGGTAACCCAAAAGGGCTCGACGCCTCTGTCTCGCACCGAGCCGTCGCAATAACCTGCCCCGTGGCCCGGTCAATCAGCCATGCATCCTCCGGGGCAGACCAGCGCAATGGTTCGGATTCAGAGAGCATGCGGTCGAGGCCGCCGATGGACTCTCGCACCTCATCATCCCTGTGGAACTGGGCCGCAACTGTAGTACCAGCAGCGGCACGGCCCTTCTCAGCGAATGCTGCGAGAGGGCCCCTCCATCGCCACTGCTGATCCGTGTCCTCCAGGAGCAGAGCATCAAAGAGGTCCTGCCGCAGATCCGAGACGAACTCCTGCACCACATCTTCAGCCCCCACGCCAACCTCGACGTTCATGCCCTTGCCTTTAGCCCCCATCCGCCGGTGGGCTTCGCCGCCGAACCAGCGGCTCCAGCCACACTGGAGCATGCCCATCACGAGATCGCCGGCATCGTACTCGGGGGCCTCTCCATCCTCAAACTCCTCGGGGGTGAAGTGGTAGATTTCCTTGGCGATGTATTCCTGCACATCCCAGCCAAGTTGGTCCTGTTGGTCCAGCACACGAGCCATCACATCATGGTCCGGCTCCCCGGGTTCGTAGAGGACCCACACGGCCCCATCAGGCCCAAGCCATCCCCAGTCATCGGGGGTGAGGTCGCGGGGTTGAACTTGGTCTACCCCCAATTCGGCCTCGGAACGACGGGTCTCAGTCAGCGTCTCCTCGCTACCATAGGACTCGGTGACGGACTCCACTTGGGACCGCCCTACGTCATATGGGTCAAGTCTGGTCACGAGCACGCCGTCGGGGCCAACCCCGAAAGCGTCAAACAGTCCATCCAGCACCCCCTGTGGCAGGTCATCCACGGAGTCCCCCGGTCCCACAGCCAGCGCCTCCTCCCTTTCCGAATCATAGGAACCCGCCCAACCACTGAGCACCCCCAGGTGCATCATGCCCCCAGACTCCTGGTTATCCATGAAATACCGCCGCCGCGGATCACCCTGCTCCAATCTATCGCGCCGCCAGCACCACACAAACGTGTCGTCGTCCCACACCCAGAGCGCATCATCCCCACCATGACCAAACAAAGCTTCAGTCAACGGTTCCTCACTCACCCACGTCGGGTTGACCCTACCGCGGTAGACCCACAAGCCGGGCGTGGTGAACCGGAACACATGAGCCGCGGCTTCGTCCGGAATGTCTACCCGCAGCACCACGAGGTCAGCTCCCAAGCCCTTCTCAGTGGCTCTACGGCGCGCATGGTTCAATGCCTGTTGGGGTGTCTCAGCGAACCATACATAAGCCCCAAGCTCACGGCCACCGGCCCAGTGGGGCAGGATGCCACGCTGAAGGATCGATGCGGCACGCTTGGGCGTCGTGGCGTGATAGAGCACGGGTGGCACGTCGGGGTGGAACACCGCCATCTCGGAAACGGTGCGAGAGACGGAGCCTATGGATTCCTCTTGCTTCCACACTGAAGTCATATCAGGCCACAACCGAATGTCCTTGGGGTGGAACTCAGCATCCAGGGCATTGACAACATCTTCGGGCATATCATGTTCAACCCCCGTGACCTCACCATCACTAAACATACCCCATTTATTCTCCACGGGCACCGCAATCACCCAGCGGCGCTTAGCAATATAGTAGCCCTTCCATGCTACCGTATGCACCGGAATGGGAGGTTTCTGAAAATGGACGTACCCCATCCCAGCCGCAGGTGTGAACCACAACCAATCAACCTTTGTACCTTGTTCGGGGTCCCGCAGGGTCTTGATGAACTTACCATCCACATACCACCACAAGATGTCGTTGGGATCACGCCCAAAGCTAAAGTAGTTGTAGCCCTCACCTATCACACCCCCCACCGCTTCATCAAAAGAGCCTATGGACTCCTCCTGCTTCCACACCGATTTCATGCCAGGCCACAATTTGATGTCAACGGGCTTGAACGCATCCTCTAGGGCATGTATGAGCCTGCTGGGGGTGCGGCCTTGGACATAGCCCATGAGGCTCGTCTGATAGTCCGAGGCTACATTAGAGCACGCAACAACAATGCTCTCCGCGATGGAGTACACACCCTTCCAGCTACGCCTCAACTGCGGAGCGTCGGTATGAGTAACCCGCAGCCTCCCTGGGAACCCCTCTGGGGCCCGATCGAGTCGCCAGAGAGTCCCGTCCACCCCCCTGTTGCGGGCGCTGTCGTATGCTCGCTTCTCCATCACGAGTTCACCATTGACGAACCACCATAGCACATCATCGGGGCCATGCCCGTAAGAAAAGTAGTCCGGCCCGTCCTCCACAGCCTCCTCGACCCGATTCACCACAGCCAATCCGGAGCGCGGGCAGCCATCCAATAGCCACGCCACGGCCTCCTCGGTGGTGCCGTCGAAGAACTCATGCCCCCGTGTATCGTCCCACAGGAAGACCCTTCCCTCATGCGCAGAGATGAGGCCAACAAGTGTATCCAACGCGGGTCCGTGGATCGGTAGGCGACCGCTGGCCCTCAAATCCCCATCCGAGTCGTAGCTAATCCGCACCCATCCTGCGTCGTAAGCCTTGACAAACCCAGCCTCTCCCGCAGGGATGCCCCTGCCAAACGCTTTCCAGATGAGACCGAGGTGGTGAGGCCCTTCCCGCGCGAGAGAGCCGTCTGGCATGATCCAAGTCCCATAGGACCGAGCCTCCCCCACCACACCCCTCACGGCCCGTGCCGCCGCAGGCGTTGTAATCTTGCCTCCAGCCTCTCGCACCGCCTGTCTCAGCTTCTTGAGCAGATCGACGTAGTGGTAGCGCTCCAACAGCTTGTACAGCACATTGCCCGGTGCCGTTTGGCCCGACCTCGCTGCCTCAATATCAGCAAGCCTAAACCCTCCACCCCTCAGCGCTTGGAGGATGGCAAAGGTCTGAGAGAGCCTGCGAACACCCCTATCAATCTCGGCCAGCTTCCCCATCACGGCCTCCGTGGTCTGCTCCAAATCATGTTTTGACATCTCCTGCAACGTCTCATAATCCACGAGGTCGCGCTTGAGTTCCCCCTGGGCCACGTCCAAACTCTGCACCGCCTCGTCAAAGAGGCCGAGGAAGTCCTGGACCTCCACGGTGTAGCTATAGGGGCCATGGACCCACTTATCATTCAGTACGTCGTACACACCATCGAGCCGGGGCTGGATCGTCGCCCATTCATCCGGTGTTACGATGAAGAAGTCCACGGGGTGCTGCGTACCCTGAATGAGGCCGCGGTCGGTCCGAGCCGTAGCATCTTTGACCGCGGCCCACAGTGCCTCATCATCATGTGGCTCAAGGACGATCTTCACATCGGCATCCGTGGTCTCCGTCCACTGATACGACAAGAGAGAACCGGTGAGATAGATACCGACGACCCGGCCCCATTGGGAGTAGTGGAGGCACGACCTGTAGAGGTAGGCCCTAACACCCGGACGCAATGGAGGTGGATCATCGGGGCGGATAAAGAGGTCGGGGTCAAGAGATTGACGGGTAGGGTCGAGGATGGACTCTGTGACCGCCTCATGTGGCTCCACAGCATCCAGGTTCGTCACATGGAGGACGGACACACCATGTTCTACGTCTGTGGTGTAATCCACACCCTCTTTCGCCCATTCCTTGAGACGCACGGGGATGACCACACCCTTACGTGTGGGGTAGCGAGACCGCAGCTTGGCATCGAGCCACGGCGCATCCGTGGGGGGTGTCTCCGCGTATGCCTGAGCCACGGCACGGTCGGGTGTGATAAACACGCCTGTCTCACGTCCTGGCACCCGCTGGGGTCTCTCCCCCACACCATAACCAGTCCCATGCTGGAAGCCGCGAACCAGAATGTCCCTGGCAGCTTCAGCGCTGGTGCCGTGGTAGTAGGTGAGGGCAAGTGAGGACTCACCAAACCTACGGAGCAGAGTGCCAATCTTCCCGGTGTCCATGAGATCGTCACGATCCGCCCAAGTCATCTTGTCTCTTACCCACAACTCCATCTTCCGCTTCCGAAGCCGAGAAGCCAAACCCGGGACGGAGAACACCACATCCCTAAGCCTGGCAAATGTCTCCTGCTTGAGGTCGGGAAGCTGAGCAGCAAGTACGTCATCATCCCCCGCCATAGCGAAGACCCTAATCCAGCCTGCTAGGTTGACCGTGTTATCCAGCAGAATATCCGAGTACTCCCCCGAGTCATCCCTGTGGGCTTGCTCATCATAGTTGACCGAAGCTCTGAACTCCGGCTTATCCAACTCAGAGTAGACAATATCCAGGTGCCCCTCCCCAGCTTCCGCTGGAACCCACTCCCCAGTAGGCTTGACCCAACCACCCCAGTCAAAGGGTTCTAGCTCCCCTATAGACTCCCCAATCTTCGCCAAGTCATGTCTTGCAGGACCAGCCGCGCCGAGCTTCTGGAACTCCTGCTTCGCCATGTCGATGATCTCACTGCCTAGTCGTTCCGCATGGGGGCTCGCGGCCTCCCACGCCCTGAGCTTTCGGACCGTAGGCATGTCCTCCCAATCCACGACCGACCCACCTCCCACTTCCCGAACGGCGTTCCAGTATTCCAGAGCGATCTGGTAAGCATAAGCCCGCTGCTCCTGCGGCCGGGCCAGATAGAAGGTGGACAGCGAGGCATAGTCACGGCCGGAGTAGGAGACCGATGAAAACACCTCACCCACTCGCTCGATCAAATGCTCCACCTCATGGACGAATGTAGAAGTAAGGGCCTCAGCAAACACATTGGAAGCGTACCAGATCGACACTTGGTACTGTCCACCCCGACTGCCGCATTCACCCTTTGGCCTACCTTCCCACGCATGGTCTACTATCAGATGCACGTCCGTGGACGACAAGGCATCCTCTGCTGTGAAGCCACTACGGGCCCGCGGCTCCTGCCCTTGCCTCGCGTAGTCGGCGAGGATCGGGATCAGGCTCTCGCCCAGTATGTCATAGAGATAGAACCAGTAATCACCGCCATCAACGTGACGAGGGATTCGATGGGCAGGGGACTTCAACCACTCCGTGAACCACCTCAGAGCCGTGGTGTAGATGATCGCGGGCTCGAAGGCTTCTGAGAGCATGCGGTCAAGACCGCCTATAGACTCCTCCTGCCTCCATTCGGGTGCTGCCCCCTTGAAGTAGCGACGAGCCAACGCGAGGATAGCCGCCCGCTGGTTCTTGTGGATATTGGCTCTACCATCAGGCGTCATCATCCACTCGTAGGTCGGGGTGTCCCTATAGGTGACGCTGCGCGCTCCCCCAGCGCCACGAACCAAGTCCCAGTATTCCGTGGCGATCTGTCGGGCATAAGAGTCCACCTCCGGGGGCTGGTCAGCATACTCTCTGCCACTACTCCTCTCCCAGGAGCCAGGATCAGCCGCGCCCTGGATCGCGTGAACAATCTCGTGCAACACGGTACTAACGACAGACCTCGGGTCTGTGTGCTCATTGAACCAAACAAATACCTCAAGGTTGGGGTAAACAGAGATAAACCTGGTCTCTCCTTCAATAGTCCCTCGCGTACCCAAGCTTTCATCCACTGTAACCCTGACGTCCCGTATTCGCTTCATGTCCTCGTCACCAGCAGGCTGGTACACCTGGTAAGACGAGACCAGAGAGGACAATGTGGTCTCGGTCAAGATATTGCCTATCGTCTCTATGGCGAAAGAACCAGACCCAAAGACAGCCGCACCATTCAACCAGTTGAAAATCTCATTGAACGCAATGGGCCAGTCAAGTGCCATCTCGGAGGCTTCCGCAAGCATGCGGTCGAGGCTACCCATAGATTCCCCTGCCCCGGCCACATGGTACTGCTGGGCAGGCGAGACATCCCCCCGCGCTCCTGGGGACAGTAGGCCCGTGAGATACGGCACTTGGCAGGCAACGAAAGACAGATTATGGGGATACCCTACGTCCCCCACAACCCGATTCACGTAGCCCTCCGGGGCCAGAACAGGATAAGTATCCTCGTCCTCCCGTCTCTGTTCCAACGCACCGGAGAGACGGCCCAACGTCTTCCTATCAACGCGGTACACATGGAAGTGGCCTCGATTCACTCGTATCCAGTCATACGCTCTCAGGATCGTGGAGATGTCGGCGAAGGAATCCTCCCCACCAACCTCCAACGTCTTAGGCTCATCCCCCCTACCATGCTTCTCCATGTAATCCACGAATGCCCGCGTGTGGGCTAGACCACCCACGTAGACCCACTCTCCTATATCGGTGATCCACCAGCGTCCCCCTATGGTGAAGATTTCGGGCCGCTTCCGAACCCTGTCCGCAGAGAACCAGTCATCCTCAAAGAGCACACTACCCAAACCACCAATGGACTCAGTAGCCAGCTTCCCCAAGGTCGCCCTGCCTCCCTGCACGAAGTTGGCCGCCATGTCTCCACGCCGATGCGCGACGCTGAGCATCTGGTCCACAACCTGAAGCTGGTCCTCCGCGGTCTTGGCCCTCACGAGATCGAAGGAGAGGTCGAGCAGTGGTTCCAGTCCATAGTCACTCAGCCGCCACGTCCCATGAGGATCGGTGAAGAAGTTGGGCATCTGGTCCTCCCACTCCTCATCCGTGAACTCAATGCCCCGCTCCTCCAACTCAGGCCGCATGTCCAGCGAGGTATGGCCCATGAGCTCGGTACAGGCCCGAAGCCTCTGGGCGTTGTGGAGCATCCGGTCCTTAATCTCCTGCATGCCCGCTTCATCCCGCACCACACCGGTCTTGGCGTAGTCCTGCCAAATCTTAATGAGGCGGGCAGCAGGAACAACGGCCCAGGAAACCCTACCCTTCCCACGCTTCCGCTTGAACTCAGCAACGACGGCCTCAAGCTCCTCGTCATAGATGTCCTCCAAGAAGTACGTAATCTCCTCGCTGCCCATCCCAGTAGTCCCACCACCAGGCACCTCATCCCAGTCCTCCTCGGCCTCCTGTATCACGCGGCCCAGACTGCCAATGAACTCCCCCCCAACCTGCATGATGTGGTCTATGTACTCCACGGCATCGTCGGGAGTGCCCTGGAAGATCAGTTCATGTGGGTCATTGATGTCCACCCGATGCCGCTTGCCGCCCAGGATAATGTCGCGCAGGGCATGTAGAGCTTCGCTGGCAGGGGCGTCCCCCACCTCGACGCTTAGTATGCCCTCAGCATCGAACAACCGGATCGCCCCACGCCTCAACGCCTCCTCCCGAAACTCCCATGTCCTCTGGTGCGTCCAGCTTAGTCCAAACCACCGCACCGTAGCCACGGTATGGCCCTCAAGCGTAGCTGAGACAGTACCGTTTGGCCATACCCACGCGATCCCAATGGGGGCGGTGGACTCACCCAAGAGTGAGGTCATGGAAACCTCCTCCCATGGCACGTCAGGATTGCCTGGGCGGTCCAACATGTTCTTCCGCCAAACCCTGGACGGTCTAAGCACACCTCTATGAGCAACATTGGCGTAGCCGCTTCCCATGCTGGGATCGCCTACTACCTGGTCGCCAGCCATTAGCTCCACCTTCTGCTCGTCCGTCATCTTCTGCATCAACTTCTTGACGGTGTAGATCGCGGCGTCAAAATCCCAGTCCAAGCTATCTGGGTCGAACTCCGCACCCGCCTGTGCCGCCATTACCTCAAGCCACTCAGGGGCTGTCCCATCCTGTAGGCGCTTCAGCACATCGTCTTCATCGGGCTCCACGTCCTTGAGGGCCTCACCAGGAATCTCGAAGACATACCCATAAGGGTCGCTCTTCAGGACACGCTCCTCACCCACGCCCGCTGCGATCTCAGCGTAACGCTCTGCCTCCCCCCTGAACTGAGTCAAGTAAACGAAGCCCTTGCGGGAGACATCCGCCCCTTTGTAATTGCCCGCCTTGTTGGGGTTGACGCCATTTCGGATGATGTCCCTCGCTCTAACCCTCCCAGCAGTGCCGTGATACCAAGTACTAGCCTTCTGCCACTCAGCAGGGGGAGGCATCTCGGTGAGGAGACGATCCAGGCTGCCAATGGATTCCCTCACCCCAATGCGGGCGCGGGCAGCGGAGGCCATGTCACCGGGCTGTCCCTGAAGATTGCGGTCAATCCACTCAACAGTCTGCTCGGGGGTAAACCGGACCCCGCACACAAAGGCCGAGCGCGCCCACTGCGGCCCATCCATGTACACCTCGTCATATTCTCTCATTTCTGCCACAATGTCTCGCAGAGTCTCCAGAGCAGGCGAGGCGGGGGAATCTCCCACGCTAACTCCGAGCCACCGATCACCAGCGGTCAGACGAATGGCTCCCCGGTACATTGCGTCGTAAATAACCGTCCGTGATTTCGGAGCACCTAGCCAGTCCGCCGCGACCTGACTATGACAACCCCCCTGACCCAATGAACCATCGGGCCAAATCCAAGTGCCATCGGGGTGGACATCAGCGAGTATGGGGGATGCAGCCACGATCTCAACCCTCCTTGTTGGCAAACTCCACCTTGGCAGGGAGGGCATCGAGATCGGAGAGGATGTTGGCGAGGCGGGCCGCGGCCTCATTGAGATCAATGAGGGTATCGGCACGGCCAATAGGCTCAAGAAATGAGCGCATGATCGGGCTGTCCGCAGTGACCAGCGCGCGGCGCAGCGCATCCGCCGCGATTTGCAGGTCGGCCTCAAACTTGAACCGGACACCACCTGTGAGAACGGGGTGGGTACGTGCGGCCATTGTTGCTTCCTCAAGCAGACAGGCACCGAGCCTCAAACTCTCGCTGGGCAATGGCTTCACGGAGCTTCGCGGGGTGCCAGAGGCGCACATGAGTATGACATACGGGTCGCTTCACCAAACTCTGGGGGGTGTTTATAGCCCCTCCCACCCCTACTGAGCTTCCAGATCGTATTACCCCTCATGCGCTCGGAGCAAAGGCGCTTGATATGCTCGGGGCAGGGCTCACCTTTACGAGGCATTGCTGGTGTCCAGCTTAGGGGGGAGACCCCCGGTTGGATGGTTAGTCCAACCGGGGGTACAGAGGGACTACGGTTGAGCAGGAGGCGTACCACCGGTCTCCGGCCCAATTTCGCATGAATGCTGGCACCACATGCGGCAAGCGAGGTCGTCGCGCTCGGCGGGCAGGAACTGTGGCAGCGTCTGGAGCTCAGGCACATGGGCTTGGCCCCGGATCGCGCCGGTGCCCCTGCTGTAAGCGAGGCAGCGAACGTAGGCACGAGTGTGGTAGACCGGGAACTCGATGCGCCCACCGGGGTTGGTGTCCGCGGCGTGGGTGTAGCCCCGGACCCATGTGAGACCGTCCGCCGAATAGTCCAGAACGATGCGGACCGGGGCGGTATTGGCGGTATCGGCGATGAACTCCAGGTTGAGGAAATGGCACTGGTACGAGGGGTCACCCTCATGGTCTTCGAGCCTGAACACTTGGACCCACTGATCGGGGGCGAGACCAGCGAACAGCGATACACGGCTTGCGGTAGCCACGGCGTAACTCCTTCACGTTTCGGGCAGGGATCAGCACTTACAGGGCCGCCCCGGAGGCGAAGCGGCAGGCATCTCGTTGGCTCTATCTAATCTCCTACAGGGAACCCAAACGGCCTCTACCCACCAATGGGGCCCTGCTGCCTTCCGTAAGTAATAATACTGCGAACGGCCAAGACGCGATGCCGCGGCTTTCACGGCCATGAGGGCGTCGGTACGAAGCTCTCCACCAAATGCCTGGGAGTGGGACAGGGCCAGGAGACGAACCGGTGCCCCCGGAGCGGCCCTGTAGAGGAACCATCCCTCCCTGCCTCCTCGGGATTCCTTGAGGGGCTGAATCCCCTGGCGTACCAGTTCCTGGCAGATGGGGCAGGAGGGGTCGCGCCTTATTTCCGCTCCAGCGCCGAGATCATCTTGTCGAGCTTGTACCATAGGATGCCCAGAATCACGCCGATCTTAGCCCAGTCCGAGGACGATAGTTCCTCACACAGATGGCACAGGTGGACCCGCTGCTTCGCATCCTGGCACAGGCGTAGGGCACGCCGGAGCCGGCGCAGAGCCTCGTCCCTATCAGCCGCGAGCAGCAGGCGATCCACATCCATCAGATGCTCCTAGCGCATTCCCACGGGCCGGCCCGACGCCGATCGGGGGTCCGCCATAGATGTCTGCGGGCCCTCCAAGCGTGCGGACTGGCCCGCCACGACGCTGTTCTGGTGCTCTACACCCGCCGAGGCTGCGCGCTGCTTGCACTCGGCCTCGACGGTGCAAGAGGCACAGACCCCAGGGGTGCCGTACCATCCATCAGCGTAACCCCACTGCCCCAGGCAATGGAGGTGTTCCATCATCCCCGTCGAATTAACCTCGCTCATCACCAACCTCCTCACAGGCGAACCCGTAAAGATCAAGGGCCACACGGGCCGCCGCCACCCCCTCCTCGGGAACCACCACATCCACGCGACTGAAGAGACTCCGGGTCGGGACGGGCCGGACCTTAGCCGTCACGCCCTCACTAGCCAAGCAGGCCCTAACCGCCCACGCCTCGGCCCCCTGTACCCTAAGTGTCTTATTCACTGGACCCATCCACAACGTCACACCGGGCCAGGATGCCGGGCAAAAGGTCTTCCGAAATGATGCTGCGCCTCGGGTCATCGGCCCGGAGTACTTTACGCCCCATGACGACGCAGGTGTCGCAGCCCAACTGGGGCAAGCCCCCAGCCTCCACGGGGGGCAGGAGCCACAAGCGGCCCCTGTAGCCCGGGGAAATATGCCGGCATCCCACGGCGCACCTAACTCCACGGCCAGGGCCTTGTTGCGTCTCGATCTCGAAATGATCGAATGTCCCATCCAAGCGGAACACCCAGATCATCGTCGGGGTCGAGCCCAAGGGCTCTACCCGCAGCCGCACCCAATCAATTCCATGCTCGATGCATAGTTCCCCCAAAGGGGAACTATAGCGGCCGGGGCGTGGCAGTTGGACCGGCATTGCTCACCCCAACAAGACGCGCCGGCCCCCTCGGGACTCGGTCTTGGGCCGTAGGGTCTTAGATTCGCCACAGATGGTACATATCACCAAGACCTCTCCACTGGGCTTCTCCGAGTTCTCGACCTGCTGCCACCGGTGCTTACAGTTCATCTCGCGCTTTCCTCTCAACTTGTACCCTCCACCACCGCTTCCATTAGACTCTGGGGCCGCTTCACCCCTCCTATGGGGGCGACACCGGCAGCGGCCTTAACGATCCGGACGCAATCGGCTGAGGGGGCCCAAATGGTACGGCCCTCGGTCAGCACCGAGCCATCCCACTTATAGGCCGCAACGGGGGGCAGTCCAGCAGGAGAGAGGTGCCAACTCGACATGTAGCCTGGGAACAACACGTCCTCCAAGAGCTTCCTGCCGGTGCTGAGACGCACCGCCGCGGCCAGCAACTCCGCGGGCTTGATCCCCTGCCAGTCCAGGGCCAATGCTTCGGGGTTGAACCTGTTGAGGTCGGCGGCGAGCCCACTGACCTGCAAGACGTACTTGGCCCACTCGTCTTTGGGCAGGCCCAACCGATCACCAGCGTCCGTGAGGGCCTCCACGGCCTCGGCGCGCATCTTCGCCGTCTCCGCGCGCTGTTTCTCCTCAAGGAAACTGATCGGGACCATGTGGATCTCGAACTCGTTACCGGGCTTGTAGGGATTGATGCCGCGCCAGCACAGATCGATCTGGAAGGCTCGGACCAATCCGGTAATGACGGCGCGCTGAATCCGCTTACACGACCTAGAAAATTGGATGTCAATTTGGCAGTTGTGTACGAAAGCCCCACAAGCCAAGGCGAAGTTGTGATGGCCATCCACAGACAAGTCATACACATCGGCAACACCGCCGGGCGCGACGGAGACAATCTTATGGTTACACGCCACCTTACCTAGCGAGACCCAACGGCCCCGCTTGTAGAAAGGCATTACCGAATCCCCCTCGCAAAGTGTACCAGCAGGCTTGTAGCTGCCGTCCCGCAGCATGACAGGGTGATCGGAGGTGCAGCGGAAGCTCTCCCCGTTATCCAGCACCACACAAAGAACAGGAGCCCCCTGTTTCGTCAGCCTGGCGGAGTGAGCAACCCCAGGACGCAGGCGGTGGTTCATGGGGTCTACGGCATACACCCAAAACTCATCACCGGCCGCCCCCGCGGCAAGCTGCTCCATTGACAACACACGCCCATCCGCCAATGGAACCAGAGTATCACCCGTCAAACAGAGAGGACTTTGTCCCAGCACCCCGCCCCTAGCCTCTGAGAACCCCACATACTCCGGGGGCACCCTCACGGTGCCAAGGAAGCGCTTGCGGGCGTATTCCACGTCTAAGACACGGCCCAAATCGGTGTTGCCCTTCAGGACATCCACGTCGACCATCTCGTCGTCAACATAAATGTCATCATCCACAGTGAACGGATCGATCTCGGATCGAACCTCCCCGGTAGTGGGGTCAATGAGCCGCTTCTTCCGGATCTCATCCCGCATCTCCTGCATCAGGCTACGGCGCTCCTCCGGCGAGAACTCCGCCGAGTTCTTAATCTTGAACCGGAGACGGTCCGGGGCGATTTTGAGGCGGAGAAGTATAAGGCTATCCTCTACCATTCTGAGTCTGCGAAAAGGCCGCCTTGCGGGCTGGAACACCGATGTTCCACCCTTCCCGGTGCGATCACGGCCCGACACCATGTACTGGACCAGGGACCACGGGAGCTCCGCTGGCTTGTCCTTGGAAGCGCTGTCCCCCACCTCCAAGCCAATCCTGTATCCAATCAGCCTGTTCACCTCATCCCACACAGGGGTCACGATCTTGGGGTCCAGGGGAACGGAACCAAACATGGGGCCCTTGAGCCCTGTCTTCGCATCCTCCTCCTGGAGGGGGCAATCGTAAGCCACCCCATACTTCGCGGTGTCCCTGGCGAGCCCGAAGACGTTGTCCTCGATCCTGAGCACGTCCCGCAGGAACTCCTCACCGAGCTTGGCGATGATCTCATTCTTGGAGGTGAGCCACACCGATCTGCCCGTAGCGTGGTCAATCTGCGTCGCGTCCTCGGCGTAGAGGTCGAGGATCGAGGACGGCAAGTCGTCCTCATCCATGACCTCATATTCCGCGAACCTCTGAATGCGGTCGGCACCGAGGCGCATTTGCCTGCGGAAGAACTCAGACACGAGGTCGGAGACGCCGCCCCGGCTCACGGCACCGGCGGGGCTGACCGGAGTGCGCGCGAGAGCGCCGCGCCGGCCCATACCCGTAGCGCGTTTAAGCCAGGACAAACCGGGGACACGAAGCATCAGTGGGTTCCTATGCTAACGGCACCACGGTAGCGGTTCATGTAGGCCCTATGGCCAACCCGAACCGACAAATCAACTCCCTCCAGGACATGTGCGGCCACAGCCACGGCGGCGTCCAAAACATCCTTGGAGTTGTGTACAAACACCCCAGCAGACAAGGCAAAGTTACTGTAGTCATCAACCTCTAGATCATACGCAGGGACACTCGTACTCAGGGACCTAACTGAAATAACTTTGTGGTTCTGGCCTGCTCCATAATACCTGTAGAGGGGCATCAGTGAGACCCCACGCTGTAGCTCGCCCGCAGGGCAATAGCTCCCATCTCGTAGCATGAATGGATGATCTGCGGTACACACCACTGCATGGTCATTGTCCAAGACCACCTCAACCATCTGGGCAGTCTTGGTCAATCTAGCTGCCCTTGCCTTGCCAGGCACTACCTCGCCACTAGGCTTACAGGAGTAGACCCAGAACTCCTCGCCCGCGGCTCCCTCAGCAAGCTCCTGCATAGTGAGTGTTGTACCGTTCAACAAGGGAACCCTCGTATGCCCCGCCAGACAACCACCAGTCGAGTGGTCTATTACGCCGGCCGTGGTGTCCTTCAGTACCTGCTCGGCCTCGGCCAGAACAGGAGCGTATCTATACCAGTTTACGCGCCGGTCCAGGACCGCCTTTCGGAACGTGAGGTAGGGATCGAGGCCGACGCTGAACTGTGAGGCGTTGATCCCGGCGACATTGAGCATCTGGATGTTCTGGCGCGATTGGAACTGATCGTAGGTCACGGCCCCGATGGGAAGGCCCTGCTCCCGGAGCCATTTGATGAACTGCACCACCGCGGTCAAGTCCACCTCCTCACCCAACGGAGCCTTGACACGCAGAAGCAGATCGTAGTAGACCCCAGCCCCCGTAACACCGTACATTCTGTGGCCCACAGCAAGGCCCAAGGCATCCCACTTCAAGCCGATATCGACGTGGATGTGGCGGGCCATCCCCGGGTTGACCAGCGGCACGGGGACGGAATGGGCAATGTGAAAGAGCCTGGCGGGGGCAACCACCTCCTCGATTCCGCGGTTGCGGCCCACGCCAAGATAGCGAACCTCATCCACCGTAGTAGGCGAGACGCGCAGGGGATCGACGCAATTCTCCAAACAGGCCGCGTCCGGAAAGAGACGCTGGACTGAAGCAACGCTGAACCCACCAAGGTCCATCAGGGCCTCACCGGGGTCCTGCACGAACTCATTGTATAGCTCAATGGGAACGGAGGCGATACGAACCCCTGTGGGTGGCACCTCACCGGGCTCTAGGATGACAGACCGATGGGTCTCGTCCCCGATAACGACATCAAAAGTCTCGCCACTAAACCGTCCCGAACCACCGCGGGCGTCCCAGAGCGTCATTGACGTGACGTGGGTATGGGGATCGTCCTGGTGTTTCCGCTCGTGCTCATCCAAAAAACTGCTCGGGGTCTCCTGGGATGACATCAAGATCATAAGACAAGGCAGCCTGCCCCCCCACTGGATGAACCTACTAACCATACGCCGGCGCGATGCCCTGTAGAGGTCGTGGGCCCTGGTTTGTTCCCCAGGTTTCCCGCTAAGTTTCCGCTTGTGCCGATAGAAGTTGGCCTCATCCAGTGTCACCCCAAAGAGGTTCTCACCCTGGACATGCCCGGCCAACGAGCCGCTATGGATGACAACCCGCTTCTGCGGCCACACAATCTTATCCCCAGACCTAGCCTGCCGGGGGTAGTGTTTTTGGAACCACGGCGATTCGTCAACCCATGTCTGGAGCGCATCGATCCCACTCTCTGCCCGCTCCAATGTGATGTTGAGGATTGCAAAGAATATCCATGAGCCACGCAGCAATCCATAGTACTCCGCTGGGCTGCCTTTGAGAAGCAATTGGCAGTAGGCTTTGTACAAGATTGCCGCAGAGGCCGTCGTTGTCTTAAATGTGCCGATTGCCCCCTTCATGATCCACTCCACAATGGGACTATCGGGGGCCAGGACGATCTCAAGTTCGCGCAGCCACGTCTCGCTACATGCCCCCATGAACTTGCCCAGATAGTGCTCGTCCTGAAGGAATTGGCGGATCGGGACCGGGGGCTCCTCATAGTCCCACGCCCATGCCGCCGCCACTGCAGCGTCAACACGCCCGTCCGCCAAGTGCTCGGCGAGCCAAGCCCTAGCCTGGGGGGAGAGCGATTCGAGTTCCGGGACCAGTGTGTCCATCTTGCTGCATTCCCTGGAGACGGGCGAGGACACGCCGGATCGCCTCACGGTCTGATGGGGGCAATACCGCCTCCTCCCCACCCAACGGCTCTTGGTCGGCTCCAAGTTCCTTGAGAAGGGTTTCCAACCGTTGCGCCAGCGTCGCGGTCCCACGGCTATCCTTGTCCACCGCCGCGGTAATCATCGCCAAGTCTGCCGCAATCGACTGCTCCAGCCGTGCCTGGAGAGTAGTGACCTCGACGGTCTTGAGCGTCCCCAGCCCCTTGAGGTCCTCAGCCCGGCGCTTCAACTCAGCATCCACGTCCAGCAGAGCGGAGTTGAGCCCGTTGATCCGGTCGATTCGCGTCAGCATCAAGAGGTGAAAGGCCAGCCTGATCTTGACATCCTGTTCCCGGAGCCTAGCTAGGGCGGCAGCCGGCAGGTCTCTGTTCTCGCTGCCGTCCTCCAGCCATTGAGCCACAGCGCCTAGCAACTCGATCAGGGTCTGGCGGCGCACCCTAATCGGTGGCACCCTCAGCGCCGTGTGGATGTGCAGATGCCCACCCAACGCCTTACGGCTCGTAAATATCTTGGGGCAGTGGGGGCAGGGGTGACACTCCACTAACGCTGTCGCCGCTGTTGTCGCCGCCCCTTCTTCAGGCATGGCCCAACCTCATTCCGAACCTACCCTCCCCCCGTATATTATACCCCGCGTTCGCCAATAAGCAACCGACCATATCTGCACAGAGCCAGAGCATCGGCTCTACCATCCGCGTTCCCCACCGCTGCGTCGGGGAACCAGTCTCGCACCTTCGATTTCACCTCAGCCTTCACTCCCCGCTTCCGCTCCGCCAGCAGTCGCCGATGCTCCTTTAATGCCGCTGCGTCCTCATCTTTTGCCTTCTCCTCCTCATCCTCAGTAAGCGCCAGCCCGTCCATAGAGACACGAGCCTGAGCCTTCGGCCTCTTTGGGGCAAGGGGCATGACGATGCCCAGGGCCTTCTGCCACTTTCTGCCCCCCACCTCCACGAGTTGCAGCGGGGGCAGGCCAGGAGCGCGGTGCCGCTGCATCGACCTGATACGGTCCCTGAGAGCCCCATAGTTCACGGCAAATGTCCAACCACTCACCGAGCCCTGGCCCGGGAATGCGTGCTGCTCCTCCAAGATAACACAGTCAATCGCATGCCCTGTTTCGGCCTCCCACCCCAGCAGTGTCGTCTCGACCACATCCGTATCCACGTCGTTACCCCGACCCCTAGCGGGCATGTCGAGGAAATGTACCTGCCCCGTCTCTACACACAAACCCGCAACGGCCCCCGCCTTTCCAGGATCGATCCCCGCGATCAACACGGTATTTCTCCTTCTCAAAATACATCATTCCACAAGTCCTGCCACGTCCCCTCATCGGCAAGCAAGCCGCGAGCCTTGCGTTCAAGGCTGCCGTAGGCAGCCACCACCACGGGCCTCTCCAGACCAGTAGCGTCCACAAGGGTGGCGACCTTGTTGCCTACGCCAAGGCCACCCTGCTCGCCCAGGAGGCACTGCAGCAGGAGCGCCTCGGCCTCATTGAGCATGCCCTCTAGCTCCCCGAGCAGAACAGCGGGATCGACGGGGACGGCAGAGGGGGCCGCGTAGTCCTCGGAGACCCCACCCGGAGCGCGCCTGTCCCGCTCCCTATAACGAGCCCGCAACTTGTCGAGGAAGCGATACCCAAGCATCGCATGGAGAAAACCGACCTTGTTAGTGGTCCCTTGCCACTTCGGTTGGCCCATCCACTGGAGCGTAAGTTGCCACCCATCCTGGTACAGGTCGTCGTAGGACTCGATGTAGGCATAATGAGCGGCAACGCCGCGGATCAGGTGGTCCACCGTCTCGAATGAGATGCCACCGATCTGTAGTGGTGTCTCGTCTACCCTGGTTTGCGGCGCATGGAGCCCCGAAGGCAGACCTTCCTCTGCCTCAACCCCCCATGGCGGGGGGCACAGCCGACCAGTTATAGGCTGCTCGCCTGCAGGAATCCCACCTGCATCGTGCCTCTCGGCGGGGTTGGCCACCGCTGCTGGACACAGCCCTGCAAGGGCGGCTTGGGGCCGGAGCACGCGCTTCAGCCCCGGCCACCGCTTGCGGCTCAGAGCAATGGACACACCTCTTCCTTCAAGGTTCAGTATGCCCTTCTCCATGCCGCAAGTGGCCTTGAAATCCATCCGTTCCTTGAACCATAGGCCGCGGCGCGCAATGATCATCGCCGCAGCCCCCTGGTCCGACAGGGAGTACATGCGTCGGTACTTGAGGCTGCCCAACTCCACCATGAACGCCGTATCCACCTCCATGGCCTCGACGCCACGCCGCATCGCTCGTGACAACAGCGCCTCCACGGCCTCTCGATGCCGGGTCTGATCCCTATGGGGTCCCGCGATCCTGCCTCGGGTCTCCACGACGAGCTTACGTCCCCGCTTCTCCGCTTCCCGTAATATGTCCGCCGCGCCGGCTCGCACGTCACTGAGCCGCTTGCCGGGCCCCGCACCCCACCTCACCGCTGCACCTACATGGTGCCCCACCACATTCCCGTCCGGCCCCACCTCCAGCACAGCCACGCCTAGTGGCCCAATCGTGACCCCCAGAGCCCCATGGTTGATCCGCACCGGAGGCTTGGACGCATCCCACTCGATCCGAAACACGAAGGAGCCGTCGCGGCGGAGCAAGCGGACGGCATAGCAGGTGGGATCGGGCTGGAACTTGGTGGGCACGTAGGCCCGCCCCTCAATCCAGCGGCCCCGTGGATCGCGCACCCGCAAGACGCTGCCGCGGAGTTGGATGTGGGGATTGCCACCACGGCCCCGGTCGCCACGTGAGTACAACTGAGAGTTCCGGCGAGCCTGCCAGTCCTCACGGCTAATCCGTCCCGCTTGGAGGTCATCCCAAGCGCTGCGGCCCCCAAAGACAAAATTGGGGTAGCGCACTACCTGCACCATCGAACATGCGTCGTTGATGTAGCCCTGGTTCAGTGGCTCCATGTAGCGGCGCTTGACGTATCGCCTGACCTTGTTACCACGGAGGCCGTGTTTCTGGTACGCTTGGCAGGCACTGCGGACAGCAGAGCATTGGAGCCGCATTAACTCCAATACCCGCTCCGCATCGGGCGGGGAGAACCAGACGGAACCGTGCGCGACGCACCTCAACAGGCCACTCCTCAAGCCCTGCTGATCGCGGGCAGTTACCGCATTATATCACCATCGGGACCGAATGTCAAGCCCCCACGCTTCCGTTCCACCAAATTGCTGCGTCGCTTCCGGCCCGCGACAAGCGTTACCCCAAGCAGTTCCACGGGGTCACTCACAACGAGCAGATCGGCACCGGTGACCTCCACTGATGTCCGGGTGCGAAGAGCGTTGATCCTCGCGGTGCCGTAGGTCCCTGGGGTGCCGGCATCCTCCGCGAACCGTTGGATCACCATCATCGCATCCTCGCGGGGGGCATCGAACTCAAAGACGGTATAGGAGTCCGCGTACCGCACCCTGATCCAACCATTCTTCAGCACCCGACGCAGAATCTCCTCCCGCGTTCCAATACTATCCCCCCGGGCCAAACCAAAGCGGGAGGGGGTCACCAGCACAGCGGCCAAGTGCTCCTCGACCGGGAACGCCCGGCCATCACGGATTCTCAGCCACCAACCCTCACCAATGGGCACCGGTAACCTCCATGTCCTACAGAATCAAAGTGGGCACCAACTACGCCCTCTTCCCCCCACGCCACACCCCATCCGCCAAGCGGTACCCACGGCAGATAGGGGCGAAGCCCTTGGGTGCAGCCACGAGGCTGCTGAGGTTGAGGTAGCCCCCTGCTTTGGGGGCAAAGCCCTCGGGTGCAGCCACGAGGCTGCCGAGGTAAAGGTTGCCCCCTACTTTGGGGGCGAAGCCTTCGGGTGCAGCCACGAGGCTGCGGAGGTCGAGGCTGCCCCCTGCTTTGGGGGCGAAGCCCTCGGGTGCAGCCACGAGGCTGCTGAGGTCGAGGTCGCCCCCTGCTTGGGGGGCGAAGCCCTCGGGTACAGTGGTGAGGCTGCTGAGGTAGAGGTAGCCCCCTGCTTTGGGGGCGAAGCCCTCGGGTGCAGCCACGAGGCTGCTGAGGTTGAGGTAGCCCCCTGCTTTGGGGGCAAAGCCCTCGGGTGCAGCCACGAGGCTGCCGAGGTAAAGGTTGCCCCCTACTTTGGGGGCGAAGCCTTCGGGTGCA